ATAGAAGTATTTGCTAATACCGTAGGTATGAAGGGTAGTAATGCCCAGTTAGCTAAAATACATGCTATGATCCGTCAACTGGCTAATGATATTGGAGAGGATCCTGTTACACTAAAGAGTATTATTAAAGATACAGCAATGATTACTAAATCATTTGCAGATTGTGATACGGAAGAGTTAAACTCTGTTATACAAACAATTTTAACTATAGGAGATTTTAATGGGTCTAACTTACGTTAGATCTACCATTTCTCTGTTTTACCTTTCATACCTTTTTGATTTTTTATAGGTATAGGATAATGCTCAGGCTCCATTTCTTCAAGAGGTATGTTATTAGGATCAAGACCAAATCTACCTGAAAGCATGTCTTCAGCTTCATGAGTTATATCAGAGTTAGTCATATCATGTTTTGCTAAATAATCTTTGTCAATAACTAAATCACCGGTTCTTTCATCAACTCTAAGGCCCATACGGTTAGCTAATTCTGTTTCATCAAGAGGTTCTGCACCTTTAGCATCTTCTTTCTTATCTATTTTAAGAGCTTCAGAGAATGCATGAAACCATTCTTGTTTATCAGCTACTCTAGATTTCTTTTGAGCAACAGCAGCTGCAGTAATTGTATTTATTAATGTCATTACTGCCCACATGAGAGATTCATATCTAGTAATCTTATTAGGTGGTATTTCTTTACTATCTTCAGATTTAAAATTACTTTTAATTCTATACAGTGCTCTAACAACTCTAAATGATTCTTCACTTTCCATTAAGTGTTCTAGTCCTAATCTTAAAGCATTAACAAATTCTCCATTAAGAGGAATTATTACTGTCTCAGCATCAGGTAGATATGTAAAGCAATCATCAGGAAGTTTTTTAATTTCTTGAAGTTGTTTTAAAAACTCAGGAGATGCATTAGCAATCTTTGATTCTTCTCCTTTTTTTAATTTTCTTAATTTCTTTTTAGCCATGGTTTTTTATTATTTCTATGGTACAAAGATACAAAAAATATACTATAAGTCAATGATAATTAGTATATTTGTAAATCCAAAAACCAACACATATGTTAGAACTATTAGAAGAAATTCTGAAGGATGGTATTACACCAAATCAACTCCTTCTATTATATGGACTTGATGAGTCTATACACTTTCCACAAATTAATCCACACTTAGAAATGAGAGGATTAAAGAAGGAAGGATATATTATTATGAATGAAGATATAGATACCGGTGTAGAACTTACAGCCAAAGGTAGACAAATCAAAATAAAGTATGACAATTACTTTCTTAAATCTAAAAAGAAAACTAGTAGTATACTTATGGGTAAAGATTATATAAAAAAAGTAGAAGAATATAGAGAGATATTTCCTGCTAGAAAATTACCAAGTGGTAAGCCAGCAAGAACTAATGTAAAGACATTAACAAAAAACTTTGTATGGTTCTTTAGTGAATACAATGTAACATGGGATGAAATAATAATTGCAACTAAAAGATATGTAAATGAATATGAAGCAAAAGAGTTTATGTATATGCAAACTAGTCAATATTTTATATGCAAGTCAGACCAAAGTAAAGTTAAGCAATCACAACTCATGGATTATGTTGACATGATTAGAGATGGAATAGATGAAGAAGATATTAATCATTTTAAAGAAAAAATAGTATGAGTAAAGCATGGGATGGTCAACATACAGCTTTTCAAGAAGCACTTAGATACATGCTTGATAGACAATCAGGCAAAGAAAAATCAATATATACACCATGGCATAAGTTTAATGATGCTGTAACAGATGGACTAGAATGGAATACACTCACAGTTATAGGTGGTAGACCTGGTTCAGGTAAGACATTAATAAAAGATCAAATAATTAGAGAGTCTTTTGTGCTTAACCCGCAGGAAGACTTTAGAGTATTAGAATTTCAATTTGAAATGGTTGGTAGAACTTCAGCAATTAGAGAGTTTTCATCACTAACCGGTCAAACATATAAGCAACTATGTAGTGCAGGTACACAACTAACACAAGAAACATTTGATAAGTGTCATGCATATGCTAAACAAAGGATTAAGAATCCTGTAGATATAATATCTACACCTATGACTGTCAATCAAATGAGAGAACAAGTAGATGCATATATGAATGAACATAAAGGTAAGAAGACTATTATAACATTAGATCACACTATACTAGTTAAGAGAGCTCCCTATCAGAATAACAGATTAGATATGCTATTTGAATTAGGTGAATTCTTTACACAAGTTAAACGTGAATATCCTTGTATGTTTATTGCATTATCACAATTGAACCGTAACATTGATAATCCAGATAGGGCTGTTGATGGTAAGTATGGTAACTATGTACTTGAGTCAGACATATTTGGATCAGATGCTATGCTCCAACATGCTGACACTCTAGTAGGTATTAACAGGCCAGCTAAACAAAAGATTAGATTATATGGACCTGATAGATTTATTATTGAAGATGATAAAACATTAGTATTACATTTTCTTAAGGCAAGAAACGGGGATGCCCGTATGAGTTTCTTTAGAGCTGCCTTTGAGAGAATGGAAATTCAGGAGATGGACACACCTCCACAACAACAAAGAAGATGAGTAAATTAAATACAAAAAAAAAGATGACACCTCAAGAACGTAAGGCTAAAGTTGAAGAGTTGTTACAAGAACATAAGGATTACTTTGATACTAATAATCTAAACAATCCAGCATACATACCAAAGATGGCATATAGACCATCAGGCAAGGATGAACTTCATGTATCATTCTTTCCTAGTGAGTTAGAAAATAACCAAGATATATATACAGAGTTTGTAAGTATTGATTATGATTCAGAAGACCCAAAGAGAACCCTTTATTTATTAAAGTATAACCCTCATTGGAAAGAAGAGTATGAACTAATTACAAGTAACTCAGGCTTTCAAAGGCACATTGTACCTGCAGGAGAGCTTAAAGCAATTAAAGATGTAACAAGTAAGAGTACATCACCCACTGTACAACCACCAATAGAATTAACAGACCCGGATGAAAGAGACATAGTGGATGTCCTAAAGGGTATTGAAAAAGCATTATTAAGTATTAATCAAAAATTAAAATAGAATGGCACAAAGCGTATTAGTTATTGCTGACTCAGGGACAGGTAAGTCCACAGCAATTAGGACACTGGATCCTAAAGAAACATTTATAGTTAACATTGCAAACAAACCTTTACCTTTCAAGGGATGGAAAAAAGATTATGTAAATATATCTAAAGATAATCCTAAAGGTAATATGACATCAGCTTCATCAGCACCTGGTATTGTTAAGGCAATGCAACATGTCAATGATAAGATGCCACATATAACTAATCTTATTATAGATGATTGGCAGTATATGTCTAGCTTTGAATACTTTGATAGAGCTAATGAAAAAGGGTATGATAAGTTTACTCAGATTGCAGCTAACTTAGCGCAGGTTGCTAAGATGCCTAAAGATATGAGGTCAGACTTAACTATATTTTTCTTGACACACTCAGAAGAATCAGTAGATGGCAATGGGCACAGAAAAGTTAAAGCTAAAACAATTGGTAAGATGATTGACAACACCTTAACACTAGAAGGTTTATTCTCTATAGTATTATTTGGTAGAGTTAAGAAGACTGAAGATGGTTTAGAGTATGGTTTTGACACAGTAAATAACGGAGAGAACACATGTAAATCTCCTATGGACATGTTTGAAGAGTCCTTTATAGATAATGATCTACAGTTAGTAAAGAACTGTATAGCAGAGTATGAACAATAATCAATTAATTAATTAAAAAAAAGAAAGTATGTTAAGTACAAAAGACATGAGCGTAGGCTCAGGAAAAGCAAGACCTTTAATGGGTCCAGGTAACAACGTGGTAAGAATTAACTCAATCACATTTGATCAAACACCTTATGACAGAGAAGCATATAATGTTAATTTGCATATGGAGTCAGAGCCAATGGGTGGTGAGTTTGAAGGATTCTTTAGAGACAAAGATAATGAATCTAAGGGTAGATATGATGGTCAAATTGGTAGAGTAAGGGTAACACCATTTCCTTTTAAGGATACTACATTACCAAGTGGTAGAGAAATTAGCAGAGACCAAGAGATACTTAAGTCTATGATATTCTTATCTGAAACATTAGGTAAGAGATCTGAGTTAGATGCTATTGAAGCACAGACAATGGAAGACTTTATGTCTAAGTGTAACAGCCTGTTCTCTAACAGTAACTTCTTTAATGTTTGTTTAGCTAGCCGTGAATGGGAAAACAAAGAAGGATATATCAATAATGATTTATATCTTCCTAAGTTATCTAAGGATGGTATACCTATGGAGGCTAAAGATACTGAGAACTCTAGACTAATTAGCTTTAATGTTTCTACACATGTTAAAGCAGTGGTTAAGAAAGATGTACCATCTAATGGTCAAGCTAGTAACTTTGAACCAAAGACTGCAAAAGTGAATGGTTCTGATTTTGATCTTTAATATATAAGAGTAGGGGTGGGCATAAAGGCGCTATTGCCATACAGTTAATACACTTGTCCACCCTTGCTATTATTTTGATTATGATAAGTACAAAGAATTTTATAAGTGAAAAAGATGAGATAAAAAGTAGCTGGGTATTTGAATACTATTTGGATCTACCTGAAAGGTTAACAGGACAAGATGTTAAGATCAAGTCTATATTTAATCCTAATGAGAGAACACCAAGTATGTTTATTTATTTAGATACAACTCGTAATGAATATAGGTACAAGGATTTCTCTACTGGTAATCAAGGTGGTAAGATAGATCTGATATTACTATTATTTAATCTAACATATTCTCAGGCGTTGTTCAGAGTTGTGGAAGATTATAATACATATATCAGAGAGAATGGCTCACTAGATAATATAAAGTATACACCTGTTGCTAAGTATCAGGTAGACTATATAAAGAAGCGTGAGTGGAATCAAATAGATGCTGCTTACTGGTTACAATATAACATTGGTTCTAGTTTATTAGAACAGTTTAATGTTGTACCTATTGAGTATTATACAATGATTAAAGAAGAAGAAGAGAACATACAGAAGATCACTATCACCAATCCCATGATCTATGGATACTATGACAAGGAGGGAGAAATATATAAAATATATCAACCCAAACAAAAGAGACACAAGTTTATAAAAGTTAAACAATATCTCCAAGGCCTTGACCAGTTGAAGTATGATAAGGATTATTTAGTTATATGTAGTTCACTTAAGGATGCTATGTGTGTTCTTAGTTTTCAATTTGGATTAGAAGCAATAGCTCCTGACTCAGAGAATACTATGATTAAACCATATGTAATGCAAAATCTTTTGTCAAAGTATAAAAAAGTTGTATGTTTGCTGGATAATGATGAGGCCGGGCATAACGCAATGGAAAAGTATAAGAAATTATATAACATTGAGTCAGTCAAATTAAACTCTGAGAAAGATATATCTGACGCTGTTCAGAAATATGGACCAGAATTAGTTAAGCCTAAGTTGTTCAAATTAATTAAAGATACAATATGAAATGGTTCATACCAGGTAACGTACCAAGCTCTAAAAATAGTAGAAGGTGGACAGGAAAGTATTTTATAGCAAGTAAAACTGTTATGAAGTACAGAAAAGAAACTGAAAAACTATTTAAAGCAGATGCTGTATCCTTCCAAAAAGAGTTCAGTAAGTATGAGTTACCTGTGTATGTACATTTTACTTTTATTAGAGGCACCCGTCATAAGTTTGATTACATTAATCCAGCACAAACCGTGCAAGATGATATGACCAAACATGGATGGATCGAAGATGATAACTGTGAATTTATTATACCTTGTTTTGAAGAGTATAAGTATGATAAAGAAAATCCAGGAGTAATAATAGAAATCAAAGATGACAGAAATAAAGAAAACAAAACTTGATTACAAAACCTTCAAAAATATATTAGCCATGTTTAAGTCCTCATCTAGTGAGGATTTTTTTTTGGCATTAAAAATATGGAATAGTTATAAGATTAACGTAACACTTAATACTATAATAGCTAGAAGAATAGGTAAAGGTGAATATAAAGATGACAGAGAGATGCATAAAAGAATGCTAGAGTTTTCTAGAATCTATAATACATTTAATCTTGATACAACGTTTCATATATTGATCAATAAAATGATTGAAGAAGTTGGAGATGATAAACTCTCTACTAAACTGATCAGGAAAGAAGTATTAGACACAGTTAACACCTTGGTAGACTACCATGGTCTAGTAAAAATAGTAAAATTAGAAGAAAAAAATATAAAAATATGACACACATAGCAGACATTGTTGCAAGAGCAGCTAAAACGTTAATGTTCTCAGAGCCTTTCTATGGCCTGTTCTTAGTAGGACTTAACAAGAAATATAGAAAAGACTTACCTACAGCAGGTGTAAGTAAAAATGGTATAGGTATTCAGTTAGCTATTAACCCAGAGTTCTTTGAGGGATTACCAGAAAAGCACAGGATTGGTTTACTTAAGCACGAGTTATTACATGTATCAATGGGACATTTAATTCTGAGAGATAGGTTTAAAGATCATAAGCTATTTAATATAGCTGCAGATTTAGAGATCAATCAGTATATAGGTGATGACTATCTTCCTGAAGGTGGTATAACTATGGAGATGTTCAAAGATCTTAACCTAGATGCTAGAGCAGGTACTACATATTATTATGAAAAGTTAGAGGAAGCACAAGAAGCAGGTAACTGTCCTAACTTAGAGAATATTCTAAATCAAATGTGTGGTAACAGTCAATATGATCATCCAACATGGGATGAGTTTGAAGATCTATCTGAAGCAGACAAGAAGTTAATAGAGAAGCAAATAGAACATCAACTTAAGGAAACTGCTGATGCTACTGAGAAAAGACAAGGTCATGTACCTGGTGAACTAGCAGAGATTATTGATAGGCTTAGAAGTATTGAGCCACCATCATTTCCATGGAAACAATATCTTAGAAGATTTGTAGGGAATTCATCTATTAGTTATACTAAAAAGCTTAGGCGTAAGTATAATAAAAGATATGCTGCTAACCCTGGTCTTAAGATTAAGTTCAAGAATCATATATGTGTTGGTGTTGACACAAGTGGATCTGTATCTAATGATGAGCTTAAAGAATTTATGAATGAGTTATGTCATATGCATAAAACAGGACACCAAATTACTGTAGTTCAATGTGATACTAGCATTAATAGTATTGAAGTATTTAATCCTAAAAAGGATTGGGAAGTAAAAGGTAGAGGTGGTACAAGCTTCCAACCGGTTGTAGATCATTACAATGAAAAGAAAGAGTATACTGCTCTTATATATTTAACAGACGGTGAAGCATATTCACCAGAAAACTGTCCAAAGAATGCCTTGTGGGTACACAGCTCACGCTGTAGCATCAATGAAGAGTTACCAGGACAAAAAATTCAACTTAATTAATTAAAAAAACAAAAAAAAAATGGCAGAAGTAAATTTAAACATTGAAGAACTAGATGGATTTATTGATCACATCATTAGTAACAACAGAGTATTACAAGAGCAAGGTAAAAAACCTGTTGCTGTAGAAGTAGTAGGTGAATCAGGTATTGGTAAGACTACTAGTATTATGGACATGGCTAAGAAACATCAGTTGGATTTTGTTAAGTTAAACTTAGCACAGATAGAAGAGTTAGGTGACCTTGTAGGTTTTCCTGTTAGACAATTTCAAATGTATAAAGAAAAGACAGTTAAGATGTCTGAGAAAGATATACTAAACTATAACTCAAGAGCAGCTGCATCAGCAGACTTAGCTAAGATGCCACAAACAGTGACTAAAAAAGTTGGTCAATGGGTTGATGAGTTAGCAGTATCTGATTATTTAAAGAGTGGATACAAAATGACAGGTAAGAATAGAATGTCTTACTGTGCACCAGAATGGATTGCTGATAAAAAGAATGGTGGTATACTATTATTAGATGACTGGAACCGTGCTGATGTTAGATTTATACAAGCATGTATGGAATTAGTTGACCGTCAAACATATATCTCATGGACATTACCAAAAGACTGGCACATTATCTTAACAGCTAACCCAGATAATGGTGACTATATGGTAAACTCTGTAGATGCTGCACAAAAAACTCGTTACATTACAGCTAATCTTAAGTTTGATATTAATGTATGGGCTAAGTGGGCAGAGGAAGCAGGTATAGATTCAAGATGTATTAACTTCTTGTTGATGCACCCTGAACTTGTAACTCAAGAAACTAATGCAAGATCTATATCAACGTTCTTTAATGCTATATCTAGTATAGAAAAGTTTGAAGAGAGTCTATCTCTTATTCAAATGATTGGTGAAGGTAGTGTTGGTGAAGAGTTTTCATCTATGTTTACTATGTTCATTAACAACAAGTTAGATAAGTTAGTTACTCCTATGGATCTATTAACTCACAGTGATGAGAAATATATCTTAGGTGAACTTAGAAGTTGTATTGGTAAAGATGATTCATATCGTGCAGATATAGCATCAGCTTTAGCAACAAGACTTGCTAACTATTCTGTTGTGTATTCTAAGGAGAACACAGTAGGTCAGAAGATAACTGATAGATTGATTGCACTGTGCACTAAGGATTACTTTACTGATGATCTTAAGTACTTAGTTGTAAGAACTATCTTTAATGGTAATAAGCAGAAGTTTAACAAGATGATGATGAACCCTGCAATAATTAAAATGACTGTAAAATAATGGCAAAGAAAACAGTATTTCAAACAATTGATAATGCTGATGTTATTAATCTAGGGATAGAAGATGGCGTGTACTATGGAGTATGCGCCACTTCTTCTTTAGATGATATAGCTACAGTATTAGTAACAGAAGACATAGATAAATATCAAGAAGTAGAAGAACTATTAGTAAATGAAACTACTAATGATTTAACTACTGTTAAAAAAGGTTTTGTTTTACCGGGTTGTAGAGTATCTGCAGATAGGCTAAAAGAAGCAGCTAAAGAGCATGGTATAACTATTACTAATGATTATGAGGCAGCTGATTTTATACTTACTGATGGAGATATTATAGCAGACTGCAGAAATGAAAAGTATCCAACATCTAAACTATTAGTTGAGTGGACAAACGGTTATGTTATTAATGATCTTAAAAACTCAGTTCTAGATTATGTTGAAGCTACAGGTAACAATGTATTATGGGATGACAGATGCAATCAGTATTGGAACTTATCTAATTTTGATTATGGGTCAGCGCCATATACTTGTTATATATTAACAGGCCTAGCTGTTAACTTAGCTACTAAGATTAAGGGTGGTGAAATGAATGTTATAGATGTTGATACTCTTTTAAATTCATCTGCTAATATTCAACCTTTAACCCAACAGCTAGTTAATGATATAATGGGTATGTTAAACTGTGGTGATGACCGGGAAATATTAGGAGCATTGTTACCTACTATAGATTATAAAAACACACCAGCGCTAATGTGGCAACTAGCTTGTAAACTAAGAGGTAAGGATTATTATTGGTCACGTAACAAAGACATAAAATATTGGTGGACTGTTGCTAATATAGATCAGTTAGGTTACATGTGTGCTGAGGAAGCTGTTATTCATTATGATAAACTTGGTAAGCTTGACTCAGAGAATTTTAAAATCTTAGAACCTATATGTAGAGAAGAGATTAGTATATCTAATAGATCACTATATGTATTCAGAGTAGCAGTAAACCCTAAATGGAGAAAGTATTTAACTAATAAAATTAAAACAAATGAGTAAATTATATATAATAAATATGGACGTTGATAGATATTATAGCACAAGCAACAAACATGTAAGAATTCAAAAGGAAGATATTGAATTTAAAATTAAAGGTGAATATATAGGTGAACACCATTGGCAAGCAGGTAAGACACGAGCTGGAGAGATTGTAGATAGTTTAACAAAAAGAGATATAGACTGGTCTACACATTTAACAATGTACAGGTATTCTAATTTATCTTTGTCAAGAGATAAACTTTCTTTAATGAAAGAAAAATATGGTACTAGGGTTGTTAGAGATAGAGATTCTGCTGATGTAAATGTTATATCTGAAAAGACTATAGAAAAATTAATTAGTAATGATTTATATTATGGTTCTATGTGGAATGTTGAAACTTTTATTAATAAAAAACTTCCACAATTAAGTGCTGTATTAACTACAGAAGCTCATGAATATTTAAAAGGTTTAGTTGGACATCTTAAACCGGGTGATATGATATATGGAGGAGATAGATATAATAGTTGGAATACCTCTGATGAGTTTCAAGAGTCTCCATTAAAATATTTTACAGAGTCTGATGCAAATAATTGGATGTCTGAAAGAGTAAATAATGGTGCATTGTATATTGGTAATGATAACTTACCTGCATGGAGATCATTAAATGATCCAAACAAAACATTTGTATCAGACGTATATGTTAATGAAGTTTGTTCTGAAGATTCAATTGCTCTTGACTGGGAACAGTATGAAAACATTAAAAAAATGTTAGGTGCTACTAGTGAAGATAAAAGTATTGCAATGACCCTTATGGCTAATTGTAAGATTGAAAAGTCTAAGACAACTCTTGGTTTATTATTTTATCACTATGGAGATTCAATGAAAGGAACTAATGTTTGGAATCAAGTTGCATTTAAAACATTACGTAAGCAGTTTGATCACTATATTATTAATGGTTGGAATGCATCTCACACAAGTACATTTAGTTCATTAATACAGAAGTTAGCTGAAGATGATGCATTAACTGAAGAAGCAATGAAACATGTATGTAAACTAGTGTTTGAAAGAGTATTATCAAGTGGATGTGGATTCAGTACAGATCAATGTGCATTTGAAATGAAACTTGAAGATGTTAGATTAACTCAGCATTATAAAGATAAATTAAAAAGGGAAGATAAAACTCTTTCTGAATTAGTAACCGTGGGAGATGATCTTCCATTTTAATTAGAGATTATGAAATTAGATACAGATAAAGAAAAAGATTTCCTGGAGGCATGTGCCTCTGGGAAGTTTAAGTTTAGTTATTCATCATTAAACAAATTAATTTTTTCTCCAAAGTTATTCTATAAGGATTATATACTTAAGGATAGAGAAGAGAGAACAGATAAGCATCTTATCCAAGGTAAACTTATCCATCTATTATTATTACAACCAGAGGAGTTTGATAATAATTTTGTATTGATGCCATCAAAGCTGCCGTCTGATACATTGCGTAAGGTCTTAAAAAATATTACACTCTACACGGATGCTAAAACATTGTCCAAGGTTGATGACAAAATAATTTTAGATTCTTTAAAAGAGGTAGGACTATACCAATCATTAAAAGATGAAGATAAACGTGTGGCTAAGGTACGTACTATTGAGTGTGAAGATTACTATACATTTTCACAAACAACTGGTAAGGATATTATAGATACAGATACTCTTGAGAAATGTAAGAGTTCAGTAGAGTTAATTAAAGATAATAAATCTGTAATGGATTTACTTGAAGACAATACTACTGACTTTGAAATGGATGGAATAGAAATATTTAATGAAGAGTTTCTTGAATGTTCTCTTGATGAATATACATTTGGACTTAAAGGTTTTGTTGATAGATATGTTATAGATCATGACAAAAAGGTGATCACTATCATAGACATCAAAACTACCGGTAAAACCATTGTAGACTTCCCTGAGACCGTAGAATTCTATAATTATTGGCTCCAAGCAGCCATTTATAGGGTACTTGTAACAAAAAACTTAGAAGAAAAGACTCAAGATTACAAAATTAATTTTAACTTTATAGTAATAGATAAGTATAATCAGATCTATAACTTCCCTGTCAGAGATACAACAATGGCAGCATGGGGAGACGGTATGAGTGGTATATTGGGTATGGCCAATCACCATGTACAAAAGAATAGATTTGATCTTCCATATGATTTCTTGACTAAGACTATAAGTTTATAATTTATGTATAAAGAGTATTTTCAAAAAAGTAAAGTTTTTCTCTACCCTCTGTTAGGTATACCAAAAGGACAGAAATATGTTCCAGTTGGTACATACCTAGCATGGGAAGATGAGATAGATTTTAAAGACATGAAGTTTATGTGTCTATACAAACAAAGAGAGAGTAAAGCATTTTACAAATTTGAAGACAAATATTTATTGGGTAATATGTTATTTGATGATTACCAAAAATTAAGTAAGACTATACACTTATATATATTTGACTTCTCAAAGTTCCCAAATGATTGGAGAGCAGTAATGAATGGTAGATACTCTAAGTTTACAGATAGATCTAAGAAAATAATTACAGATTTTTTTGAAGGCTCTGGTAGAGTTACAGAATATATAGAAAGTTATATATACCCGGATTATTATCATGATGATGTTGCAATAGATTTAGCTGTATCAATTGAATTACTACAAGATGTTTATGAATTATGTGACAAACCTAATTTAGAAAAAGAAACTTTAAAATTAAAAGTTCCAGAAGTTGGTTTGTTCAAAAATAAAAACATATCTTTGTCAGATAATTTAAAAAAAAATACCAATGGCAAAAACAAAAGTAGCACCTCTAGCAATAGAGAAAACAATGATGGTAATAACATCAAACTGGGGTCCTAATAAGACCTTTAAACTAATCCCAGTCTCTAAAGACTGTCCATATGTAGAAGCAATATTTGATCCAGGTAGTAAAATACTAGCTGTTATATCAACAATTGCTAAAGAAGCATATCATATGATTGATAAGTTAGATGACAACGGTGACCCGCAAAAAATGAAGATCACAAGAAGAGATGATGGAACTGATGTAAAGCAAGAAAGAAGACTTCTTAAAACGTATGCTGAATTTTATATTACGGATGAAGAAGAAATTGTAAATGCAATACACGGTTTTGCTATAAATGCAGATAGTTTTGATTACAAACAATACTTAGATGCAGAAGCACCACCTCAACCTGATCCTAGAGCATTGCCCGCTGACAAGGCAACTAATATGACAATAGTTACCTAGTCTAATTTTTTTTTTAATTAACCAATCCAGAACAAGGAGCTAAGTGCTCCTTTTTTTGGCTTTAATAACCACTTACTATGAAAAAACATTGGGTGATGGACTATGAAACGCTTAAAAATTGTTTTGTAGGTGTATTTAAACATTATAAAACATCTGAGACAAAGATATATGTTGTTCATGAACTTAAGAATGACTTAAAAGAATTCTTAAATTTTCTTTCTAGTAACATAGAAAACAAAGAATGGCATATATCTTACAATGGTCTTGCATTTGATGCACAGATAACACATTACATTATTGATAATGCTGATTATCTGATGAGCATAAAGCCATCTGAAGTTGCAGAAATGATATATAAAGAAGCTCAATCTGTTATAACTAAATCTAACAACAGAGAGTTTCAAAAATATCCTGAGTGGCGCATGCGTATACCTCAAATAGATGTATTTAAACTTAATCACTGGGATAATATGGCTAAACGTTCTAGTCTTAAGTGGATAGAATATACTATGGACTGGGGTAATATCCTTGATATGCCAATTCACCATGAGTCAGCTATAACTACTCAAAATGAATTAGATACTATAGTAGAGTATTGTATTAATGACGTAGCTGCAACCGGGGAAATATATAACAGGTCTAAAAGTCTAGTTGGATTAAGATTGAACCTCACTAGTCAGTATGATATTAACCTTGTTAATGCTTCTGAGCCACGTATATCCAAGGAATTGTTTAGTTATTACTTAAGTGATGAACTTAATATACCTAAAAGGGACCTTAAAGCAATGAGAACATATAGGGAAACTATTAAGTTAGAGAATATTATACTACCTTATGTTAACTTTAAAACGCCTGAATTCCAAATGCTTTTAAGTAGATTTAAAACAGTGGAGCTAGACCCTACAAATATAAAAGGAGCATTTAAATACTCTGTAACATATAAAGGAGTAAAGACACACTTTGGTTTAGGTGGTGCACACGGTGCAGCTAGACCGGGAGTGTATGAAGAAGATGAAGATAGAATTATAATGTCATCAGATGTTACTAGTTTTTATCCTAACCTTGCTATTGTTAATGGATGGTCACCTGCACATCTACCCTCTGAACAGTTTTGTAGGCTATACAACTGGTTCTTTACAGAAAGAAAGAAGATCCCTAAGAGTGATCCTATGAACTATGTATATAAAATTATACTTAATAGTACATATGGTCTATCTAATGATAAGAATTCTTTTCTGTATGACCCGGAGTTTACTATGAGGATTACAATCAATGGGCAGTTGACACTTATGATGCTTTATGAAATGATAATGGAAGCTATACCTGAAGCAATACCTTTACTACAAAATACAGACGGTATAGAAACAATCATTCCTAAAGCTGCTAAAGAAAAGTATCTTAAAGTATGTGAAGAATGGGAGCAGGTAACAAGCTTTAATCTTGAACATGACCAATACAAGAAAGTTGTATTAGCTGATGTGAACAATTACATTGCTGTTAATATGCAAGATAAAGCTAAATGTAAAGGGCGCTTTGAGTTTCAAAATTTAGCACTTCATAAGAATAAATCTAAGTTAGTTATACCTAAAGCTATCTATCAATATTTTGTCAACAATGTATTACCTGAAGACTATATTAAAACTAATAAAAATGTATTAGACTATTGTATAGGGGGTAAGACTAACGGTGGATGGCAAGTAACATCTAATGCTATAGTAAACGGTGAAGAAAATGTAATAAATCTACAGAAAATAAATAGATATTACATTAGTAATCAAGGTGTTAAGATGCTCAAGGTAAACAAGAATGATGGTAGGATTATTCAACTAGAGGCTGGACAGTGGCTACAAACTGTATATAACAAAATGGAAGAGAAAGAATGGGATTCACATGATATTAATCTTAAGTATTATATGCAAGCAATTGAGAAAGAAATCAATAACATTCTTGGAGTTTCATCCAATCAATTAGAATTATTTTAGTAACTTTACAAAAAAAAATATGGGACATATAAAACCAAAATTTACATCAAAAGCTTATTTAGAACAAGCGCCTTTACCAAACCATGGTAAGACATATACTGTGGTATCACATAAAGAAGTAATAGATCATACACAAAGTCTATTAAATATGCACGGATTTTCTATACAAAAGCAAATATTTAGAGCTAATATGAATGCTAAAGTTGCTCAAGGAATATATTATATTACATCTGACTCAGCACAATCTGATGAAGAATTAGGTATGATGTTTGCTTGGACTAATTCATATGATAAAAGTACCCGGTTCCAATGTGGAATTGGTGCTCACGTGTTTGTATGCAATAATGGTTTGATCCACGGAGATCTTGATACATTTGCTAGAAAACATACAGGTACTGCTAATTCAGAAGTATCTGGTGCCATTGCAACACATATTGGCAAAGCTAATAATACATTTAACGAGATTGTTACAAATAAAAATGACATGAAGTTGATCCCTTTGTCTATAACACAGCAGTCTGAACTTATGGGTAGACTATATGTTGAAGAAAAACTACTTGACTCACAACAGATGTCTTGTGTTAGAGCTGAAATAGATAAGCCTTCATACGAGTATAGTATAGAACCTGATACAGCATGGATGTTTTACAATCATGTAACGCATGCATTTAAATTAACTCATCCAAGAAACTGGATGGAAAACCAAGCTAAGTTTCATAAGTTTATGACTAGTGAAGTTTTAAATGCCCACGGAACTAAACATCAAGATGCACCAAATCCACAAGATGTTGATGTTGACCAAGTTGAAATAGACGTGGATGTAGAAGTTAGTAATAATGCAGCAGACTTTTTTGATATGTAATTATGAGTAAACACAATAAACACTACTATGAAAAAGGAAGAAACGGTTGGGTGCCAACATCTACTGCAGATATAAAGATGTCAGTACCTAAAGGATTAAAATTTAATACACCTTATAATATGCAAGATTTAGAAATTAAATGTAGAAAAGACTATCCTGTTTATACAGGGGTAGTTAAATATTTTCCTGATGCACTGATGGAAGTCTCAAGAGTATCACGTATAGGTAATGAACAGCATCATGCAGGTGAACCTTTACATTGGGATAAATCTAAAAGTATGGATCATTTAGATGCTTTGTTTAGACATCTTATAGAAGCAGATGATTTAGATGATGACGGTGTGTTGCACCTTGCCAAGGTTGCTTGGAGAGCTTTAGCTGCTTTACAAACTAAACTAGAAGATGATAAGTAAAGTAGCAAGGAAGTCATTTAAAATAAGACCATCTGGGAGAAGTACTGATTTTATTTCTCCTAGTTTTGGTCACGGTTGTTTATATAACTGTTCTTATTGTTACATGAAGCGGCATAAAGCTAAAGGTTTAAATATTGCTACTAATACAGGTGACATATTAACAGCTATAAACAATCATGCATATTTTACTCCTGTAGATAAACCTAATCAAACGCATCCGGATTTTACTACATATGATATTAGTTGTAATGAAGATTTTGCATTACATGCTAAACACCATGATTGGAAAAGAACTTTTAAATTCTTTAAAGATCACCCTATTGCTATGGGATCCTTTGCAACTAAGTATGTTAATTATAAACTTCTTTCACTTAACCCTGAAGGTAAGATAAGGATTAGGTTTAGTTTAATGCCACAAAAAATGGCAGACATACATGAGCCTCATACATCTAAGATTATTGATAGGATACATGCTATCAATTCTTTTATAGATGCTGGATATGATGTTCATATTAACTACAGTCCTATCATAGTATATGATGGTTGGTTAGATGACTATAAAAAGTTGTTTGATATGGTCAACCGTTATGTAGACTATAAAGATCAAGTTCTATCTGAATGTATATTTCTTACACACAACTTAAATAAACATGTTGTTAATTTAGAAAATCACCCTGAGACAGAACAAACTTTATGGACACCTGACATACAAGAAGCTAAGACATCAGAATATGGAGGAAGTAATTTAAGATACAGGCATACACTTAAAAGAGAATATATATATCAGTTTAAACAACTGCACAATAGTATAATCCCTTGGAATAAGATAAGGTATATTTTTTAATTTGAAAAATAAATAATGTTAGAAAGAGACACGTTTTTATTTGCTGCAGGATTAGCAGCAATTATATATTTAATTTATAAACAATGGCAGAGAGATGGAAGGATCTGATATAAAATCTTTAATTGATCTAGGGTATTGGCCTACTGTGGTTCCTACTAAAAATGGAAAAAGATGGAGATTATCCATCTATAAGAAGGTAAAAAATACCTGGAATATTGATCAAAAAAAATTATTCAATAACCCGTTCAAAGCATATGAATGGGCTATTGAATATCTTTCTGAAATATATTATGCTGCTGAGAAGTAACCGTATTCTACACGTGCTGTTCCAGTTGCAGATGATGCTACATTTATTATAGTACCTGGAGCTATAGGTAAGTATAAGAACTCACCTAACTCTAGTCTACCTATAGTAAAAGCTGTTAAAGTTGCTTCACATAAACCTTTAAATACTATTGTAACAAAGTTTTGGCCAACTGCTCCTGTATTTTTTATATATAAAAATGTTCTTGTTGGTGTTGTTGCTGGAGAATTGTATATTTCTACGTCTGCACCTGCAGCAATATCAAAACCACCTGTTTCAATAGCTGGTGCTGATACATTATTACTTTTACTATAGTCTACAGCAATTGGATCAGAAGTTACAGCAGTACCGCTTATCATTAATCTAGTTGAAATTGTTGCCATTTTATTTTTTTTTATTTATTATTATACTTTTGTCCATATACCATACTCACAAGTAGTATCTAAAGAACCTTTTGCTTCAAGTTGTACAGCTGCTTCAGGGATTGGTACAAACATAAACTCTCCTGGTCTTAAAACACCAAGTGATTGTGTTCCATATCTTATTTCTATAGTTGCTGCTGTAGTAGGCTCAGTATTTCTAACATACATATAACCACCTGCTGTTGTTGATGCACCTAATCTACCAAACGCTGCAGATGAAACCTTTAGTGCACCTGATTCAATAGTAGGATTACCAATAGCTAAAGAAATAGTTCTAGAAACATTCAAAGATTGTGTAGTCATACCAGCTCCTGATAATGTAAGAGCTGCAGTGATTGTTGATGTTGCCATAATTTTCTATTTTTATTTTAATTAATTATTTCTTTTTTCTTGTAGTGGTTTTCTTTCTTTTACTTCCTTTTAATCTAGATTTTTCTTTTCTCCCTCTGTTTTTCTTCTCAGTTTCAAAACCTCTAATCTTCCCTCCTTTATGAGAAGCATCAAGTCCATCACCGTTTCCATAAGTTTTTTTCTTTCTGTTATAAGCATTCAGTTTAGCCCTTTTCTTCTTAGAAGCTTTAGATGACTGAAATTTCTTATACTCTTTTTTATAATCTCTAGCCTTTGCCACAGATACATACTCCAAAATTAAACAATACAGCACGGTGCTCAACTCCAGGGTTACAGTATAACTCTAATACAGTTAGCTTACCTAATCTAATAGACACGTCATAGATAGTTTTCTTTTTCTTATCTTTACCTGTCCAAGTATTTGTAAAATTACATTCCATTTTATTTTGTTTTAGGTTGTATCACTATCACACTTATCAGTACTATTTTGTATCCTCACATTGTTTGTTATGTGAACCATCACAACTACCGTCTTTTGCTTTTGTTTTACCGCATACACATTTTCCCATAATATTTTATTTTTTTACTTTCTCTAGTGACCTTCCTCCAAAATAAGCTCCAATCACTGTTATTAATACTAATTGTAATAAACTTTTCCATTCATCATCTACTACAAATTTAATTGTTCCTGCATCTATAAAGATCATAAGCACTGTACATATCACTAAGAATGCCAACACTAACGGTCTTATGTTTTTAGATAACCATGAGTCAGACTTCATATCTGATTGCCATCTGGAAGTAATTTCTTTTTCCATTTGGGTCTCATAGCTAGCAATAAGTTCTTTAACTTTTAACTCAGCTGCTAACTTTTCTTCATCAGAAGTATGTAGACTGTCAATAACACCCCCTACACCTTTAACAAGTTCAGTAGCACCTGAAGAAAATATCTTACCTAATATACTCATTACTTATTTCTTTTACCACCACAACCTCCTGGTAATGATGTAGGAGTGATTCCTAAAGAACCACCTCTCTTATACATCTTCATTTTTGGTTTCATCATTCCACCTCCATGTCCATAAGATGCCATTTTTTTCTTTGAACCACCGTTTCCGTAGCTCATATTTGCTTTTTTCTTCATCATAATACTTTATTTTTTAGTGCAGCATTTTTTTGAGCACCATCCTAAACAAATAGTACCAAAAGAAATCTTGCATAATAGTTTACATATAAATTCTTTCATAGTTTTAATTTTAAGCTGTTGCAAATGTTATATCAATTGCTGTTACACCAGAAATAACCGGAGCTTCACCTAAGTAACCTACAGCACATGGATTGTGAACCCATACCATTGTTTCTCCAGCTGCACTACCACCAATCATATTTGTAATTGTTCTCCAACAACCAGGAGCATAGCTATCAGCAATAGTTAATGTAACTGTATCAACACCAGTAAATAGACCACCTTTACAAGAATCAAAAAAGAATTTTATTTCTCCTGTTAAATGTTCTATACCTCTAAGTCTACTAAGAGGATGTATTAAAGTTTTACCAACTGCACGTGCATCTTCACAAGTACTAAAACCAAGTAATAAACCACCTCCTAATCCTCTAGTTGATGCAGGAAGTACTGCTGCGCCTCTTTTAGGAGCTGCTTTTTCTTCACCTTTCTTTTTTGGAACTTTCTCTGCCATTTTATTTTATTTTAATTTTTTTAATCACTTTATATATTATAATATACAAAATATCTGAGATATATGCTAGTTATTTTTTACTTTTTACTTTCTCAAAAGCGCTAATACCAAAACATCCTAGTGTTACAAGAACAAATGAATTATATATAGTATCATTAATTAATAAATAAGCATCATCTCCAGAATATACAAAACTTGTAGTAAGATCTGCAACAGCAAATAATACCATAATAGCAAAGGATATAAAACCAACTATATTCTTTTCATTAATGTTATTCTTATCTTTAAATATTTTCCACATTACTTTTTCTTTTTAGGTTTTGTGTGCCCCCACCCTTTTTTCTTTAATTCTAAATGCTTCTTCATAGTATTAGCCTTTACACCTTTACCGGCTTTACTGTACATCATATGTGGTTTAAATTTTTTTGCCATAATATTTTCTGTTTTGTAGGGACAATTCTTGCAACCGTTATTACAACAATATCCTCTTTCTAATAATATTTCTTTACTTAACGGTTCATAATTCATTTTAACATTTCCATCTTCTCATAGCAAGCGCCTTACGTGTTGGCTTTCCATTTGGTTTTTTCATTGGTCCTTTCATACCTTTAAACCTAGCACAAAAAGATTTCTTTCTTGGACCTCCACCTGGCTGAGGCGCTTTAAGTTTAGATCCAGTTTTCTTATTGATCATTCTACGGCCCTTAGCAGTTAACCCACCTTTTTTACTTTTACAACCGTTTTTAATACCACAACCTTTAGTGGCACCTTTCTTCTTAACTGTTTTCTTTTTAGTAGCCATTATTTTTTTCTTTTCTTTATTGAGCTAGTACGTTTACCCATACCTACACGTTTCTTTTCTGCAACAGCTTTAGATTTTTGACTCTTAGACATTGACCCCCATGTTCTAGGTGTTTTCTTTGACACACGCTTAGTAGGTCTACACTTTTTAGTCTTCTTGTTTTTAGAAGATCCACAAGCATTACCTTTTTCATCTTTCCATTTCTCTTTAAACCAACGTTTAAGAGCTGCACCCTTTGCTGTTTTTCTTACTGCCATTATTTATTTTTTCTACATTTAGCTATTGCACCACTAGCATATGCTGATGGGAATACTTTATATTGTCTTTTTACTTTATGGTAACAAGCATCTTTAGTTGACCCTCCTTTTTTCTTTCTAGGTAATGCCTTCTTTCTTTTAGGTCCACACCCACATGACTTTCTTTTTTTTCTCATATCTAAAATATTATATAGTTAACTCCAAACTTAAAATCATACCACTTTCTGTCCCAATACTTATGATACTTACCTTCTACAAAGGCCCCAAGACTTTTTGTTATTTTATATCCAAAGATCATACCTGCATTGTAATCTAACCATTGTCCACCATGAAACTTATGGTATGAATATATACCGCCATCATCATAGTGCCAAGGTATAACGTTACCCCAAGCATGCATCCACACTTCTTTCTTATATTTATAATAGTCAAAACCAAATACTAATGAATGACTCCATTGTCTATCTAGCTTACTTCGTTCTGAGACAACATAATCTGCAAGTACTTGTGGTATAACTACAGCTTCCCACACTTCCGGGGTAGTTGCAACAATGTTCCCACTAGGATCCATATACTCACTGTTATGTACATCTACATTATATCCCTCCTGTATAGCAAGATACGTATAATGTATACCGCCATTTGCTAGCAACCATTCTGCTAAAGGATCAAACCCGTATGGTTCTGAGATTCTCTGTGCTGCCCCTATGTTAAAAGAGAGAGTTCCAGTCTTCGTATACCTCAACCTTTGTGATGACTCAAAGTATTCTATATCTGCAAACCCATCTTGTAAGTACTCGGTCTTTAACATCCATTTGTCTGCCACATATCTTACCATATGATGTTGATCAAAGAAGTTAGTCCCTGTTTGTCGTCTCATATCTACTTCAAACAAGTATTCAAATTTATTCTTTAATCTACCAATTGTAGCTGCATCGTTGAAGGATGTCTCTGTCCCATCTTTAAAATTAATCTTAGGTTCGTATTGGAATCTTTGTATCTTTCTTACTCCAAACGTAACCGTATAGTCATATGGTGTCTCTACTATATCTTCTTCTAAAACTCCTGAGTTTATTGAAAATATACTTTGATCAGAAATAGAATTACCACCATTAACGGATGTATAAAACGTTGAGTATTTAAAGAAGTCTTCAAATATCTGAGCATTAACATTGATCGTTATTAATATAAAAAGTATACTTAAAAGTTTTTTCATTATAGTGTTCTTATTGTTTGATTAATTGTTCTATACTGTGCTTGTCTTTGCGGATCATTTAACTTTGTTCCCCAAGCTATAAAATCAAATATCCATCCTTGCATACCCTGACTAGGAACTCCACCTAAATAATCAATAACAAATGCATCTGTGTCAGTAAAACTACCTGTTAATGCTTGATCAGTAAAGGCCCCTCCATCTATATATGCAGATAAAACACCCGCAGCATCTCTTTGTAGAGTAAATATATAAGGTTGAGCATCTGTCATAGCACTAGGTACTGTAAAGTCAGCAGATCCTGCACCACCAATTTTATATCTTACTGCAGTAGTATTATTAACCCTCATCATGTTATCTGTAGTGTTACCATATACAGCTTCATTTGAAAATGCTTCTAATCTTATCTTAACCATAATAGTAAATGCACCTAGAGTACCATCAGCAGCAGGAAATTGAATACCACCATCTGCTCTAGTATGGAATATTTGAAGTTGTTTAGAACCATTTGAATATAATCCACCTGGAACAATAATAGCAGAAGCTTCTGTTGTTTGTTGATACAGCATCTTATCTGCTTGAGTATTAACTGAATCAGGCATACAGAATCTACCTGTACTACCGTGACATTCCCATATTCTTATTTTGTCTTTAAGATGTGGTGTATTACCAACCATATATGTTGCTCTACTAATTTTATTATTACTATAATCTAAATCAAATAATTGTTTAGTATTAGCTCTAAACCAACACTGTAACTCAGCAATGTCTGTAGGTAGTACAGCATTATCTACATCAGTAGTATTTTCAAGAGTCACACCACCATATTTAGTTATAGTGTATGAATGTTGTGTCTCGTGTGTAATAGGATCAGAATCAAAGTTTGTATAAAACGTTAATCTATTCTTATCTTCATAAGGTTTTATTCCTAATATATTTGAAAAACCGGTATCAGTATCTGCATTAGGAGCCCACATTCCTCCATTATTATATACATCTTGTATTTCTGCTAGACTTAAAGACTTATTCCATGTCATAAACTGAGAGAAGTCACCTTTAAATGTATAATCAGGTCTAGAACTATCTCCTATTACAAGAGGATAGGTACTATTTCTTCTAACTTTTCCAGTAATTCCACTAGCTAGTGCACCTCCATTTACTCCTGTTATATCAACTCCATTAACATATATTTTTCTTTTAAGTCCTCTAATGCCTTCCATAGTAACAGCTACATGTTTCCATTTACCTATTAAATTTGCACAGCTAGATTCACCTAACCAAGGTGTATTAGATATAGTTCTTGAATAGTTTCCATTATAACTTACAGGTGCATCTCCAAATACATCCCAATATAAATTACCAACTTGACCAGCATCATCAGTTAAGTATAGTCTAAATGCTACTTCTTCATTTGAGCCAGGAAGATTAATACCTTTTTCAAAGAAACAAACATCATCATCTACACAGTCATCCATTCTAACCCAGAATGCTGCAGTAAACCCTTGATTACTTGGTAGTATGCTTTCATTACCACCAGCTTCTACAACTTCTACTCTAGTTTGATCTACACCATCAAATTTAAAAACATTACCTACTTGAGTACTACCACCACCACACGGAAGAGGTAGTTGTTGAGGGATTAGAGTGTTACCCCAATATGCATCTATAGCTAAATATTCTGTTTTAATTTGATCTTTATCAAAACAACAGTTGTATGCTCTTATTTCTTGATACCATCCAGACTGTGTTAAAAGTTTACTTCTATTTCTAGTATTAATATTTTGTAATATCATATCCATATTAACATCTGCCATTATATCTTTAAATAAAACCAAAGGTCCTATACCCCACATTACCATAAATGTATTGTTGGTAGTACCTGTTGGTTTTGTTTCACATGCTTTTACCCAATGTGTATAACATCCTTCTGGTAAATATAAGTCTCCACCTGCAGGGTTATTTTCATTAATATATGAAGCATCATACTGATTACTTGGAACAGATTCATCTGCATGGTTATGTCCAAACATAACACTTCTACAATAAGGTTGACCATGAGGTTTTAAACCAGATGCTTTTTCTTTTGAACCAGGAGTAGTTTGTGTCCAATCATCACCCATAAAGAAAGACTTAGCATTAACCCATCCTTTTTGAGTTGTGCAACGTCTAAAGAATATTGTCCATCCTTTATCATATGCTGCATTAGGATTAGTATCTGGTTCTAACGGTAAAACAGCTGGCCCAGTTGGATTAGCAATTAAAAACTTTTGATTGTTTCCAATTTCATCAAACATTATTGCTTTATGAGGAGCAAATGTAGTTTCATCTAATATTGGCGCAGTTGTAAAATCAGGAGTTATTGTATCATATGTATAGAATGCAGTAGGATCATGAGGATATACACCAACATTAATATCATATGCTAAATTATGCCATTCTCTTATATAATATGTAGTTCCTCCTAAACTTGGAGGAATTGCAGGATATGAAGGAGTTGTTTGAATAGTATCTATTCTATCTGCATGCAACCATAATGTAAGACATTCTCCTCTAGCTGGTGGTAGTATACGTGGACAACCTTCTTCACACACACAACACTCAGTTTCTATAGAACATTTTGGAGTTACAGTAGAAGTACCACACAGACACTGACCAGTTCCAAGTGAAATATGTGTACCTGATCCATAGTGACTTTGTATTTTATTAACCGTATTAGTTCCACCAGAACATACAAATATATCACAATAAGTACTTGTAAGAGTTACACCTGGACAACCGTCTGCAACTAAATCTGCAAGAAGAGCATCCCAATTTGTATAATATGGTCCGTTTGGTAAAACAAAATTCACAAGAACTATCAAGGGAGGACGAACATAGTAACAACCATTAGGAGCTGTATCAGGTGTTTGTCCAGAACATGAACTTCCTGCACCACTATTACATATAGTATTAGGTACTGCAGGAACTATAGTATACTCAGCAGGAGTACATACACCCCCAAAATCTATAGCAGCATTTTTACCAGTATAACCATTAGCTTGTGTAGTTATATATTGAAAAATACCATTTATTCCATTAAATCCATTAGCAGGAACTCCAAGACTATTAGGGCCAGGAACACCATTGGTATAATCCCATACCCCGGGAACCACATCATTATCTAGTGGAATAGGACAAGTAGTACAAACACCATTGGTATAATGTGAATTAACTGCAGAACAAGCATCATTAAATGTTGTTGATCCTGATATACCAGTAATAGGAATAGCTTGAGCTGCCGTTAAGAAATCTGTCCATTTAGTATATGATGTTGCAAGACCTGTTAAAGCAGCACCTGTTGCTGAATCTATAAATGTATATCCAGTAAATGTATACATTGGGTGACCTTCTTTTCCTATACAGTGTGTTTGATCAGCAAGAAGAGGAGGTCTACAAGGATCTGCTCCAGCAACTATTTGTGTTGAAAGAGTAGTAACATCTATAGTAGGATAATTTGTTGTAAGTTCTAAGGCTGCTTCTAAAGGATTTGCTTGAGGAGTAGGTACTACAGTTGTAGTATCACAAGAATCAATAGGAGCATTTGCTGCCTGACAAGCAGCTAATGTAGCATATTGTCCTCCTGCAACTACTTGACAACCTCCACCTGAAACACAATCATATAAATCAGTTCCTCCACAATCTGAACACTCACACGGTTGGAATTGAATTCTGATATTGTTAGTATTAGCAAGTTTTTCCCAACCAGGAAAAGTATAACTATATTGATTTATTTGTGAATAAGTCATAGTGTTTGTAAATCCTGGACCAATATTAGTATTACACCAAGCTACAAGATCATCTATTGTTGCATTTGTAGGAAAAATATGAACGAATATACCCTGTTGTTGTATTATAAAATTATAAAATCTATTAACGTCAAAACCATTAGGTCCTAAACATGCATCTACATTAATGTTGGTGCAGATTTCCCACTTGTAATTAGTAAGTGGAACATTTGTAAAACCGTTTGATACCATATAATTATACTGAAGACCATCACCACTAGCACAATACGGTTGTGCAAAAGCAGGAGTAAATACTGCTGAAGCACAAGTATTTGCTCCAAGACTAGCTATACAAGCTGCATATGTAGTATATTGACCAGCTCCAGTACCTGGATCTTGACAATTACCATTAACACAATCCCAAGAAGGAGTAGGTCCACCACATCCAGCAGCTTGACATAGGTTTAGTGCAGTAGGGCCTGTATATGGTCCAATTAATGGGAAAGGATCATAACATTGTTGAGTTACAGGATCACAGTCATATGTAGGAGATGCACAAGTATCTTCACAATAACACATATAAATATTAGTACATACATGTACTTTACATATTCCTGGATAAGGGCCTAGTGTGGCTCCTGGATTATTACTTACTTCAAAAGTTATCATTGCATCTCCACCATACTGAGCACATATTGCTGGATTATTTAGAAACCAATCAGTCATGAGAAAAGCTAACGTTCCAGGTGCTCCTGCACCACCTGCAGTAGCAAAAGGTGTGCTTGTTGTGACACCAGGAACTCCAGCTGCTATTGCATCTTGGAGTATATCATTCCAACTAAAAGGTACAGGATTACAAGCTGCGTCTACACCATAATAGCTTTCAACATCTCCATTAAGGAAAGGAATTGTTGTACTGTTATCTATTATTACTCCTGGACATTTTCCAGGACATGCTCCCTGTTGTCTTTGAACGTCAGTATTAAAAAACATCCAGTTATACCCTATATTAGTCTTATAAACCTTATAAGTAGGATTTGCTGCTGTTGAATTAGGTCCTTCACAACACACGTAGTTAGGATTACCATTATTGCAAAAATGACCAGTTGGGTCGTAACATTCAAAATATACATTATTTAAGTTTTGATTTACAATAGCTGGAGTATGAAAATATTCCGCAGGCTCCTGTGGAGTAGCATAAATAGTTCCTGGTGTTGCGTTTACTCTAGCACCACCTGTATCAGAATTATCACTACAATCGTCATTTCCAACTCCTCCAGCAAGAGCTGCATTACATATTGCTAATGTAGAATATTGCCCACTACCATTTCCTGGGTCAGTACAATAAGGACCAGCAGCTCCTTGAACACAATCAAAACTTACACCAGATGGTGAACCACAACCAGTGCATTCACAAAAAGATCCTGATAATGCTAAACCAGATCCAGGTACATTTTTATAATAGGTTTTAATTGCAGTATGGACAGTAATAAAATCATCTGTATTAGTAACAGCTATACCTAAACCATTTAAAAAAGCAATTAAATTATTTATAGTGGTGCCGGAAAATACAAAAACATTATTATCGTCAACTACTTTTATTAAATCAATATCTTGTAAACAACCTCCATTTGGACCATAGCAAGGATTTATTGAAGCAGGAGCTGTACAAGGAGAAGCTCCTTCAAAATAGAATGTATTAGTATTAACAGCAACATAACCGTTTGTAACCAACCAGCTGTACATAAAAGCAGCACTACCAAATAAACCACTATTTGTTTGTCCTCCTGTTATACAGGTATTAACAAATGGTGCTGCTATACAAGCAGCTAGACCATCTCCTGGGTTTCCTCCTGAATTTGCATCTGTATATACTCCAGTACCAAAACCATAATCTACACATTGATTAGTTACTGGATCACAGTCCCAACTTACTATAGCTGGCTCTTCTTTACACCTAACCTCAATAAACCGGTTTTTAGTTCCTACAATCTTACATGTATTTATTCTTCCTAAATTAATTGTTACTGGCATAGTCCTATTGTTTTATAATTCTTTCTGTTGTACCATCATCATATATATACAACATTATTTGGTTAGTCTGTTCTTTTATTTTTCTTCCAAGAACATCTGTAATTTTTAATAATTTTTTTTCTGGTTGTGTTCTAGATAACAAAGGGCCTGTCCAAGTTCCTTGACAATACTCATATGTTAATTCACATATATTATCCCATTCGTTTTCACAACAGTATTCGTCTACTTCTATAACCCAAGCATAGCATTCATCATTTAAAAAGAAAGGATTTCCAGATCCATTTATACACCACTCTGCTGCATATAAACAACCTAATGAATCATGACCATGGTTTACATTTGCCAACGAGTTATAGTTCCACGCATTCTGATCCATACATCCCTGAACAATAGTAATACAAGTATTGTTGCTTGCATTAGCCATTGAATCATAATTGAGAGCAGTACTATCCATGCAACCATAAATATAAGGAACACAAGAGAAATCTTCTGTATTGGCAGAGGCATTGAAGTTAAAAGCGGAAGGGTCAGTACACCCATAGATAAAAGGAATACAAGTATTATTGTCAGCATTGGCTAAAGGATTAAAGTTAAACATAGTTGAGTCAGTACAACCATAAACAAACGGCACACAAGATCCATTATCAGTATTTGCTAGCGGATCATAATTAAACATAGTAGCATCAGTACATCCATATATAATCCCTATGCATGATGAGTCATCTGTATTTGCTAAAGGGTCGTAGTTTATAGCAGCTGGATTTGTACATCCGTATATAAACGGAATACATGAATTATTATTAGTATTTGCTAATGGGTCATAATTAAATGCTAAAGCATCTGTACAACCAAAAACTACAGGGATACAAGAGTTATCACTAGTATTTGCTGCAGCATTATAATTAAACATAGTGTCATCCATACACCCATAGATTACAGGTATACATGATGATGAATCATTTGTATTAGCAGATGGATTAAAATTAAAGGCTGTAGTATCCATACATCCAATAATAATTGGTGTACATGTACCGTCATCTACATTAGCTAAAGAATCATAATTAAAAGCTAAGTCATTTGTACAACCTAAAATAATAGGTGTACATGGTCCTGGCATATTTGCAGAGTCAGAATAATTTAAAGCTGTACTATCCATACAACCTACTATACCGTCTGTGCAAAAATCACCACAGTATGGTACACCATTATACCTATAAGGAAATTGTAACATAGGGTCTGTCCAAGGATTAGTTCCTCCTGATAGAGTGGTATCACCTTCAGGTCCTATTAAGAAAAATCCACATTGACTTGCTGTAGTTGATGAGTTTCCTGGTGCAAAGAACATTAACTCAACAGGGCTTAACGCACTTAAACTAATAGTAAACTCTTCTGAGTAACCATCATTAGGACCCATCATAAACGGACCTAGTATTGTACTATCTTGAAGTATACCCACCCAAGCACCAAACCATCCATCTTCTGCTTCATCAGTAATTACTAATGTATATTGACATTGTGGAAGTATGTGCATTGTATTTGCTACAGCATCATAATCTGGTGAAGTTATATCAGTACAACCAAGTACTACTGGAGTTACACAAGATGAATCATCTACTGTAGCTTGAGGATTATATTCTGTAAACCCTGGTGTTGTACATCCTAGTATAACATTAGGAATACACGGTGCTACAGTATATATTACAGAAGTATCATTTCCAAAATTAGCATTACCTGGCAATACTGCTAGTAATGTATCTCCACATAAAGTTTGAACTATTACGCCTCCATCAGCACCACCATAACATGAACCACATAAACCATCACCAAAAGAATCAAACAAAGTAAATTCTATAACAGTACCGTTTGGTACACAAATTTCAGTAATTACAGGCACACCCGTTATAGAAAAAGCAGGAGATGTAGCTAACACAGTTCCTGTTGTATCTGCAATTTCCCAAGAAGTTTCTCCTGGATATGTATCTGGCATTACTGTTATTACTATATTAGATTCCCCAGATGCACAGTTTGCTGGTGGCATCTGACATGTACCATCATCAGAGTTAGCCCAAGGATTGTAATTTAAAGCAAGAGGGTCTGTGCAACCGGGGATACACTCTTGAGTTGTAATAATTAAAGTATCTGTTAGGCTTGAGTCAGCAAGCATACCTATAAAGTAATACGTAGTATTATTTTGACTATTGCTAAATAATAAACCGGTGTTTGAAAAGTTAGCTGGATAAGGATACCATTGTGAACCTAAAGAATATGGATCTGTAGATCTAGCATAAGCTAACATTCTGCAGTTAGGATTAGGCATATCTGACCATTTATAATGAACCTTATTTTGTGGACCATCACAATAATTTATAACATAAAAAGTATCTAAACCTACACAAGGAGGATAGATACATGAACCATCATCAAAAGCAACTAGTGAATCATAGTTTACTGCTATTGGATCTAAACAGCCTCCTACTGGTGGAGCACAAGGTAAAACATTAACTGTTGTATCTCTTAAAAAGAATGAGCCTGCTACAGGATTCCAATTAATAATTGCACCTTGACATATGTTTTCCATTGCAAATGATGCAGCATTTTGTGATACCCAACCATCTCCATATGTATCATTTAACTGTATTGTATAAAAACCTGATTGAATATTTATTGTAGTATCTAAATATTCATATGCAATTGTAGGTTGATAAAAAAACTGTTGTTGTCCTGTGCTATCATTAACCATAAAGAAATTAGATTCTTGTGGTGCATAAAAATCAAACTGTACTTTAAAATTTACCCAACTATTTTGTGACATCACTGTGTATGACATCAAAACAAATAATATTAATAATAATTTTTTCATTCTATGTAAAATTTACTACTTCTTTTTTTAATTTCTTAACAGTAACAGCTCTTTGTATCTGTTTTATTCTTTTTTGTTCTGGCTTTCTCCAACTGTCTAATGTATGAGGTTCATGTAATAAAATAGTTTTATCATTAACCTCATAAGTAAAGAAGTACTCATGTCCTAATATTGCTATGTCAGTATCAAATATCTCTATTAATCTATTACTAGTTCTTAATCCACCTGGTGCATAATTTAAACCAAACTTGTTCCAAACCTTTAACAAATCTTTAACTATTCTTGATCCGGGTGTTGTACCTTGTATACCACACTCAAACAAAGCACCTGAATCTATCTTCTTTCTTGCAGGGCAGAAGTATACTATATCTCTACCTAATTTATTTAGTATATTATCAAATGATCTTATTATCTCACAGTCAGGATCAACTGCTATTCCACCATATTCATTTAATAATAACATTCTAAATCTATCCGTAACATAAGCAAGAGGAAAGTTTTTGTCTTTATATGAATCTATAAAAGGGTCATTAGCATATTTTTCCCATAGTTCATTTCCCCACAAATGATACTTATAATCAGGATGTTCATTTTTCATCTTATCTGTAAAACCTTTTAGTTTACTAGGTATCTCTTCTCCTATCCAGATTTGATGTATTATTTTTGGAATCTTATTCATTGGTTTAAAAATTTTCCATTATTATTTCTTCTATCTTTTCTTGTATTTCTTCTCTTGTAGCTTTCATTGTAAATGATACATCAGCTTGGTATCTTTTAACTTCTTCACCGTCAAAAAAAATTATAATAGTTGGTACAACAACTATTTTATGTTTCTGCTGTAACTTTGGTTCTTTAACAATATCAACTTTAGCAATATCACAATCTTTCAATTTACTTATCCACTCTACTGAATTTGCTTTATTCCATTCTGCATTATAATGCGCAACAGTAACTTGAGAAAAAGCAGTCATGCTTAAAAAAATAAATAGTATAGATAGTATATTTTTCATCTTAACTTATCTATTTTTTCTTCTAAACGTTTCATGTCGTCTTTTATTTCTGATACATCATCAGCTGTAGTTTGAATAGTTTGTCTAATAAGTTGATCTTTCATATCATACTCCATTCTAGTTACATCTGGTGGAGGAGGTACTGGTAATTCTTTTGCTTCTTCTATATCAGCTTGAAGTGCAAACCACATACCCACTACAGTTGCTATGGCAAAACCAATACCTATAAGTGTTTTTACACTTACTTTAAAACTTGTATCCTCATTTAATTCTTTTGCCATTTTATATCTTTTAACCGTCTCCTGAAGTTGATGCAGCTCCAGGCTTCATTCTTCTATCTGTTTTTCTTTTTCCTAATTTAGCAGATAACCCTTGCATAGCCCCAACTATTCCTACACCTTCATTAGCTCCTGTAATTGTTCCTGCTGGACTCATAGGTTCATCCCAATTTTGAGAAATTTCTTCAAACCAACCACTTATAACCCATCCAACTAAAGAAGTATGAGATTGAATTTGAACTACATCATGTGTATTTAACTTTAAAGGACTTTCATGATCTAACAATTTAATTCTTTCATTATCAGATAGTTTTATTCTATCTGCTAAAGACATTTCTGCAGGAATATTAGTAGTATTTATTGTACAATCTGATACAGCAATTGTACCTGTAAGAGCATTATATATCCTTACAGAAAACTTTTTATCATTAGTGCTTCCATTGTCACAATTCTGAATGTATATCTGTTTTATATAACATTCTTTTTTTATAGTATTACTAGTATAGCAAGTTGTGCCAGTGTCAACATTTGTAATTGAAACATCCCATCCTGTTGTAGATTCATATAATGTTTCCCAAGTATCTAAAGCACTTACTTTTTTCTTTTGTCTTCCAGGCCAATTATGTTGTGGCTCTGTATCTAAAGTTGAGCTTTGTAAACAATTAGATCCTGCACCACTACCACAAGTTATTTCTCCACTACATGCTGCTATTGCTGTAACAAGACCGCCAGATCCTACTGTAACACAACCATATATTTTATCACCCTCAATAGGTTGATCACATGATCCATCAGGCCCACAATCAGTATAGATACCAATATCAGCAACAACACCACATTTTGAGTCTTGGTGTATCTTATCTCCTACCTGTAAGTTGTTTGCACTACCTACTAAATGATCAATGTAAAATAGCTTACATGATACACTTTGAGCACAACAACTAGCACATGTTGCTGACTTTATGGAGCAATTCCTAAAATTATGTGCTAGACATGTTGCCATTACTCAGTAAAAAATAATTTAATTACTAATCCAATTGTTATACCATAAATAACCCATAAAGCCTTTGCCATTGTTTTTCTATATGAAGTATTTCTATTAACTCTTGCCGTTACTCCATAATCAGGATCTAATAGTTTTTCAGTTAGCATATCTAACTTTCCATCCATTTTATCAAGCTTATCTTCCATTGAATCTATTCTTAGTTTCATAAGTCCTATTTCTTCAGCAGTAGTGGCCATATTTATATTGTTGCTACAATAACACAATCGTCTGCTGTTACTGTAATAGTTGCACCCTTAAGTTTATTTAACTTACGGTATTGAGTTCCTGCATCCCAATTAACTGTTACACCTACTGGAATATTCATTACATTTCCATTAGGCATTGTTACTGTACATGCTCCACTGTTGTTTAAAATAGAAAATGTTCTAAACTTTTCTAAAAACGTTTTAGCAGCTAGTGATCCAGTAAATCCAAAAGGAGTTACAATAGATACTTGATTAGCTGCAATTACTTTGTTTCCTGCCATGATTTAAAATTTTTTTTGTTAGTTTTGTAAATTCTTTATTATACATATATAATATACTGAAAAAAAAGGAATTAAGAAAATATAATAGGAATGAAAAAAAATATGTAAAATTTTAAATTTTTATGTTGATGGTAATAATTAGTTTTGTTATCTTATACTTACCCTTTCAAACTAACTTATTAAAATTAAAAAAAAATGAATTTAAACAACAAAATACTTAGTGATATTACTGTCTATATGAAGTACAGTAGATATATTCCAGAATTAAATAGAAGAGAAACTTGGGATGAGCTAGTTACTAGAAATAAAGCAATGCATTTAAAAACATATCCTAAACTTAAAGAGGAAATTAAAAATGCATATGAATTTGTATATGACAAAAAGGTTTTACCTTCAATGAGGTCTATGCAATTTGGTGGCAAACCTATTGAGATTTCTCCTAATAGAATATATAACTGTGCTTATATGCCTGTTGATCATATTGATTCTTTTGCTGAATGTATGTTTCTTCTTTTAGGTGGTACTGGTGTTGGGTATTCTGTTCAAAATCATCATGTTGCAAAACTTCCTCCTATAAATAAACCTTATACAAAAAGAACAAAAAGATATTTGATAAGTGATTCAATAGAAGGCTGGGCTGACTCAGTTAAGTTATTAATGAAATCATACCTTAATGGTAGATCTTCTAAGATTATATTTGATTTTTCAGACATTAGACCTAAAGGAGCTAGACTTGTAACGTCTGGGGGTAAAGCTCCTGGTCCTCAACCACTTAAAGAATGTTTATTAAAGATTGAAGGTTTATTAAGTGCTAAAGAAGACGGTGATCAACTGTCTACATTAGAAGTACATGACATTGTGTGTCATATTGCTGACGCTGTGCTTGCTGGTGGTATTAGACGTGCCGCTCTTATTAGTTTATTTAGTGCTCATGATGATGAAATGATTTCTTGTAAGTCAGGTAACTGGTGGGAAACAAATCCTCAAAGAGGAAGAGCTAATAACTCTGCTGTATTAATGAGACATAAAATAACTAAAGAGTTTTTTATGGATATATGGAAACGTGTTGAACTTTCTGGTTCAGGTGAACCTGGGATATACTTAAACAATGATAAAGATTGGGGAACTAATCCTTGTTGTGAGATTGCTTTAAGACCTTATCAATTTTGTAACCTTTGTGAGGTTAATGCAAGTGATCTTAAATCACAAGAAGATCTTAATGAAAGAGTAAAAGCAGCTGCATTTATTGGTACACTTCAAGCAGGTTATACAGACTTTCATTATCTTAGAGAGGTGTGGAAAGAAACAACTGAAAAAGACGCTCTTATAGGTGTTTCAATGACTGGTATTGGAAGTGGTAAAGTGTTAAAACTTAATACGTCTGAGGCAGCATTAATTGTTAAAAAAGAAAATGCACGTATTGCTAAATTAATTGGTATAAGAAAAGCAGCTAGATGTACTACTGTAAAACCTGCAGGAACAACATCCTTAACATTAGGAACATCATCTGGTATTCATGCTTGGCATAATGATTACTATGTGAGAAGAATACGTGTTGGTAAAAATGAGGCTATATATACTTATTTAGCAGATAATCACCCTGAGTTAATTGAAGATGATTACTTTAGACCGCATGACACTGCAGTAATTAGTATACCACAAAGTGCTCCTGAAGGTTCTATCTTAAGAACTGAATCATCATTTGATTTGTTAGAAAGAGTTAAGAAAGTTGCAACTGAATGGGTAATGCCTGGTCATAGAACAGGATCTAATAGTCATAATGTGTCTGCAACTATATCATTAAAAGAAGATGAATGGGAAAAGGCGGGTGAATGGATGTGGAATAATAGAAAGCATTATAATGGTCTTGCTGTATTACCTTATAATGGTGGTACATATACTCAAGCTCCGTTTGAAGATATATCTAAAAAGAAATTTACTGAAATGCTTAAACATCTTATGGACATTGACTTGTCTAATATAATAGAAGTAGATGATAATACAAACCTTAAAGGAGAGTTAGCTTGTGCTGGCGGATCCTGTGAAATCACATAACTAATTAAAAAAACTATGATAATAGATACAACAGTTACAACAGAAAACATTAAAGAGAAACTAAAAGAAAATGAAATTATGCTTATACAGTTTTGGGCACCTTGGTGTGGACCTTGTAGAGCATTAACTCCTACTATGGATGACCTAGAGGATGATTTTGGTAAAGTAATTGGTAGATGTAATACTGATGACAATCAAGATCTTGTACAAGAATATGGTATAAGAGGAATTCCTGCAGTAATTATGTTTAAAGATGGTAAAGAAGTAGAAAGATTTGGTGGTAACACTAAAAGTTTCTTTACAGAAAAACTTAACTACTATTTAGGTGCTCTAAAACAATGAAGTATATAATTTCATTTACAACAAGTCCAACTAGAATACATAAGTTTGAGAGCATGTTAAATAGTTTATTAACTCAAACTGTAAAACCTGATCTAATAATATTAAATATACCTAAAGTTTTTAAAAGAACTTCTGAAGAGTATGACATTCCTAATGGGTTAGAAGATAAAATATTTATTAATAAAATAGATAAAGATTACGGACCTGCAACAAAAATTATACCAACAATACAATATCTTAAAGATAACAATTTTAATCCTACTGAGACAAGAATAGTATATTTAGATGATGATGTAAAGTATCCACCAGCTATGCTAGAAGTATTTAAAGAAATGCCTAATGATAATAGCGTATATGTAAGTTCAGGTGCTGACTTTAGGTGTGGACCTGGTACTTGTGATAACCTACGTGCAGTTAGGAGACATAATGATACGGCTGCAGCTGCTGAAGGGTATGGTGGTGTTTGTGTAAGGTTAGATACATTTAAGGATGATTTTATGGAATACATAAATATATATATAGACAACATGGATTTTTATCTATCTGATGATGTAGTACTAAGTAACTATTATTGTAGTAAAGGAGTATCTATTAAAGTGATTAATATCCCCGGAAGATTTAGTGTACAAGATATATGGATTAACAAAGGAACATTAGACTACGGATATAAAGAAGACGCATTACACAAAGGTGCTAATGGAACTTCAGTTAATAATGAGCAACGTTACAAGAATGTGTTATCTCAACTAGGTATTGATGGGAATAGGTATATTACCTAAATAGCTAGAGCAAAAACAGTACACATAATAATAATATACAGTATTGGGGTTATATCTATCTTCTTCATATAAATAAGATAGATAATATAACTTTAAACTATGTTATGAAAATGTTAAGGCTATGTTAAATAATTGCATATATCATACATAGAATACTTTAAAGTAAGCTCTTCACCTGCTGTTATCTTACGTGTAGTTCTTAGTCTTTTATATTCTGGATCTTCATCTTCAACAAGCTCACAGTTAGCTTCATCAGAATGATTAATGAATCCACCTAAAGGAGTTCTAATATAATCATGTTGAAAGTTAGGGTCATACACATGACTAATTCCCATATCTATTTCAGCGGGTATATCATCCTGAGCAATAATACCAGCTCCATGTATATCAGAAGGACCAATAGCCAAATAATCAGGTAGTGGTTTATAGATCTTAGTTTTACAGTTTTTTTCCATAGTTATTTAATGTAGAAGTCAGTGATACGTTCATATCCCTTCCATCTGTTTATAGTATAAAGAATAGGTAGGGCATCTCCCCATTCTTTTCCAAGTTTCATTTTTCCTTTTCTATCTCCTCTTTTGTATACATAACTTGTTTCAGAAAATGCTTCATCATCTAAAAACGCATAAGATAAACCTGTACCAACAGTTACTTCCATAGCTTGACCTAGTTCACCCAACGTTCTTGAAGCTGCTATAGGTGACTTAAACAGTTGCATCATTTGCTGATAACCACCCATACCAGGTACAGGGTTAAAAGTTACAAGTTCTTTTCTTAATCTATCTGCTTGATATACTAATACATTTTCTAGTTTCTTTTTTACTTCACTATCATCATCGTCATCTTCAAATAGTTTCACTAATAAATTCCTAACTATTATTGTAGTTATAAATAATCCTAGCTCTCCTATTGTTCTATATGCATTCTGTAGCTTCTGCTTTCCTTTTACACCATGATGTTTCTTATAGTTCTCATGTATACTACCCAGTTCATTTATATTTTTATAAAAGTACTTCATAAAGTTCCAAAAGCTTAAGTATCTTCCTTCTGTATATCCTAAGTTTTCATCAAAGTATTCTGGTCTAAATCTAGTTTGTATAGATGGCACTACCCACTTATGAAACTGTGCTGCTAATTGACCTAAAGCATGAGACTGTATAACCATTCTATCTTCATAAGCATAGTTACCATGTATAATTTTATTTACTTCTCTTATATTGTTTCTTATCTCATATCTAGCATCATCATTCCATTCCATGATTTTATCTCTACCGTACATCTGTACTTGATCATACCCTTCTTCCATCTCTAGGGCACCTGTCTCTCTGTTAAATATTAATGCATCGTATAAACTCTTTGTTTCTCCTGTTTTACTATTTATTGCAGTATGTGATCTTACTATAACATTACCTATCTTACTTTGTACATTAAATTCACCAGCATCCTGAAGAAAGAATCCCCAGTTTGTTAATCTTCTCCACAAACTTTCTTTATCACCTTTTGTTTGTTCACGTAAATCTGATTTATCATCTAACATTCTAAAGAAATCTACACTGGCTAAATACTTACTACTAAAGTTAGCAGGCTTCCATTTACTATTACTATCTGTCATCTCAGCTAATCTTGAAAATGCATCTTGCAACGCTCTACCATTAAACTCAGCAAGAGTGTATGCCATTTGACTTCCATCAAAGTGTCTAGAACCTAGTGTCTCAATACTATTAGATAATCTACCAAATAGATAGTTGTTTAAGTTACCAAAGACGTTAAACCCTACATAAGCTAATGATGTCTGATTAATAAGACCTTTGGTCATCTTTTCAAAAAAGTTTAAAGTATCCTGATCATTACCATAATATGTCATCTTCATCCATTTCCTAGCTCTTCTATACCTTCTTGATTCTTCTTTAGTTTTTTCACCAGGGACAAGATTACCATCTTCATCATATGTAGCTTCAGATCTATCTTGTATAACTTTCATCATAGCAGTATAAGTATCTTCAGCTTGACTCATCACTTCATAATTTTCTGCCATAGCTGAAAACTTTAATAGAACCTCATCTAAATTTAAATTTAAATTAGTTGCTTCTGGTCTGCTTTCTATTTTATTTTGTTCTCCTCTTAATACTTTTAATTTTTTATTAATTTTATTTTTTTCTGCAGCAGTAGTTGCTTGAGCATACTCAGTATTAGCAGCATCAATTTGATTTTGTATGTCTATTAATTGTTGTTCTGTTCTTATGGATCCAACATACATTAAAGGAAGTGAGTCTGTTATTATATTACCGTTTTCATCTGTAAATGTCTTTTTAAGTTTTATTGTAGGATTAATTAAATTACTAGTACCTCTTTTCATACTAGCCCACATTCTTCCTACCATAGTAGACTTGTTTTTTAAACCTTTCATTTGAACACCCTCCATAACAGGAAGCCTTCCTAACATTCTTATATTATCTGGAAGTTTATTTAATAGTTCACCTTCATACACATCCATCCACATTTGATAAAACTCTAACTGTGCTCTCTCAAGTTCAGTTTTAGGGTCATGAAGCTTTAACCACTGATCACTTCTCATTTCTGTACCATCTGCTGCCCGTTTTCTTATTTCTCTAAATGTTCGTTTAGGTGCACTCATGTGTGATATAACTATACCACCAGTAGGAATACCATCACTATCTGTTATTGCTTTTTCATAATCAAAACTATCGTAATATTTAGCTCTATAATCATTCCAGTCTTTATCACTAACAGAGTTTCTTCTTACCCAGTAACCAAATTCAGATTCTGGTTCTTGAAACCATACCTCATGCTTTTCTCTTGCATCTTTAAATTTTTGAGAGTATCTATGGAATTTACCATCTCTAGGTCCTGCAGCACCAAATCTTTCTGCTTTCATATAATCTCTATAGTCTCTTTTATCTTGAAACAATTGTTTATTATATGCAATGTCTTCTGGCTTTGCATTATCTAAATTTTCAGGATCAATTAATCTATATGTTTTATACTTACCATCTTCATCATAAAGCTTATCTCTAAGTACTTTTCTTTTTTCGTAGTATTGTTTACCTATTTCTTTTACATATCTTCCTGTAGGTATACCATTTTCATCTGTTTCAATCATCCACATGAAATCCTCATTGCCTAATTTCTTTAATTTTAATGATGCTGCTTTAATCCTAGGGGCACGTCTAGCAACTCTATCTAATACTATTTGTCTATCTCTTTTCCAGATCTTAGCCATTAAAGCAGAAATAGGATCACTTGAAGTATTCATATCACTAACTGCTTCATCCACAACACCTATGTCTTTAGCTGTAGTCATTATCTCATTAAGTTCTTCTTCAGTAAAATCTCTTTGTGATTTACTTTTTACCAATGCTCTAACATAATTACGTATACTTGCATCAAAGATACCTTTATCACTTGGAGACTGTGCATTACTTATACCAACTAATTCATTGAGTTTTTTTATTAGTTTATTTACCATTAATAATTGATTCTTAGTTAAACCAGAATCTTTCCCTTGTAAGTTGTGTAGACCTCTATAACTCTCAACAAACTTTTGCCATCCTAGAATCTTTCCTATATATTCTGGCTTTCCAAAATTATCTGGATCTGTTGCATATTCCTTAAAGTTTTCAATAGTTCTTAATGACGCTGTTATTATGTCCATGTATATTGTTTTAACCTTTTCAGGATTCTCATATACTTCTCCAATTAGAGCTCTTGTTACAGAAATTTCTTCCAGGATCTCTTTCTTACCTTTATCTAATGAGATATAACCTCTAGTATTAGAAAGAACTTCCTGTGATGTCATTAAACCTTTATCAAACTTAGTAAGAGCTTCAAACAAAGCATCATAAGTATCATAAGAATAATCTTCTTCATTTTCAGGTAATGCTTCTTCTTCAGTTAAGAAATCTTCTTTAGCTTCAGGAGCTTGTTCCATTTCTAATATTTCTTCAATAGTAGTTTGTTCTACAGAATCAATATCTAATGGAGCAATTTTTTCTACTTGCATTTTATTTACAGTAGATTTAACAGGTGTTATGCCTTCTATAGTATGGGTATTACCTTCTGCATTAATATTTATTACTAAACTGTTTTCTGCTAACTTATATCCCATATTCTCAAGAAGTCTTCTTTGTAATGCAGAACGTGTATCATTAAGTATTTTTGTTGAAACACCTTTTTCAAATAGTTCTGACTCAGTAGATATAATATCTTGAGAATATGCTGTTGAAAAACTACTAAGTCCACTAATAGATAAACTTATTGGTGTAATTACTCCGTTAACATCTACTTTTAATAAATCAATGGTGTCTGCAATACCGTTCTCAGAGTTACCAATAACTACATTAGGAACAAATACACTCCTATCATCATGAAGACCATACCCATGTACAATTGCACTTAGTTGACCCATTAATCTTTTAGCTGCTTGATCATTAAAATAATCAAAACTTAGATCTTCAACTTCTGTTTGAGTAGTTAACCCTGTAAGTAGAGTATGAAAATCAGTTCTTATTTTTCTATTAACAGAATCAGTGCTGCCTAGTATAACTTCTTCTGTGCTTTTAAATTTTATACTTGCATCATCTACATCTTTATACTTACCATCTTCTAATGTAATTCTATTTAATCCTAATATGTCATGTTCAAACTTATCAGACTTTAAATTATTAAATAAATTCTCTACTATTGCTACTTGAGTAGGATTAGCGTGTTTTTTTATAGCATCAAGATTACTCTTTGCCTGCGGTGTTAATGAAAACATTACTGTTGGGCTAACACTTTTAACTAGATTAAACTTTAGTTTATCAGTGTTTAATATCTTTGCAATATCAGATAATGTAGCCGTAGAGTTAATATATTCTGTTTTTAATGGTAATCCTTGCCCTACATGTTTTCTATAGTAATCACCAACTATATCTTTAAACCACTTTAAGAACTCAATAATATTATTATACCAAGCCCTACTAGGTGTTGACTCATATTCTTTATTGAAATGTCTAACTAGTGATTGTGTAACTAATTCTAATGCTCTTACCTTTTTTGAAAATCCTCTTTTGTACGTATCTTCAATCTGTTGATTTAATACAGGGAATGTTTTTTTTGCTTCTGCATGTAATTTATTGAACAACTCTTGATTATCTAAAAATAAAGATTCAACAAAAGGATGTAACACTTCTTCTACTGCTGTATCTTTTGTTACTCTCCCTTTTATAAGTATAGCTGTTCCATCATAGTAAAAGCTTTTTACTTTTTTAAATTCTGTCTTAGTTGGTCTAGCTTGTGCAGGTAGTGTGCTTAAAAAAAACTCAGCTTCTTTCACACCCATAACTTTAACCTTAAGTCCAGGAAATTTTTCTACAAGACTATCTACTAACTGTAATATATTTGTTTGATCTTTATACTTTTTACCAGAATATGGTGACTCAGATATAATATCTTTAGGATTAAATAAACCATCATCAAAAAATACCTCATATGTTTTACCACTTCTAGTTGGTTCAATTCTTATGTAATCTTGAAAACCATGGTGTAAAAGATAGTTTCGTATTAATAAGTAATTATACTTAGCCCTTAACATATTACCTGTCGTTTCACCAGGTGTTGTGTTTTGTACAAAATATCTACCGTCAACTTTTGCAATTAACTTTTTCTTTTTTAAGTTTCCATATAAAGAATTTTCAAAGTTCTTTTTTTCTAATGAAAAATATGCTTTCCTATCTGCTAATAAGTCTTCTACTTCCATTACTGAAGGTATTAAATCATTTTTAGAAGCAGCTTGGTAATTAGTAATCAAAGCATCAACAATCATTTTGTCTTTATACTTATCTTCTAAAGCTTTATATTCTTTTGTATTTACATTAAAACACGCCATATTATATATTACATTTTAGGTTTTCCATAAATTTGCTAATTGATATATCCACTTTAGCATTAGTTTTATTATAAGCTGCAATTAGATCTTGTGCATTATAAATCTTCATAACATTGTTTGCACCCAATTTTTCTTCTCCAGTTAATTTATCCCATTCTTTTTCAAGTTTAGAATCATTATCATTTCCTTTAGCTTGTTGACTTATACTTCCAGACAAAAATGATACTGGATCTACTACAGTACTACTTTTTTCTTCAGCATTATCTTCTTCCAATCTAAAATCTTCATTTTCTTCATCAATTTCTTTATCAGATTTTAAATCATCAAGTGTAATATCAACTTTTTCATTTTCAGTTTCTTCAGTTGCAGTTTCATTACTTTGTGCTTCAGGTGTAAAATTATCAATTGCAGTTTCAGCCGCTTGTTCTGGATCTATAACTGAATTAAATATGTCTTTTTTATCTTCTATATATTTCTTTATTTCTTTTTCAGCAGGTAGCTTTCCAAAAACTAAACCTATTGCATTTTGAGATAAAGATCCTACTTGTTCTATTTCAACATATTCTGCATAATTTCCAACCGCAATGTTGTTTTCATTATCTATAATCTCATAAGGATCTGTAATTGTTTTATTATCAATACCCTTATAAGAAACAAGCTTATATAGTTTTTTATCTTTTTGTCCAAATTTACCTACACCTATACCCATTTCCATAACATATGGAAACTGTATTAGCGTAAGAGTTTTTGTTTTTGATACAGCTTTCATTGTTTTAAATCCAGATCCTCTTCTAATTATATAAATATTTTTTTGTATTTGATCTGATTTATCACCTTTTTTAACACCTTTAAAAATATCAACAGTAACTGTTTTTTCTACATTATCTCTAACAACAGGATTTTTCTTTAAATTTTTATTTATAGCCTCTTGAGTTTTAATACCTGCTTTTGATATAATAGTTTGCTCACCATTCTCTAAGTTGTTATATACCATATCTTTCTGCAAAGATAATAATGTTTTCTTAGTAACCTTATCTATATTAGTATTTGTAGAAAATCTAAAATCATTTCCTCTCATTAGCTCTGTTCTGATTTCAGTCCCATTTGAAGCATAATCAGTTGCAGTATTAATAAATGATGCTCTTATTAACTTTTCTAATAAGATCATTTCATCTTCACTTCCTCTTTTCTTAGCAAGTTTTGTTTCAATAACTTTACCATGGGCTTCATCTATACCGTGTTTTTTATATTCCTTGTCTACTTTTTTATCAAACTTACCTTTTCTAAGAACTTGAAATGCATGAATAACAGAACCGTATTCCTTAGTCTGATATTTAAACACTCTTTGAGCAAGATTTGATAAAACTTGTGTAGTTTCATCACCTTCTGCAACATCATAATCTACTAGTATAGAACGTTCTGGTATTACTATTTCTTCTGTATTATATGAAGATACTTCTCCACCTACTTTTGTACTTTTTAAATCATATCCAGTCTTACTATGAGACATGTAATCTTCAAGAAATTGTGTAGTAAGCTCTTCATAAGATACTCCAAATAATTTTTTATATTTATTATTATTAATCTTAGGGTCTTTCATTAACAAATGAATATCATTAATGGTATTTATTATATCATCAGTAACAGAAGCTGGTAATGCTGACATAAAAGTATTAGGACCATAACGGAAACCGTCTTTTACTAATAAATAGTTTATCATGTGCACCGCATCATGATGAGTATTTGGATCTTGATATAATTCTAAAAAACTATTTTGTATTCTTGATAACTCTGCATCATCAATTCTAGTCCATGTATTTGAGTTTATTTGTGATATACCTGAAAAATTATCTTCATTATTAGTTTTTCTTAAGGTTATATACTTATCTATAAAATGATTATTCTTTTTAGTACTACTTAAATATTTCGTTACTCTTTCAACTACAGTATCAACACTTAATGCACCTTGAGGCATAGAAGGGAAAATTTTATTGTCATATATCATTCCATTTTGTAATGAGGCTCCTTGCCATGATTGATATGAATTATTTAAAGTCCTATGTATATAAGATTTAGTATTTAAATAAGCAATAAGATCTACTGATATGTTTCCTAATTTACCAGGTTTAGTATATGTAACTTCAAGATTTTTTATTAGAGTATTATATATCTTTTCAAATGGCTCAGTTCTTTGTAAGAATACTGCAGGTGCAAGGTAATCATAAGATTCTCTAAATAATTTATAATTAGTTGCATGTATGTTTCTACCTTTTTTAAATATATTTCTAACATCTACAAGTATATCTGTATCTGCCTCAAATTCTTTATTAGTCATTTTTAAACCTAACCCAATAGCAGCATCTTCTTTTCTTTGCATTGCTTCTAAGTCTCTACCTAATCCTTTTTGTAGATTAACCAGCTCTGTCATATTTCTTATTGACTCTGTAATATTGTATGCAATTAAAAACTGATCTATTGCTGCAAGGTCAAATTGTATTTCTTCATCAGACCATTGACCTATCCCAACCAAAGTTACATCTTGAGTTTTATCTAACTTAGGCGTGCCATCAGTAATAGCATTAAAATGTTTATTCATTCTTGTTAAAGACTCAAGACTAATTACTGGTGTTCTAGTAACTTTTTCTAATTCCCCTTTTATTTTTCTTTTTCTAGTTTCTAAAACTGTTTTAATATTACCATCTACTTTTCCATTTTTTAGTTGATCAAAAGCAAAAGCAATTGTTGGGTGCTTAACTAAAAGAGTAATTGTTTTTATATCTACACCAAGAGCCAACATAGTTGTTACTGTAGCTAATGAATTTTTAGTAAGACCTAACTTCTTTGCAAGCCTTTCTTTAGCATTATCCGTCATTGCTGTTACTAAAGCAGATACAACAAATTGTTTTCTATATAGATCAGTGCTTTGTTTACCTGTTTTAGGGTCTATAGTATACTCTACACCAAAATCATCATAAGAATAATTATTTCCATTAAGAGATAGACGGTCAAATGTTTCTACACCTTTTCTTTTTTTGCTTCTTAATTTAATACCGTGCTCCTGAAGAATATTTATAAGGATGTTTGGAAGTACTACAGCACCAATAGATCTTGCACCTTCTTTATTATTATCCCAAGCAGTAATTTTACCATTAATATTATTTATATCTATTCCTGTCTCATTAACTTCTTCTGCTAATTCAGGTAATTCTCTTTGTATATATTGCCACGTTCCTTCACCAAATAAATCTGTTGCAGCTTCATCAGTTAAAGGTGTAAGTACAGCTGGCTCAGAAGCAATAGCTTCTATTCTACCAGCTCTAGGGTCAGACATACCTTTGTTTCCAAGCAAAGCAATTTTACTATCTAAGATAACATTGTCTTGTGCTCCTTTATAAGGTTCTCTCATTATTGTTTGATCACCTATAGTGTATGTATGTTTTTTTCTATAAGCTTTATATTCTTCAAATGATACTGGTTGACCTAACATAGTCATTGCTTCAGATAACCCTTCTGCTCTTTTAAATAGTTTTTTAGATGTTTCTACATTTAAATCTGTGTCTGATGTAAGAAGACCAAACAACTCTATTTTTATTTTTAGTTCTTTATTTTTTAAATATTCTTTTATAAATTCTTCTTTAGCTTGAGGTGACATATTAGCTGTCTTTTCAGTTACTCCTAGTCTTTCAACGTTTTCTAAAGATTTTTCTCTACGTAAAACTTCTTCAACAGCCATATATAAACTGCTGTTCTTTTTACCATATTCATTTAATGTGTATTTTATATAATCATAATACGCATCTTCCATTCTTTCAGCAGAACCATATTCTATAAACTCTCCATTTTGTACATAGAAGTCTTTAATATGCATATAAAGTTTATCAATATCAAAATCCGCTCCAGATATTTCTACAAGATCTCTTGAAAATATTGCAGATGAACCATAATAAACAGGTAAGAAATCTACAAGCTTAAGATTAACTGCTGAATGTTTATCTTGTGATGGTATTCTAATACCAAACATTTTAGCAATAGCATCTGGTATATTATCTCCTATACTTAAAGGGTTTTCTAGTATAGATTTAAAATGAGGAGGCATTACAAATTCAGTATACTTTATACCAGTAGGTTGATTATTAGAGTCATACTCCATTACACCAGATCTTAAATGATCTAAATAATATTCATTTCTTTTTAATCCAGAAAAAGTTTCATTGTCTTTATCAGTATATGTTTTAGCTTTTAAATTTGGATCTAGATTTTTTAAACCTTCCCAATCATTAGATCTAATTACTGTCCAACGTATAGGTACTCCGTCTTTATCAACTGCTTCTACTTTTTTAACAACTTTAAATCCTGCATCTGAAACTAATGCTGCTGATATTCCAGGTTGTCTTTCTGCTAATACACCTTTACTAAAGAATGCTAAGAATAATTCTTGGAACTTTTTTACAGTAAGTTGGTTATTTAAATCATATTTTGGTTCACCAAACGCATCCATACCAAAATAATCTAGCATTTGTGATTTTGCTTGTGATGCTTCAAGACCTTTTATTGCATATTTTAAGAATGCTGTAAGGTTAGTAGTCATTCTTTTACCTGCATCTTTAGCTTTTATTAGTTCATCTTGTGAACCAGCCCAAGAGAATACTAAGTTTCTTCTTTTAAAGAATTCATTCTCAACTCTATCTGACATTGTATTATGAAATAAATTAATAACATCAGCAATAGACATTTCTGTTCCTGCTACATTAACTAATTCATCTAACTTCTGTTCACTTGTAATTAAGTTCTTAATTTGACGAGGATCAATAACCTCCACTTTGTTAGAAGGATTAATAAGCTGTAGTCTCATATACTTAGCTCTAAGATCAGTTGTCATATCATTTGTCAAACTTCTATCATCATATGCAGCTTGTGTATCTTGCATATTCATCTTCATCATCTTAGATGCTGTAGCAGGTACAGCTATACTTACAATACCGTTACCTTCATTTTCTTGTTCTTGCTCAAACTTTTCTAACTTAACTCTTAAATTGTGTAACTCTACTCTTCCCTCTCTTGCTACCATTTCACCATTTCTTTCTATAGATGTAAACTCAGGAGTCAAAACAAATGCTGACATCTTTAAGAATACTTGTCCATCAGCATATACAAGTTTTAAAGAGTTCATAATCATATCTTGCTCTTTATAACTAAGTTTATTAAACCCACCAAAGAAATCATTATCAACCTTTACCATATTACCAGCAACAATCTGTTTTAATATATCATTCTTAGTTTTATTCCATTTACCAAAACCAAACATAAAGTGCTTAAAAGATTTTGTAGTAATATACATTTGACCATCTGTTCTATCACCTTCTTGACCTTCTTTTTGTCTGTCTGATTCTATTATAGTATCAAATTCTTTTTTTATTTTTTCATCATTAAATAATAATTGCTTAATTATATCTGTCTCATGATTAATACCAATTTCAGGATCACTAATTAAAGAACTAGCATTGGGTCCAGCAGCATTTTGCATCTTAGCTCTTTTAATCTTATCAACAGCATCTTTAAGTGAATATGCTTCATCACCAAGAACTAACTGATTAATACCAATAGTGTTAAGTTGGTCATTTAAAAATATTTGTGCTAGATTATAATCTAAGTTACCTTCTTCCATATTGTACAGAGACATTAATAGATCTGCTGAATCATTTTGAACTACTTGTATTTTACTGTTATTATCTTCTTGCACTTGACCTAAACCTTCTGAAATTTCAGTAGATATTTCATCCCATGCTCCTGTTTCTTTAAGAGTAATAATAAACTCATTAACATCTTGCATAGCTCTGCTTCTTACAGCATCATCACCATTTAACTCATTCCATAATGTATCAAAATCAACCATTTCACCGGTTCTTGCTTTTTCAATAGCTTCTTGTAGACCATCAACTACTGATGTATCTACATCCATAGTTTCACCAGTAATAATTTCTATTGCTTCGTTAGTAATTAAATCTTCTTGTGACTCATTAATTTGATCTAACTTATCTTTTAGTACTTGAACTAGTCTGTAATCTTCAGCTTCCAAGGCTATGTCTATTCTTTCTTGTAATTCTTCTATAGTTTTAACAGTTATTTGTTTAGTGCTAAGACCAACTTGAACTTTAGAATCTTTAGATAAAGGAACAAAAGAAAATATATTTCTTGAAGTTGTAGATTTATCATTTAACCATTGTGCATCCTTAAGTAAGTATGTATAAAATGTTTTATTACCATTTCTAAAAGAATACATTCTTCTATTCTTATCTTTACGGTTAGTGTATTGTTCAGATGTAAGAATTGAAGTACCCATCTCTTTCATTAACCTATCTTGTTCTGCATTGGTTATATCACTAAACTTCTTAAAACCTTGGTTGTACATTACAAACTGCATACCTCCAATGTCAACAATAGAATTTTCTCCAACAGATAGATTAGTTGATACAGCAACTTCACGGGATCTTAATACAGTACTAAGATTACCAGCAATTAGTTCTTCAGAAACTACATCTCCTATACTAGGAGCTTCTATATTAATAGCTCTGTTCTTCCTAGCTTTTAATGAGTTTGTTAATTCTGCAACATCATCTATTCTAGTTAAACGCCCTGTATCAGTTCTATTATTATCTTTATCTGTATTTCCTAAATAGATACTTTGTTTAGTTCTAGTTTCAGGATTAGCTTCTCTTTGTGCTCTTTCAAAAGATTGTTTAACTATTGTTTTTCTTTTTTCTACTGCTTCATCAGTTAAAGTTAAACCTTCATCTGACATTTCCACTTGCTTATATATTGCTAACGGTGCAAAATCTCCAGTGTTAGATGCTTCAATAACTCTTATAAATATAGGAGCTAATACAAAAGGTTCACCAGTTTCTTTATCATAAAATTTAGGTGATTTATCAGGTGAAGTTCTATTATAATAATACAAGTATGTGTGAATTAAACTTAATGCAAATTCTTTAGGTGTTGATGAACCAAACTGAACACCAGGTTTTTGATTAACATCAAGAGCTTTATTTTCTCTTAATACTCCATTTTCACTTATGTTTAATATACCGTCAGATTTAAGCCCAGAAATTCTCATAGGGTTTATTAAACCTTTTTCCACTATTGTTTGAAACTTAGAGTCGTTTAAAAGTACATTATCCTTCATAAAAGGACTCTCTAGTATTTTGTTTGCAACATAGTCTGCCCCTTTCATTTCAATAATCTTTTCTAAATGCAGTGTAGGCATTTGATGTGCATATATTAAATTTCCTTTAGGATCTTTAAATACAGTAGCACCAACAGATTCAGAAAATGGAGCATTGTTTATTGATATTTTAATAAGTCTAGATTTTATACCATAGAGTTCATCTGTTTTTTTAGAAGTATCTTCTCCATCTACGTCTTGGTTATCAAGAAATATGTTTTCTCCTCTGTTAATAGACTTTACTAATTCTTCAATGTCTACTTCTTCTATAGCATCATACATACTAAATGTATCAACTAGCATTTTTTGTTCAGGTGTAAAATTAGATTGATCAAGAATATTAGTTAGAACACTATATTCTAAATATAAAGGACTAATGTCCATACCAAGATCAACTCTTAAATCTTCTGCTACTGAACTAGCTCTATCAGATAGGTTTGTTTGTTCATCTATTTTAGAAATTGCCATTAATTGAGTTAGACTATTTAATGTTAGTGTTGCATTTGTATTTTCTTCAGAACCAAGAACTTTAACTAAGTTATACATTTTATTAAATGAACTAGCCCATTCAGATAGTGTATGATGTGCATCATCTTTAGTAGTAGCAGAATATAAATTTACTACACCACTACTATCTTTTTGCCAAAATATGTTATCTACTCTAAAGTTCATAAAACCATTTATAAACTGTTGGTATAATTCAGAGTCTTTTATCTCAGGTAATGTGTAATTATCATCAAACAATACTGCTGTTTTACCTGCATCATCCATAGCTTTATCAAACAGTCCAATATCTTTAAAGAAATTATCAATAAAGGCTTTACTGTGTGGGTTTTTTCTAGAATATAACCATGCTTTTTTAATTATCTCTATTTCATTTACTTCATTAGCAACTGCTTTTAGTATACCGTTATATACTCTATGTGCATCAACACCAATGTTTAAAAGTTCAGTTTCAGCATCATCAAAATACTTATTACCGTATGTATCTGCTTCATTTAATGTAGTTAGACCAATATATGTTCTAAGGTCTGGACTTAACATTGATGAAAAACCTCCTATTTCATCACTAGATTTACCCCATTCATTTATAGATCTTACACCATCAGCTTCTAATTCTGCAATATCTTCTTCTTCAAGATTTATCTTTTCAGCAATATCAGCAAGCCTTTCATTTACCATGTCTTTAATATCTTCAACTTGATCTAACATTGAATCATACATGTTCCTTACATGAGGAAGTGTATCTACTTGCCATTCCTCACTTTTTTGCATATAGAAATCTCTATTTGGATTATACATTTCAATTGCTAAGAAGACTACCTTTTCTAATTCTTCATTTTTATTAAAAACTCCTTCATGATTTCTTTTTCTTTTAAGGTATAGGTTTGTTATACCAGAAACAATAGTATGTTGCTGATCTGCAGGCATTACATTGTTTATTCTTTTTTCTATAAACTTTCCTTTTTGTGTTTTACTTTCATAACGAATATCTAATGTACCTAATCTAATTGACTTTTTGTATGCTACAGATGGAACTCCTTCTGCAGCCGCTATAGTAAACTTATTAGTTTGAACACCAGCTCTTTTATATTTTCCACCATCAATATCTTTAAATAATGAATTTAATTGATATGACTTATCTGCTTTAAATTGTCTTAATACTGCTTTGATAAAGTCTATAATTCTAGTAAACAAACTCTTAATTTCTGTATTTGTTTTAGTAGTAGCAGGATTCATTTTAAATTCCTCAAATCTATCTGCCATATACTCCTCAGCTAATATATCAGATAATTCTTTAGTGTTCATCTCTTTATAACCCATATCTATTAATCTTAAGAAGTCAAATGCTTCTGACTCAGATTTAACAAAGATACCTTTATCTATCTCATATCCTTTTTCAGTTCTATATAATGCTCTAAGTTCTTTTTTAGCAATACTACTATATTTACTCATCTCAGTATCTGTTAGTAGCGTCCTATATACTGCATGGAATGCTTCATGATATTTAAATGGAGCCATTGCACTAGTAGCAACTTCCCCTCCTAAAACGCTATCAAATGCATCAGTTTTTGGATTATATATAGACTGCATAGCTAATTCAAAATAACCTACAGTCATAAATTTATCTTTCAGTTTACCAGTAAGATAATTTACATATGCTTCTCCTGATTCATGAAAACCAGTCATATCAGATAGTAATATTGTATCAGGTAGATTTGCAGATAACCAATCTCTAAATGTATCTATATCCTCAATATCATTACCATCAAAGTTTCTTGTAATCTTACGTATTTTAAAACTATCTTCAAATGCTTTTTTAACAGCAGCTTTTAACTCTTGTATTTTAGGATCAGTTATGACAATTTGTTGTAAAACTCTATTTATAGCAATTTTACCATCATTAGTTTCTTCATTATATAATTCAGCATTACGTGCAATTAACTCAGCTCTTTTCTCAGCTCTTAACTTTATTGTATAATCCTTAAGCTCTCTCTCTAGTCTTGAATGTTCAGCAAGTGCTTTTTGATTTTCAGCTTCTTTAGGTGTATCAGCAGGTACAGCAGATTGTTCTAACACTTCTATTCTAAGTTCAGCAATTCTATCTCTATATGCTGCTTGAACTTCTTTTTCAAATTCATCAAGACTTTCTCCTATATTTAATTTAACAGCAATTATTTTTAATTGGTCATTAGAAATATTTTCATAATCATCTAATGCAGCATCCTGTCTTTGTTCTGGTGTTAATTCTTCAACTACTTCATTATCTTTTTCTCTTTCTCTTTCTGATCTTTCTTTTTCTTTAAGAGCATCAGACTTTCTAATTATAGGTGTTGTTAATCTAGATATATTACTTCCTTCTAAGTTTAATGTTATGTAAAAACCTTTTTTAACTTCTGATGTTAAGTTTGTTCTTGCAAGAGACAATACATTAAAATCCATATTCTTTTTATTAATAGGATATTTAAATGAATTTTTAGTAGGTTGAAAAGCTTTAAAATTTTCATCAGTTAATGCAGCAATCATATCTTCTGCATTATTCCATTCTTGTACTGCTTCAAAATCTATAACTGATTTTAATCTATGATTTTCTGCTTTATCAGATACATTAAAGTTTCTAATTGAAACATTTAAACCTCCTATACTGTTCACGTTAAGTGTAACAAATATACCAGGACCCGCAGCAATAAACATACCAGGTAGATCAAATTCTGAATCAGCAGGTGATCCATCCATTAATTCTTTATTCCACTTATCATTAAAAGTAATATCTTCAAAATGATTATCATGTGTATCTTTAGATCTTTCTTTTATACTATTTAAAAAACTATCAACATCATCAAGACTCATTGTATCTGGAGTAAGTGTAACAATAGCATATTTACCATTATCTAACTTTACAAGAGCATTATATTTACCTTTTAAGTTAGGGCTTTTAGATTCTAATTTACTGTAAATAGATATAACCTCTTGATACAATTTTTTACCTGCTGGTTTAGTTGTATCAATATTATTTACTGGATTACCTTTTACTTTAGAATAAACCCACTTACCATCTTTGTTTTTGTATTTTGAAGGGTAGTTTCTATTGTAGTCCATAATAAAATATGGAGGTTGACCATCTACTGTAATATCTGAATAATCCGCTCCTTCTACATCTGTAACTACATATTTATAATCTAATTCACCAAACGTAGCTCCTTGTTCTCCTTTACCGGTTAACCTAGTTAATGCTCCTTCTGATAACGTAACTCCAATATCTTCAAGATCTGCTATATCAATAATAACCTCCTCTTGGCCTGATTCATCCAACGTTTTTTGCAAAAATTCTTCTATAGCATATGCTTGAACATAATTGTTTTTAATCTTGTCAACTATATTATCTATGTTATCACTTTTATATGTTCTAAATAAATCATATGCTTGTTGATTAGTTATTTGAAGTGGGTCAATAGTATTACCATTACCATCTAACAATACTACCGAACTTGAACCTTGAAAAAATCCTACAGTTTCAGCAACTAAATTACCCTCATCATTTATTTGTTCTGATATTATTTCAACATAAAGTTTTTGTTTTTGAATTCTTATACCAGGATTTTTAGGATCTTCTCCAAATTGAAACTGCTGAAGTTTATTTACATTAGTTTGTCTATCATCCCATTTAGGACCTCTTCTTATTTTTAGTTTTAATGCTCCCTGCTTTTCAGGACTTAACTCTCTTAGTAACTTTTGAAGTCTATCATTTGCTTCTTTTATTCTTTTTTCTTTATTTTTTATAGCAAAATCATACTTTGGAATAATTGAAAGAGGTTCCCTAGTTAGTATCTTAGATATTCTTGTATCATCATCAATAGTCTCATTCTCAACTAAAGTCCAATTATTAATAAAATCATCTACTTTAATAAACTCTTGATCACTTTTCTTTTTACTATTTGGATCATATGCAGGTCTTAAATGTATTCCCTTCTTAGTTAGTTTATTACCATGAACCATAAACTTATCACCCGTTTCATTATTCTGTACAATATCACCTTTCTTTAAAGATACTTCTTCATTAAGTTCATATCCTTCTTCTTTTTTATCTTGTCTTACTTTTTGATTTCTAGAATTAGTTGCATCTTCTACTGAACCATATACATCATCATTAATAGGATCACCATTGTTATCTACAATTCTATACATTTGTACGTCCCCTTCTTCTTTTGAGATAGTAGTTTGTTGAACATTTAAACCAGAAGAATGACCTTTTCCTTTTTTATCTACAACCTTTTTTCTTTGTGTATTTTTTTTAGTATTATATTTTTTAGGAATTATCTTTGTAGACGTACCAGTTATTTGTTCAACTGTTGTATCAGTTAGTTTTAATATACTTTGAACATTATTTGTGTCTTCATTAGCCATTAACCACTCATTAAAATCAGCCTTTTCCCCTTTTGCAAAGGCTGGTAAAAATACTTCTTGATTTAATTTCATAATAGCAAAAGCAACTTTTCTTGCTTTCTTTGAGGCAGTGCTATCTAGCCAATCTCTTTCTGTCATTGGAGTTCCCTTTACACCTCTTTGATAGGTTCTATATTGTTTTTTTAAGTATTGTTTACTTAATGATACACCAGATTCAAAATCTATTTTATCATCAACAATTTCTCCTGTTTCTTCATCTACTTTAGGTGTAAAGTTATCATCATAGTTATATTCATCATCTCTTATATCTTCAAAGTCTTCTTGTTCTTCTACATCAAAAGACTCACTTTCTTTTTTACGTGCTGTATTTTCATAAACACCTATTATGTTTTCTATTTTATCAGCAAGCGCTTTATTTTTTGGATCAGTAAATATAATTTCACCTTTTTTATTAAAGAATGTGTGTGGCATAGGTCCTTCACCTTTTAACCATTGTTCAACCTCAAACATATCCGGGTATACTTCAAGTTTAGATAAAGCATTTAAGACATTATTTTTTTCAGTTTGATCAACATACTTTTCTATTCTTTCTCTAACTCCTCTTTTGTTCTCTTCAAAAGCTTGTTTAAACTGAACTGTAAACTTATCAGCCATGTCATTCAATTTACCAGGAGACATTATATACTGTATAGCTTTATTATAGTCTTCAGCTCTTCCGTTTAGGAATTTATAGTCTACAATTTTAAGAAGCGTCTCATCTATTTTATCAGAATTAATAAACTCATCATTAGTATTTGCTACAAATTGTAAGAATTTTACAAAAGGATCTTTTAAGCTTTTTATATTCTGTTCATTAAACATTCCAAAAGGTTGACCTGGTAAACCTTTAAGTTTTGGAATATTAACCTGCTGATCACTTAACACTCTTTCTCTAATTTCAATAATTACTTTTTCTTGAATAGACTGTTCTTTTTTTCTTTGAGCTTCTTCATCAGGTGTTTCTCCTTCTTTAGGTACAAATACTGGAGCTGTTTTCTCAACATTTTTTGGATCTGTTAGTACTCCAAAATAAGTTTGTAATAAAGCTAACCTATCTATTTTATTTTTATTTATGTCTTTTTGATCTTGTGTTGTTTCTCCTTCAGTTTCTCCAAAAAGTTTTATTTCTGTTTTTAAAAGATTAATCTCATTTATAAGATCATTCATATTGGTTAGCACATCTAAATCAGATCTTGATAAATTAGCAACAACAGGATCTGCTGCCATGTCTTTATACATTTGATTTGATCTTTCTAAAGCTCTTTTAAATGTATCTCTTGTAAATAATGCAAGCATCTTTGCATGATTAAACGCTGCTTGTTTAATTACTTCTTCATTCCACTCTCTAGATTTTACTTCAAAATCAGAAGGATTATATGGGTTTATTATTTCGTCATTAAGTTGTTTAAATGACTTTTCTAAACTATCTAGATTAGTCATCATACTATTTATACGTTCTCTGGTTTTACCACTTTTAATTTCTTCTGCTGTAGCATTTGGAAATGCCTCAGCTAATCCTTGATCATCTAGTTTAAGAAAGTCTTCTAGTTGGGAACGAAACTCATAAGCTTTACCAGAACTTAATACTGTGTGTAAATGTTGAAATATTCCTTTATCTTTTGCATCCATAAAGTTTAATACAGATCCTGCCATAGATGCATCAAACATTTCTTCATTAGCCATTTTTTGATTTATGGCATTAATCTTATCTGGAGAAAAATATTCTTCAGGATTTTCATATACTTCATTAAGTACTTTTACAGTTTCATTAACATAATCATTACGTTCTTTTTCATATTTTGCATATGCTTTTGGATCCATGTATTTTTGATACATCTGTGGTGCAAATTCAAAAACAGCTTTTTGTGGTCCTTGTACTAAACCACCCATTAAGAATCCTGACATAAATACTTCAAAACCTTGACCAGACATTTGAGATCCTAGTCCTGCTTTTATAGATGCATATTGTGCATCAAGACCCGCCATTCCTGGATCCTTATAGATATTACTATAATAATCTTTTGCACCTACTGCAATTGCTTCTTGAAATATTTCTTGAAAACCTTCAACTGAATTTGGTAATGTATATCTTAATAATTCACCACCAAATATTTTAAGATTACCATTAAGACCACGTTGTCTAAGTCTTCCTAATCTTGATGTACCACCGTCATAAAACTTTTTGGTACCTTTTTTACCCATTTGTTTAGCAGTGCTTTCTAATATCTGACTACCTACACCTCTCTTAGTAGCTTCAAGTGCTTTGTTAATTCCTCTAAATCCTCTTAATGCCCCATCAAATACAATCATGTTTGATGCAAATATTATAGGGAAGTTCCACATTAAAGTAGTAAATGCTGCTTCATCAGACTTCTCTACTATTTTTGCTATTTCATCTGCTGATGGATCGTTACCATTATTATTTGCTTTATAGTCAGCATAGTGTTCAGAAATAAAATCATTCTTTACCATTCCTGCTTCTAACTTACTTTCAGCTATAGCAAGATTAACCATTCTCATATCTCTATAAAATCCTCCTGCTGTTTTTGCAACTTTAGCAGCAGTACTAAGAGCCTTTGCTGTATTTTCAGCTGTTTTCCAACTCTTAATTGCTTTATATGTATTAGGTGTAAGTTTATCTGCTGTCCATAAACCAGCTCTTAACCAAAAAGATTTTGCGTCATCTGCATTCTTTACTGTTTTTAATAAAGCTTCTGATGCATTTTGTGCGTCTTTAATCTTATCTCCAACTCTACCTAATCTAGCAACGTTATATGCAGTTCTACTAGCTACAATTGGAGTAGCACCTCCAAACGTTCCTGCCTCAAGAGCAGCTAATGCAAGTTCTTCTACGGCAATGTTAGATAATATACCAACAGTGTAACCAGAGTTTAGCATTAAATTAGTTGCAAAACCACCAACACCTCCTCTAGTAGTATTTCCTATTCTCATTGCCTCAGCAAAATTATCAGCACCTTCTATATCTGCACTAAGATAGTTTCCTTGCATTGCATCACCAAGAGCATCATATGTACTCATAAAACCAGTACCAAATACTTTACCAAACTGTCCCCACATTCTTTGATTATCATCCCACCATGTAGAATTTTCGTTATAATACTCCTCATTATTTCTATAAGGATGAAAACCTAACTTATCAAAATTAGGGTGATTATAAAATCTATCAAAATTACTTGATTTAAATCCAAAAGTTTGAACATTGTTTGGAGTAAGTTTATCACTAGTAGTAGATGGTTGTGAATATACCTGATTCATTAACCTATCTATATCAGACTCAGAATTTTGAGTTTCTAAACTTTGAAACTTTTCTTCTGGAGATAAGTAAGTTGGAGTATACCCTGTATTTATATAACTACTTGCAGCATCCATATTAGGAGTCCATCCTGGATTTACTTGTGCAGCTAAAAAGCTCATGTCTTGATCACCAAACAAAGCTTGATCAACGTCAAAGTCTTGTGACAATTCTAAATCTTGTTGTGGTGAATCTGTTATTCCAGCAAATACATTAGCGTTAGGTGCTAATGGATCAACAGTTTCCTGTGGTACATTGTTTGGAACAATATTTCCTTCTTGTGTAATTTCCTCTGCCATACTATGGTTTATTTCAGATTTTTACTTTGGGTATTTCTATTTTTATTAGCTAAATTTTCTAGATGTTCTCTTTGAGTTCTCATCATTTCATCAATTTTTGCCTCACCTGATGGAAGCGCTCTAACTTCACCAGCAACTTCTCTATAGACCCATTCTTTATCATCATCTTGGATCCATGTTCCTTGTGTCATTTGAGTATATATTGTATTACCATCACTACCTGTCCAAGCTCTAACTTTACCACCTTGAGGTACAGTATGAATATATCCTCCATTATCTCTTATTATTCTTCTTGTACTAGACACATCCATATTTATTACGTCAAGAGGATTATTTATCATACCTTTATCTACATATATTGTAATAGTATTCTTATCATCATCAAAAAGTTTAGTAAGTAGATTGTTATCTATAGTAGAGGAGCTTCTCAGTTTTTTTATATAATCTTGATCTAACTGAAGTGTCCAACCAGATTTACCACCTAAGTTTTCATTATATGTAATAGATATGTTTGGCATGTTAGTAGCAGATGCTGGTTGTCTAAGATCTGTTCTTATTTGTCGTAATATTTGATCCATACCTTCAGACCATTCCATATCTGTTAATGCTCCTTTTACAATATGCATTGATGGATCTCCTAGTTTAACAACAACATTTGATTTATCTAATTTGTTAACTGCATTTAAAGCTATTGTTAATTGAGTTGCTATTTCTGGATGAGCATTTCCGTGTATATATGTACCATTCCAATTATCAGTCATTGCAATGCTTCCATCATTTATCTGATCTTTTAGCATAAACTCATTTCTTGCACTAAATGTTGGAAAACCATTACCTGCAACAGAACTAGTCATCCCTTGATTCATTGCATCATATAGACTATTATATGCTACTGTAGTCTTATCATTCATATTATTATAAGGCCTAGAACCAGCTCCTGGTCTCCAATCTTCACTACTATGTTTCACAACATGGTGTTGTAATCTTACAGGAAACTTTTTTCCACGTCCATCTGTAGCTCTAAAATTATTATAAAAGCTATTTGACAAATTATCCTCAGAAGAATCAACACCTTTTAGATAATTATCTATACCCTCTTGTCCAAATCTAGTATATTGAGATGATATGTTTTCAACTATTCTTAATTCTGACATATCTACTGCATAATTTTCTTTTAATGCTGATTTAATATCAGAAACACCTAATGTTTTTAAAACATCAGGAGTAAAGATGCCGGATAAGTATTGTTGATATTTTGCATAATCTCCAAAGTCTTCAACACTTTTTAATACTGCTGGTAAATTTGCATTATCAGCGTTAGCTTTAAACTTATCTGCTCCAACTTGCTGATATTCTGATAAATTTAACATTCTAAATGTTCCATTATCATTTTCAATTAATGGTGAACCATATTTATCAAAAAATTCTTTTAATGATGGATCTGCTTGTGCCATTATCATATCATAAGCAGACTTGTATGTTTTATTTTGTTTTTCAACTATGTTTAATACATCAGCTTTACCATTTTCAATCTGACTTTCTATCTGAGATATTTGTGTATTTAAAGAATTAAACTCAGCTGTACCTAACATAGGTGCAAATGCTCCTTCATCTCCTAAACCTACTTGATGATGATATTTTTGTAATACTTCTAAATAAAGATCTTCAAGATCTGTTTGACTTCTACCTGCTCCGTTAAGTAAATACTCTTTAGCTTCATTCCAGTGTAAAAATTTCTTTTCCCATTTACCGTCTTTATTAGTAGGGTTAGTATCTTTCATATATCCAGAACCATCAGCATAGGTAAACACTTCAACTTCAATACCTGTTGGATCTACGTCATAGTCAGCACTACTCCAAATAGAAGCTAACTGAGTATGCATTTGTTCAATAGCAGTAAACATTGGAGCATTAACATTGTCTCTCATTTTTGTATCTATGTAAAACTTGTTATCTCCCATAAGATCACCTGTATTTTCATATGAGCTAAGGTTTAATTCTGCATCAGGCATTCCGCTTTGCATACCAGGACCGTCAAGATTAAGACCTCCACCACCTTCAAGTGATTTTTTATAGTCAGCTAAAGCTTTAGCATCATTAAACTTTTGTTGTTGTTCAATCATTCTGTATTCATGATCTAACTTTTTTGAAACTAAAGGATTAACTTTTCTATCTGTAACTTTCATTGTAGTAGTAGCATACTCATTAGCAGCAGATAATACATCTTTATTAATAGAGTAATTCATATATGCTTGATAAGCAATGTTTCTCATTTCTGCAAGATCTTTATATTCTCTAGATATATCTAAAATAGTTTTGTTATCTTTTTGTATACCTTTATCTATTGCTGTAATAGCACCAAGAGTTTCTAAATAAGTTTGTTTTGCCTTAGTACCCGCTTTTGGATATTTTTCTAAATACTTTTCCCAACTATTTTTTGTTTGTGTTAATTTATCTTTTTGACTTGTTTCAGTTTTTATTTCATCTTCTATGCCAGTTTTACTTTGATCAATTATCTGACTTAAAATATATTTTTCAGCATTTTCTTTACTACCGTATTTTGTAATATTATTTTCATTTTCATAAAACTTTCTTGCTTTTACATATGCTGCTGTAGCATAACCTCTTGAAATAAGAGGATCATCTAGTATAGTTTTAGCAATAATATTTGCAGCAGGATTGTATGTTCCCATTACTCCTGTTTCTTTATCTACTACACCAGTTGGTCTATTAGTAATAACAGAGCCATTGGTCATTGTAGACATCCATACTCCATCTTCACTAAACACAACATCAGTCATTTCTAACTTTTTACCTTTACCTTCATAGTTCATTAGGTATTCAATACCTCTTTCAATTAAATCAGGGTCTTCAACATATTCAGGTAATCTTTCTGACATAGATTCTTCTAAGGATCCTGCTTTAAAATCTTGCATAGAAAAATTTAATCTATCTACACCATCTTGCCAATACTTATCTCTTTCTTTTGCATCAGGACTTTTTCTATATCCTTCTGCTTTTTGTGTTTCACCATTAAAACGTTTAGTAAAAACAATATCTCTTACTATTGTTTTATCTTCAAAGAATGGTTTAAATAATGCTCTAGCAGCATCAGCATTCTGTTGTAAAGAAAAATCTGTACCTGTAAGTTGTTGAATTTTAGGTACAAGAAGATTTGAATACTCATCTCTTTTGTGAATATTATCTTTATGAGATAAGTCAGCATGGACAACTTTACCATATAAATCATTTAAATGTTTATAATTGGTATTATATCTGTCTTGTCTTCTACCTAATGTATCTGCTAAAAACTTAAAGTCTGGTGTATATGCTTTAGTTTTAGCTATGTAGTCATTACTATTTGGAAGGTATGTTGCCATATTACAAAATTACTATATTTTTTTAACTTTTATTCATTTATAGAGTAAATTTTTAAAGTTTACTAAACTCCAAATATCCAATCTCTTAAAGCTTTCTTACTTCTTGCTAGCTCTTTTTTTCTATCACAGGAAGAACAACCTACTTCATTACCATATTTTACTTCTGTAGTATTTTCTATTTCTGTTTCTTCATCCTTATTATTAGTCATATTAGAACGTAACGGTGTAGAAGATGCTGAACCTTGTCCCATATATTGTTTAATACAATTAAGCATTTGATTTGTATTATCTTTAAAGCCCATATCGTTACATGCTGTTCTTGCATTTTGCATTGTCATTTGTTCTGTAGCTTTATTAGCATTAAGATCATCAGGATTATAAAATGTGTTCATATGATTCTGAGCATCATAGTAGTAATTAGGATTCTCCATATTTAATGCATATAACTTATCTGCATTATCCATTCTTTCTACTTGTGTATCTACAATGTTTGCATTATCTGCAGCCATTGTATTATCAAAATTATTTAATGCTGTTGCTACTCTTGTGTTATATTCATCTCTATTAGCTGAATTTGTAGCCATTGCGTTATTTAATATTTGAGACTTTCTTGCTTCACTGTTGTCAAAGATCTTAATGTTTGTATTTGCTACATCAGAAATACCTTTATTCATCTTATCACTAATTTGTCCCATATAGAATGAAGCATTTGCAGGATCAGCTTTTGCTAACTGTTGTGCCATAGCTAAGTTAGCTTGTATCATAGCTTGAGGATCTTGATATGCTACATCAGGAAGAACAGGATCTACATTTTGCCTAGTAGGCATATATAAATTTCTATCCCACTTTTGACCAATAGCATTTTGTAGTCTAAGATCATCCTGTGGGAAAGTCATATAAGGAGGAATTTCTCTATCTTCTGGTGTTTCAGGTTTTGTTTTACAACTACAAGTATCTAAATCAAATTCTTGTCCTTTACTTAAACATTCAGCAGCTATTCTTTTTTGTTCTGCTTCATCACATTTTATATCTGTAATAATTTCTTCTTCATGTACTTCATTAGTAGCAGAACTATATTGTCCAGCAGATGCCATTCCTATTATACCATCAAGATCTGACATTGGTAAACCAGTTCTTTCATCTATGTGTCTTCCACCTTTATGCTTTCCTCCTTTTAAATCTAAAGTAATATTACCAAAAAATGCATCTGCTTGATCTAAATCTGTTTCTGTACCTTTTAGATCTTGCATTGCTGTAAACATTCCTTGGAACATTTTAGCATTTTGTGCATAGGTATCACCTTCACAATCACCCCAACCAAACTCTTCACATATAGCTTTATATCCTCCTGATTTAAAGTCAGTTGGGTTATAACCTGCATGTTTAGCTTGGAGAAGTTTATCATTCATATCCATATATGCTGTAAACAACTCTTCTTCTGATTTACCTGATACTGGTTGATTAGCTACTATTCTTTTTAAATCTTTAACACTAAGATCACCAAGCTTCTTTCCATCTTTAATAGATTTTTTTATTGCCTCTATACCACCTGCATTTAAAACAACATCATCCCATTGTTTTTCAAGAGCCCTATAACCTTCAACCCATGCAGTTCTAACATCTGCAAAATCTTCACCCATAACATGATTATAGAATTCTTGGTGTGCAGCTCTACCTGCTTCTCTACCTTTATATTTATCTGAATCATGTGCATTCTTATGATTACAATCATCACCTGTACATATAGGTTGTCCTTTTTGCATTTGTGGTAGTTCCATGCCATCTCTTGCCATCATCATACCTGCGCCTTGCATAGCAGGATTAGAACCAGTATACATTGAAGGATCTGCAATCTGCACATTTGGCATAGATTGATCTAAGTCCATTATTGAACCTGCTAATACATCTTTTCTTTGAACACTTCTCATTTGAAGCTCAACGTCTCTCATTTGTGCTTGGAGATTATTTATTTGTTTTTCAAACTCCTCTTGCGCTTTCTTTTCTTTAAACATATGAGGATTTGCTTGATGATACTTTATAGCTGCAGAATGCTCTTGCTGCATCATTTCTAATTGTGAACCAAGAGATCTATACATAGGGTTACTTGTATATGATGGAGTTAATGGATCTAACTCAATCTCATTTGATCTACCCATAGATATACCCATATTATCTTGTCCCCCATAAACAAATCTTCTTAGTGAACCACCTCTACTCATTCCTGGTAGTCCAAGAGGATTTTGATCTCTTACATATCCTTCAGGAACTCCCATTGTAGGAACCATTGGTTGACCTGTTTCAACACCCATTTGTCCAAATAGTGGATCTTTAAAGCCAGCCCCTAAATCTCTATCTCCATGTATTGCATCCCATTCAGCTTTTATATTGTTAGTTGATTCAAACATAGCTTCTGATCTAGCATCTGGTCCACCAGTATTTCCACCTCCTTGCATTTTGGGCATATTACCATAAGGCATGTTAGGTAAATTTTCATGACCTGGCATGATTCTTGTGTCTGTATCAGGAGCTTTCATTTTGTCAAGAGCTTTAGTCTTATAGCTCTCATACATAAATTTAACTTCTTTTATATCTTTTAATCTATATGCAAATCTCCACTCATCATATGTACATAGTTGATTCTTACATTTTGTAGCTAAATCAAATTCAACCTTAACTTCTGGTTCTTCTTGTAAAGCTTTACCTACTCCTGCACCAGCAACTGCACCAGCTGATTGAGCAGGCACTTCTCCTTGAGTTTGATAAGGCATTAAGTCTCCACCATACTTCATACCAGGACCTTTATAATTTTTATTTGTATCAGCTGCATGTTTCATTGCTGCACTAGGTGGAGGATTTCCATATGCTGGACATGGTGGATGATCATCTTCTGCTGAATTATCCTGTGGCGTATTCTCAACTGGAGCAACACTGTAAGTAGATTTTTTAAATCCACCAAATAATAACTTATCTAACTTTGTTGGATTGTTTGGCATACCACCCGTTACACCACCAGCTGCCATTTGTGGAGGAACCATCATACCTTGTGCTTGCATATCAGTAGGAGGTTGAGGTGGCATCATACCTTGAGGAGGCATTCCTTGAGCCATACCTTGTTGTGGTTGTTGCTCTGGATTCTTTTCAGCATTAATCTGATCTATCTTTTGTTGAAATTGTTGAGGGTCTACACCTTTAGCCATTAAATATGGAAAAGCAGCTAATGGTAAACCATTCTCAAAATCTTTTTTAGATTCTTGGATAAATGCTATCTGAGATAACATTATCTTATTTTTATTAATCATCTGTTCTGCAGTTTCAACTGCAATCTTATCAGATGTTTCATCTTCTAATGTTTCTATATATTTATTTAAAGGAAATTTCTTAGCAGCTTTAGCAGGAGTAATTCTTTTCTTTTGTTCAATTCCTAAAGATTTCATTTCATCTTTAGTTAAAAGCATTCCTCTTGTGTCAGAGTAAATAAAACTTTGGTCTGGTAAACTTAAAGGAGTACCTCCTTCATTATGTCTTTTACCTCCTATGTTATATAATTCAAATACTCCATCTCCTGACGTGTCAGTTAATGCTACTTCACCTTTTTCTGCTTCTAAATTAGCTGCTTCTCTATCAACAGGCTTTAATGTATTGCTAGAAGTAGCACCACCAGCAGCATATGTTTTTATAACTTTACCGTTTCTTACAGTAAAACCTTTGGGTAATGAATTTTTATTTATTTTTATTTTTGCCATAATTATATAATTTCTATATCAGCACCTGCTTTTATTAGTTCTTGTAATAATTCATAATCTATTTCTACTTCAGTTCCATACTTTGCTACCTTATCTATTTTAGGTTCATCTTTTTTCTTAGCTATAGTAGAAGGTGCAGGTTTTTCTGTTTTTGGTAGAGTAGTTTCTTCTGCTTTAGCAATTAAAGCACTTGGACTTTTACCGTCCTTTTTATCTGGAGTTACGGCATCAGCAACTTGTGTAGTCATACTTCTACCATCAGTAACACCTGCATATTCAGCGGCATCCTTTGCTACTGAAGCCGCACCTACTGCTATTCCAGCTCCAGGTATCATTGAGGCAGCATTAATTGCCATATTTTCTGTATGCTTCATTGCTCCCTCTGTATCTCCTTCATAAGCAGAATAACCAGCTCTAGCACCAGATGTAGCTGTATTAACAGCATCCACAACATTACCTACAATAGGAACTGTACCTGCTGCTGACATAGCTGTTTGTGCATAATCTAAACCTTTATTTATAGGAGTTTTAAAATCAGTTTCTTCATACCAATTTTTTGCTTTATCCCACCATCCGTCTTTTGCCATTGGTAAATGACCACCATAAGCCATTTTAGCCATTATTTGTTTTTGATATGCAATAACTTCAGGGCTATAACCTATCTCTACATTATAAGGATTAGATCCTGTAAACTCAGCTAGTGCTGCATAGTTAACATTATCTACAACCGGTTGTGCCATACCCTGTCCACCCATTTGCATTATTAATGGAGCCTTCATATTATTACCAGAATAGATTTCATCTACTTTCTCATTAGTAAAGCTATCTCCACTATTAACATCATGTATTCCTTGTGAAGATTCCTGAACCATAAATTGAGATTCAGCATCAGTATTTTCTGTTTCAGCCTTTGTTTGAGCAGCATCATTTGCCCATCCTTCTAAAACAGCATTACCAAAGTCTGCCCATTTAGTTACAGCTCCTGATACATCACCATATGTATTTATAGCTCTATCTACTATACCTGTTTTAGTATTAGCTTTTACTCTATTAGCAATATTACCATAACTTGAGTCAACTACTCCTGAATCAGCAACAGTAGTCTCATCCATTTCATTCATTTCTTCTTCAGTCATGTTTGCTTCTTCCTCATCAGTAGTACCGTCACCTTCTGGACTTCCATCTGGTGGTGGAGTTGCATTTGCGTCAGGATTATTTGCATCATTGTTAGCATTTTCATTTGTTTCATCTACAGGAACTTCTTTCTTTTCTGCATTATTATCTTTTGGAGGATCACTAGGACCATCAGATTTATTTTTATTATCCTTATCTTTTTCTCCTTCATCTTGATAGAAAGGTAGTGCACCTCCATTTCTGTAAAAGTTTAACTTGTCTGCACGTTCTTGATCATCTTGCATTAATAATTTATGTAACCATTCTCTATTTAATTGTAACTTTCCTGCTGGACCTAAATTGCTTTGATGATTTTGATCTTGTCCTATAACGTTTCTGTACATCCAACTATTAGCTAAATCATTTTCAATACGTAAACTATCCCTAGTTATTGCATTTTGTAATTCATTAGCAGTAAAATTCCCTGTATATGGAACAACTGATGTTCTTGGAAAATTAGGAGTGTACTCTAAAAAGTCATGTACTTTTTCACCTTTATCTTGATATTTGTCAAGTTGTTTTTGACCACCGTATACAAACATTTCTAATCCCATACTAGCTTCTTCTCTTTCTTTTCTTAATCTATTTTTTCTTTCCTGATTTCCTTCTTGAGTTTTAATAACTTTTGTAGCACCATTAGTATATTTAATTGTTGTAGTACCATCACCATTATCAACTCTACTTTCTTCTATTAAGCCACTAGGATTATCATTTCCATCGTCATTATTATTATTATTATCTTCTTCTCTCTTTTCTCTCTTTATTTCTTCACTTGATTTTTTTATGACTTTCTTATTATCAGTATAATCATTTTCTGGATCATAATCTTCAATTTGTAAATTTGACATACCATCATCCATTATAACATTAGGATCTGCTTCAGGTCCTGTTCTTACTAAACTTGTTACATCAGCATCAGGATTAACTAATATATCAGTTACACTATAATCTTTAGTTTTATCTCTTGCTTTATCAAACTCTGTTCTATCATTTTCTGAATCAAAAGCTCTAGTTTTTGTTACTGTTTTAGTTACTGTTTTTGGATTTTCCTCACTTTCTGGTTCATCAGGATTGAAATTTGGATTATCTTCTGTAACTTCTTCTTCATATTCTACATCATCATAAGTTACATTTCCTGTTACACGGTCCATTGTTTGTCTAGAAGCAACATTAGTATTGTCTAAATGACCTTTTTCATTATATTCAGTAATTAAATTATCTCTATGATCTTGGAACTCATTAAATCTTCTAGAAGTATGCATTCCTTGTGTGCCTATAACATCAGATAGTTTCATGTCTTTATCACCAGACTCAATAAACTTTTGTAAATTAGCATCATCCCAATATAACTGTGCATCATTTGCATTACCAATCTTACTTGTATCAAGAGTGGTTTGTTTAAAGTCTGCTTTTGTATAAGGTTTGCCTGTTTTAGGATTTATTGACTGTCTTCCAAATCCTTTTATTGCTTGTCCTGTAGAACCAATTGCATCAGCTAAAAGACCCCATTTAGATGTTGGAGATAATTCATAATCAGGAGTTCCTTTTTTTGTTCCTTGTCCTAAATTGTGAGAATTAACAACATCCTCCATTTCTTTTTTACTAATCTTACCATTTTGATAATCTTGTATAGCTTTTTGCTTATCAGTTTCTGAAGACTCTTCTACTTTTTCTATACATGTACATGTAGCTGGATCTACTTTAAGTCCTTTCTTAGCACATTCAAAATATACAGATTTTTCACAACCTTCACCTTCAGGACTACCATCACCTTCTCCATCATTATCTTCTGCATTCTCACTTATCTGTTCACCACATGTGCTTTTAGTAGGACTACAACTTCCAGAAGAAAAATATTCTTCTCCTGCTCTTTCCCATCCTTCTGGACATATACATTTATTATCTACAGACTCATCAGTATAGTCTCCACCTCTCGTACCATCAGTTTCCTCACCTTCAGTGTTCTCTTCACTTGGAGTACCTTTTAAATATTCTTGATATTGTTCTTGTGCATTTGCACCCTTTCTATTTACTGGATCTTGTAGTACCCATTCTTTAAAGTCTAGTTTCTTATCAACAGTTTCTTCCTCTTCCACTGTTTCTTCAATAGGACCTTCAGTCTGATACCATGGTAATGCACCACCATTACGCATAAGATATTGATACTGATCCAAGTATGGATAAACGTCAAAAGTTTGATTTTTTATATTTTTTTTCTTTTTTGCCATTTTATTTCATTACATATATAATATACTAAAAATCAAGCACATTAACTAACTTTTAGTTAGTGACTTCATGTACTCTACTGTATCTAAACCTGCTTTTTTAGAATCTTGATAATAAACTCTATTAAGTTTATCATATATTCTTTTTAACTTTTTTTGATATGGTGTACCTTCTGCAGCACCACTTACGTGTGCCATATACAATGCTATCTGGTCATCTATAGGAATAACTTTATCATCTCCAAGTGTTACGTTTTTTACATTTGTATTTACATCAAGATCTTCAAATGTTATTTCTGGAGCAGAAGGAGGAGGTGTAGTTAATGCTTCTACATTAGGATCTGTTACTTCTTCATTAGGTATCATTCCTAGTGCGCTTAGATGTTTTAATCCTGAAGGTGATAATTTATCTCCGTTTCTATATTTTTTTATAAGTTTCTTTGTTAATTCATGAGCTCTTTGTTGATCATGTATTTGTTGAGCAATATCAATTATTTGAAAATTACCTGATCCATCTGCATCATCTTTATCATAATACACTCTATCATCTATATCTTTATGTTTATAGTTTACATAAGGTAAGTTTCTTCCTTTATCAAAGTCTTTTTTAATAGTATAGTTACCTTGAGGTGTTTCAATCTTTTTTTCAGAACCCATTTGAAACTTAGGTAAGAAAGCACCATTACGCATCATATCTGCAATTACACCATCTTGGTTTTTAAGAGCAAGCTTTTCTTTATTGTAAGGAGATTGTTTAACAGAGCCACCATACTTAGCCATCATAGTATTACTACCATCATCTATTTCATCATTAGATGTAAATGTATTCATCATATCAACAACTTGATTATCATCAAACTGCTCTAATAATTGTTTATCTTTTATAAACTTATCTGGATTTTCTTTTATATAATCTATATGTGATTGGTCAAACATAAAGTCTTCCTCAAAATTATATAAACCTGCTTTCCATAACTCATACCTTGTTGTATCTATGTCAGATTTAATTTCATAGCTTCTTGTATCATGAGGTATTTGTAAATTATTATCAGACCAAAGAAAATCACTTCCTTTCTCTCTAGTGATCTCTCTTTCACCCTCAGTCATTAAAAACTCTTGTGCAACGTTATCTTTAGTATTAGGATGATTAGCACCTAATGCATGAGAATATTCATTAACAAGAATACTATTAAATGGATCATAAGATAATTCATTATCTTCTGCCATTGTTACAGCTTGTCCTGGGTTTACTTTAACTATAGGATTTATATTACCTTCATCTTTATAATTAGGTCTTTTATAGCTAGATTGTAATCTATCAAATTTCTCCTGTAGATTCATCATAGTGAATATATTAGCATCTTCACTATAATCCCTAGCATATATCTCTGCCCATTCTTCTTCTCCACTAAAGTCAACTTCTGTATCTTCTAATCTTTTTAGTTTACCATCTCTTACTTTTTTCCATTCTTCTTCACCATGTAAATCTATTGCTCTACGTTTAAATAAATCACTATTTAAGTAAGCTGTAAAATAATCTTTGACTTCTGAACCTTCCTGAGCCATAGGTATTTCCCTTACCATATTTGTATCAAACTTATGAAGACCTGAGTTAGGACCTAGAATAACATTATTAGCAAGTAAAGGCATGCTTACATCTGTCATATCTATAATTCCATCTGGTGTATGAATATCTAAGTATGGTCTATCCTTATAAGGAGAGTCATCTTTATATCCTTGTTTTGATATATCTTTTTGATCTTCCATTATCTCATTGAAATATTTAACTTAGTATTATTTAATCTTAATAACATTTTTCTATTTTCAGATTTAACTCTTCTTAGTAAGATGTGATTATAGTAATGTCTAAATTTCTTTCTTTGTGTTTGTGCTTTATTATAATTTAAATTAGCAGCATTAAGATTTCTTATATATCCATTCCATTGTGTATTAAACACTGTTTGTTGAGCTGCTGAAAATTCTCCTCTATCATTTGTAATATCCCAGAACTGGTTAAATCTATATTTTTGTTCTTCTTTACTATATAATATATCTATAAAGCCTCCACCAATTATTGGGAATGTAGATGCTAATACAGGATTATTTTTAGGTGTAATGTTTAATCTTAATAATCCAGATACTTGTTCTGTATTATATATTATTGCTTCATCAAAATTCCAATCTAAATCATGGAATCTATCTTTACTTTCATTTTGATATACATATGATTCTAACTGATATTCTAAACTTCTTATAGTTGTAACACTTTGACCACTATGTTCTATTAAGTCAACTTCCCACGGGTAGTCTATACCATAATAATTAGCATATAAATCAGTTCTTGTATTGTGTCTCCATATAGAAGATCCTTGTATTTGAGCTCTACAATTTTTACAACTTGCATTACAAAACCCAGGATCAATATATGTTAAACCATTTGGTGATCCATTAGAATCATATTCATAATCAAATAACTCTTGTGCAGTAAGACAAGGTGTACCATCATCCCATGATGTGTACGCACCGTTTGATTGTTCACATTGATTTCTAAATGTTCCTAAACTGTTATTACTACCATTACCAGTACAACCACAATTAGATTGACCACATACAGTATATTGATAATTACCAAAAGCATTTTGACCACAAGGTAAAACTAAATCATATCCTGTTGAGCAAACTTGACCATTAGTTAAAACTGAATCAACACAAGCAGAAGTACCTACACCAGCATCTGGAGTCATATTTATAAGAAGCAGATTTGTTAATCTTGGTACTGTAATTTGAATATCTTCACAACACTCTTCTTCAACTGGATCCCATGTATAGCCAGGAGGACAATTAATTTCTCCTTCTTTAGTTGTTAAAAAATGATTTATACTATTAAATGTTAAATCAGGATGCCAATCATGAAATGAAATCCATGCTTTAGATTTAGGATCATAGCTAACAGTCCATGAAGCATCTTCAAAGAAACTAGAATCATTTAATTGTATTGGTGATTTATTAGGAGCTGCTTTACTACAACCAGGACCGGATATTCCAGATAAACAATCAAGATTTACATAAAAACCTCCTTCACAATCATCAAAACAAATACAATCAGTTGTTGGTTCATAATCTTTTTTACTAAAATATATAATATCATTCATAGGATCATATACTGACTGTACACCTATTCCTGTAACTGGATTATCAGCAACTGAAGGACAATCTTCTACATTAGGTAATGCAGATATTAATCTTGATGGTAAATATTTATTAAACCACCATTTCATTCCTTGATCAGATATAGCTGATAGACCTTTTGAACCATATTGAAATATTTTTCCTTGTGCTTGAGATACATAAAATAATCCCATAGGTGTATTAATAACACTTCTTGCGCTTTCACATGAACCATACTCATGTGATAAATCTGAGTTTGCTACATTTTGAAATGCTTGACTAAATAAACCTCCGTCACCAATAATAAGTTTAGTACCACCTTTGTCCATATTTAATGCGTCTACACCTTGAAACATTTGTGGAGATATTGTTGGAAATAATATTAATGCACCTGTTTTATTAATAGGTTTAATTGTATTAACTGTAGATTTAAAATCTCTAAAGTTTTTACTAAGGAATATTCTCCAAAAGTCTTTATTAGCTTCTTTCTTTTGTTGTTTAAGTTTCTTTAATGTTACACCACCTGTTGGTAAAGAATATATTAATCTCTTAGGAAACTTTGTTAAACATGTCTCTGAAACATAAGGGTCATACCATCTAGGTTGTATTTCACCAAAAGATGTATTCCAAAATCTTTTTTGATTTAATGATTTATCATATTTATAATAATTATCTACATCTTGAATTTTAGCATCAAACATAGTATTTATATCAGTATAATCTAAATAGTCATAATGACGTGTAGTTATACTATCAGAGTAATCTCTATGTGCTACATTTATTTCAGATTCAACAAAGAAATCTTGTACACCATTGTTATGTGTATACATATAATGTTCAGTAACAACAAACACACCACCACTATTATCTGTATCTGTAGCAGCTTCATAAGGTGGATCAGGAGTTTCATAATCTACATTATCAAAACTTTGAGGAATAGGAGTACCACCTGATATATTAATTTGAAAATCAGCTCTACTTTGGCCTTCATAACCTGTTGATGTACCATCACCACCAATATATGAAAATAATCCTCCTTTGCTTCCTGAATTACCTCCTTGTATTGTGTGTATATTATACTTAAGTGGGAATGTTGAACAAAGAGTTGATGTTCTACTTGTACCGCCATGTACTATTGTTACAGTATCAAAATTTTGTTTAGGTAGTAGTTGATTAACATTAGTTGTTGAACCACCACTAGGTATTGGATTAGGAGTTACATTTCCAGGTGGTTTTAACCATGAGTATCTGTTATCAACTACATATTCAAAACCTCCAGTATTCCAATTATATACTGCAGCTAAACCAAATACAGAAGCTTCTAATGACATAGTTTGATTTACATATCCTGGTTTTTCAGTACCAGCACTTCCTCCTTCTATACTACTTCCAAAATTTTGGGCATTTGGAGTTCCATCACAACCTCCATTAATTGCATTATTTTGATAATGTCTATCAGCTTGACCTCCTATTCCATTAACCTTAAAAAAATTTTTATCAGTTAAAGGTCCGCTTATTGCACTACCCGCTCCATTTTGAAGTTCACCTCTTTTATATTCTCCACTTATTACACCTTGCACATCTCTAACATCTGTTGGGTCATCTGGATGTGTTATTGTTATAACATCTGTAACACCATTAAAAGAAACTACATTCTGAGTTGCAGATTTTATATTAACATTAATATTTACTACTCCCGTTAACTTAAGAACAGAATAATTTTGATGCCATTTATATATAGGATCACCATTAGCATCTGTAACAGTAGGCATTGTACCATTTGCTTGACCACCTGTTCCTAATACATTTCCTGATTGTGTCCAAGCTTTTGCTTGATCATTACATGTAGTTGCTTGGAATGTTATATATGAATCTACCCAAGCAGCACCACTAAGAGCTCCTGTATAAACAGCATTTGCATTTGCATAATTATTAAATAGATTACCATTATTAAGAGGCGGAAGTGTAGAATCTGGTTGTATACAAGATGGTAAACAAGGATTAGAACCTGTATAACACGGGCCCAGTGTATTCCAACAATCATTACATGTACAGGATACTCCATCACCATCTTCAGGAAGTTCCCATGCACCATTTGCCCATGTATTAGCTGTTTCAATTACATGAGGTGTATAAAGTCCTGGACCTCCAGCACCAGGTGTAGAATTAGTATTTATACTATCAATAAGTAATTCATTTGTAGTATCATAACTTGCTGTTATTCCACCTGTAGGAGAATTATTAGGATCAAAATTACCTGCTCCTGAAAATGTAGCGCTACTTCCTTCACAAACAATTGCACCAGGTCCATCAAGATGGTATAAATCTCCAGGAGTATGTCCTCTCCAGTCAAAAGTAAGATCAGTAATAGGTTTAATATACTCATCCATTCTAAACTTATTAGAATCTAACCAGTATCTTGGATAAGGAACATTAGGATAATTCTTATAATCCCAAGCAATTCCGTCTGGTTCACCATCTTTTAGAAAGTCCCAGAAAAAAGGCATACTAGTTTTTTCAGTATATCTGTTTATATATACATCTCCACCCCAATGAACTTCTGACCATCCACCATTAGTAGTAATTGTTGTTCCAGCAACTAAAGAATCATGACTAAAATAATTACAATCACCACCTGCAGGTTGCATTAATATATTATCTATTTGTCCATATTGGTTATCTATATTTACTTTTAGTGCTGCATAATTTACTGCAATAGGTTTACATGTTTGTACTCCTGGTGAATACCATGTAACTGTTGCACCTGTTCCATCATCACGTGTAGGATTTTGGCAATCATTACATAGACCATCACCAATAGTAAACTTAGAAAAATCATTACCATTAGGATCTAAAAGACCACCATAAGTACCATCTATTACTGTTCCACCTGGACCTGTACTTCCAGCTCCAGTTAAATTTTGTGTGCTTAATACTACTGTTGATTGTCTTCTTAAATTATTAATCATCACATTTCCTGGAAATGCAGAAAACGCTTGTTTTATATATCTTGCATCTTCAACATTTCTTCTCCATGCAGTATCATCCATACCAAAAGGTTGCATTATATCATTAGAAACATCTGCACCACTCCATGTAAGAGGAGGTAATATAACTTCTTCATTATAAAAACCGTGAGATATATACTTATATACATGATCTTGATATGATACAAGATTTCTAATGAGATCTAATATTTTATCACCACCCGTAGCAACATAATTAAGGAATGCAAATATACCTGTAATCATTGCCATAAGTCTTGGAACACCTGTAAAGTCTGTCCCTCTCATTGTTATTGTCTTTTCACTACCTGATGCAGCACCTGTTAATCCTGTTGCTCCACTTTCAGCTGCGTTAAATGCTGGTATTGCTATTTGTTTTGCATCACGTCCAAAACCTAAAACAGTAGCACCATCAAGAACCATATCTAAAGCTCCTTTTGCAATATATGTTAAACCCATACCTACTAAGTGAAATACAGAATTGGCAAGAGATAAACCATTACCTACAATAGGAAATGGAGATAAAGCTGTACCAGAACCTAATGCTTTTACATCAGACATACCAGCAGGGTTTTGTCCTGCACCTGTTATTGATAAATCTTCTGGTCCTCTCATTTGGTTAATTGCATAACCAACACCAATAATAGCTGCTACAAAAACAGCTCTTTTCTTTATAAGTTTAAATCTAGGATGTTCTTCTGATCTTTTAAAGTTTCCTAATTGTTTTCCTCTTATTGTTTTATATAATTTTATTTCACTAGGATTTAAAAACATTCTTGAAAACATTGTATCTGGAGAATGGAATGTAAAATAATCACGTGTTATTTCACCTAGCCCTCTAGTATCTGTAGATGAATGTTTAGTTGGATCTACTAAGAAGTTATCTTCAATACCATCATACCAGGGTCTGTTTGAAATTAACTCTCCTTGATTTCTATTTAAAAGATAAGGATCCGTATGTAAATCATTATATGGATAGTTAGGAAATACACCCCATGATCTATCAGCTTGTCTTGGTCCATCATCACTGTATAATTGACTTGTTGTAGTATCTCTTTCATAGGTAAACATATTTCTAATAATACCTTTTGCTAGAATAGATTTATTACCACTTCTACTTCCTGTTAATATTTCATAACCAACTATCCCTGGAATAAGTGTTCCATTATTATCTACTGGTGGATATATGTTATCAAACTTAGCTCCTAGTATATTTATAAACTCTCCTGTTACACCATTAACTGTTGGACTTAAAAGTGCTGCATCAGTTCCTAGTAATGTTTCATCAGGAAACTTATGATGTCTAATTGGTTGACCACATAAGTCATGATTAGGTATTCCTGTAGTTGGATTTACAGTACCATAATTAGACCAAGCATGTTCACTAGAATTCCATCTTATAGGATCATGTGGATATAACTCTGTAGATTGCCAGTAACCCATATGACCTTCACCCGTTTTAACACCGCCAAATTTTTCATCTTTTATATCACCAATATCTCCTGCTGCAATTGAGTTAGCTGTATTTATACCTTCAAAATAAAGTTCTTGAGAACCATTTGGAGCAATGTTAATTCCAGTTACATTAAGTGGATCATTTGTTTGTAAAGGAGGATTTGGAACATATCCCGGTAAGTTTGAAGCAACATCACCCGGTGGTTTACCTGGAATGTGATATGCTTTAGATTTATCACCTGTATTATATATCCATCTTATAAAGAAAGCATACTGTTCATCCCTCATAAAAGAAGGCTTGTTACCTCCGTTTGTATAATATGTTGAAGGGTATCTCCATGACTCCCAATGAGCATGTATTAAGTTTGCTAATGGTTGATAATTAAAATCAAACTTTTCTGTAGGTTGTGATCTAATTAAATAATCATTAACAACATACATCCCATCTGATTTTTCATATACAGGATTTCTTACTATTAATGCTAGGTCAGTTAAAACTTCTAATCTACCATCAATATAATCAATGTTTATTGTTGTTTGTTCAGTGCTATAATATCCAACAATTCTTGTACTAATAGCATTGTGAGTTTTAAATCTTATTACAAGTTGAAAGTTATCAAAGTCTTTATCAAGATTACTAATATTAATATCTAATGAACCTGAAGGACCACTATGATTCCATAATGATTGTAAGTTTGATATACCAACATAATCACCTATAACTTGATTATCTAATGTATATGCAATAAAAGCTTGATATGTACCATTAACTAAAGATCCTCCTTCTTCTGCTTTTGATAATGTTATACAAGGTATATCCATGTAAGGAGCTAGTCTTATAGCATCACAATCTAAATCTGTAGTATATTGTACATCACATGGATCTATAATAGGAGTAACAGGTTTATAAGGAACATTATCTAAATTTAAAACTCTTGAAGGGTTTAAAGCATCATCCCAATATACTAACCATTGACAATCATAATTTTCTTTTGAAACACCAACAATTAAATGATCAGTACTAAAGTTAAGACATCCGTCATTTACAATAGGTTTATACTCACATCTGCTGTCATCAAATCTACCAATTTCTGAATTTATATTATCAGTAGAAAAAATAGCCCATATATCTCCATATAAATGAATACCGCCTATTATTTTATAAGGTATAGTGACACATTGTAAATTTGCAGGTTCATTTCCAATAACACCTACATCACCATCAATAGAATTATTTATAGCATTACGTGCATGATTCCAATTTTGTTTGGACATGTAACTTGCATCAGAATCTTTTATCATCCCTTTCGGGGTTAAATTAGTTTCTGTTGTAGAAGTTGGTTGATTTTGTTTTTTCTTTGCCATGGTTATCTATGTGGTGCAGTGCTTCTAAACATATCATAATAATTATGATACTGCGCTCTTCTGTTAACTTCCCATATTTTTCTATATTCAGCAAAGTTAGGTGTATTTACAAAACCTAATGCTGTATTTCTAGCAGCTCTTAATTTCTGCTCAATCATTCCTATTTGATTAACCACATTTTCACCATCAAACATCATGTTTTCTAGTATTCTTTGTTTTAATGCATATTCATAATACTCATTACAATATGGATGATCAAGAGTTAAAAGTTTACCTGAACTATCTTCCATTGTTCCTTGATAATTTATATATACTTTTCCTGAATTAAAATTAGTTAATAAATAACCATCTTTAATTTCTGCTGTATCAGCAGCTCTTGTAGATAAGTTAGGACAATCACAATGTACACCCTGAAGACTAGATATTCTTAAAGGAAGAAATACTGAATATTCTCTCCATTGTTCTGGACCTACATATTGTAATACTACATATTGACTATTATATGTTGTTGTTCCCTTAGTTTTTGTTGGACATGTTTGTATTACACAAACGTCTTTACAGTCTTTAGGGTCAAGACACATATCACCTCCTCCTGGATCAGGAGTATATTTAGGTTGTGTAGTATCAACATGTGTTCCTGATGGTAATGTATTATTTACTTTATACTTTCCACATATTGATCCAAAATTAAGAACATTAAAGTTTGATGGAAGTTTAGCTTTTTTATTTTCTACATCTAGTACTGCATCATTTGTTCTTTGTATTCTAAGACCTAAATCATAATTTACTCTTTGTACAACTTTAATTAATTGTTGAGGTTCAATATGACCCTCAAGATTATAAGTTCTAAAATCTATCTTAACGTCTTCAAGAAGTTGGTCAAATGTCCTATATTTATGTGATACGCTCATTATCTATTTGGGTTTTGTTTATTATCTGAATCTTCTCCAGGAATTTTCATTGTATTAAATGCAACATTTAAGATCTGACTTTCTATTTCTGAAAATAAAAACTCAGGTATATAAATTGTTTTTAAATACATAGGAACACAATCATCTTCTGTATCACATGTCCACTTTGATATATCTCCTTCAAACACACCTTCTAATTTAATAGCATCCCAATCTACATTTGGTAAATATAAATATTCATTTAAGTACCAAAAATATTTAGTAGTATTATACTTAAAAGATGTACTTCTTGTCATAGAAGCATATGTAGAAGGATCAGTAGGTTCTATTTTTATACTACCGTCTATTGATGTTACACTTCTAATTAAAGGTCCCCAATATCCTTCCATAAATGTTGGAAGTTTGTGTTTGGTCCTCATAATTGTTGAACCACTTTCTATCCCTACACATCCTGCCTCAACCTTATCTATCTCAATAAGCTCAATAAAATTAAGAGATTGCCAAACGCTATTAAACTTCATAAGCTTATTAGCATTATCTTGCCTTCTCATTAACAGTTGTGCATACTTTAGTATAAGACTGTAGATATATCTATCAGTCATAAATGCATCCTGAACCTCAGCCTTTAATTGACCTCTTATTCTTGAGACGGCTTCTCCTATAGTAGTCATATCTATTTTCTTTTATACATATCAGCCACTCTGATCTTCTTTTTCATTTTGATGTACTTCTTCCACTGGGTAGGATATATCTTAGCTACAGCACGCTTAAATTGTCTTATAGCAGTAAACTGCCATAATTCTCTAGTTTTGAATCTGTACTTAGGAGAGTAGTTAGTATAAAATATCTTTCCTACATTACCATCAGTATCCCAATTCTTATTTTGAATTACTTTACCATACTTCTTAGATAAAGAATAATCCATATTAACCTTCTTTGCTGCAGGACATGTTCCTATAAATAAATATCCTAGTGAGTCCGGTAATTCTACCCCATCTCTATTATCTATAATATTTTCCCAAATCAAACCATTGAATGTTTTTATAACATTTTTTAGTTTAGTATCATCAACACTAGAGTACATAGGGTTCTTATCTTTAAACTTATTCAATGTTTCAGCATTCAATAAACTTAAAACCTTTTCCCTATATCTAGGTTTACTTAAATCCGGTGACTTATAATTGTTAATCATATTCCTTACACTATAATTTACAAAAAATTAGAGAGATATAAAAGTTTATTGAGGTGAATATGACAATTCACATATTTCACCTTTATTTGGAGAATGTAAAGAAAGTACTCCAGATCTTCTAGATCCTACAAACTTATTATGATAATGGTAGTAATCTGTACGTGAAAGACTTGGAAGAATTTTTAGCATAAAGCCTGTCTTTTCATGCTCAGTAATATATTCTATTTTCTTTTTGTGATGGTAATGACCTGTGTATAATGTTCTATATAATGTTTTACCCCATTCTCTTGGATACTCCATAGAGTATACCATTAATGAATTTTTAGTATTAACATCTCCATGTTCAAAAGCAAAAAAGTTATCACCGTATACATATACCTTTCTTTCAAGATATACAACATCCCATATTATTTTTGGATCATCATAACATTTAGATAACCCATGTGCTAAATGAAATGAAGATAACCTATCATGATTACCAGGGATATATACTACTTGTAATTCATCACAAAATTGTTTAATATAATTGATACTCCATTGTATAGCATTAAATGCCTGCATGTAAGCCTCTGTAGCAGTCTTACAGTTGTCTAATGGTGTTCCACTAGTGGTAGTACCACTCCAAGTATCCATGTTGATTAGATCTCCTCCTACTACATAGTATATTTTTTCTAAATGATGAGCACTTGTAGCTCTCTCAACTAGATCAATAATTGTTTCTTCAAAATCTTTATCTATAGTTTCATTTCCTTCTTTACCAAAATGTATGTCTTGTAATGATAAAACTCCAGCCGTTTTTGTTCTACCTGGAGTTTTAATTCTTTTTACTTCTTTATATTTTTTTGGTTTAAAACCTTTTAATAACTCAGCAACATTATCTACTTCATTATCTTTTAATCTTGTAACCATTGCTGATACTCTCCAATGATCACCCATTTGTTTATTCCAATAACTAGATAATTTCCATTGTGTTATATCTATGTTTAATATATCAATTATTTCTTCAGGTGATTTAGGTTCAGAAGAACTTACTGTCTCCATTTTTGCTTCACCTTTTTCTAAATTGTACTCATATGATGTTGATGAGTTTTCTAATAGTTCTTGTGATCTGACATAATCTTTTAACTTGTCATAATCATCTACTGTAATTTCTAATTTTTCTGCACAGTATACAGAGTTTTTTTTCCATTTAAATGATGCTTTGATTCTTTCAATTAATGAGTCCATAAATTATTTTTAGTTATTTTTTTGGGCAAATATATAAAAATTTTTTTAATATAAAAAAAAAGAGACCCGGTGTTAACCCCAGGTCTCTGACAATTAAGTTTTGGAAAACCAATAAACCATCACTTTCTTGTTTTATTATTAAGGATTTGTAGTAACAAAAATAGATGCTGATGTACAACCTGTTCCTACACCTAATACACTAAACATATATTCTGTATTTGGTAGTAATCCTGTTACTGTATATGATGTTGACGTAGTAGGTAATGTTGGAGTTATGTTTCCCCAACCAGCTGCTGTTGGTATTTTAACTCTTATTTGTAATGCTGAAGCTGAATTACTTGTTCCAACTAAATCCCATGTTATTTGAACACTTGTACTATCCACAGTTCCTGGCATGATATTTAGTATTTCATTATTTGATGTAACACATGCCGGATTAATAACATATTGAACTAATTTTTGTAATGTTGCAGATAATCTTTCTCCTTTTTCAATTGTAAAACTTGTAGTACTTGATATTTCAAATTCTAATTTGCTTTCACAATTAGCTATACAATTTTCACAATATACTTCTTCACATTTTTCGTGACTACCATCTTTACAATCTCTTCCTGTATAACCACAAGGAGTACTTAAAGAATGATCAGCACATCCACATGTTAAGTTATTGCAGTTTGTTTGCCCACAAGATGAGCAACAGTTTCCGTTAGATGTTTTTGTAGCCATTTTTTTTTAATTTATTTTAACCTGCGCATGAACTAATTGGTGCACTCCAAAAAGGAGCTGTATCTGCTCCAGTTGTTCCACCTAAATATTGTGCAACTAATCCTGTACCTGGGCATACTGCATGCCAACTATTTGTTGTAAGTTCATAAGTAGTTTCAGCTACAGGTGCACTGTATGCTCTAACAGTATTATCAAACTCAACTCCTGTTTCATTCCATAAATCAACACAGTTTGAAGATGTTGCTGCATTTGTAACTGCTTGAACACAACCTGAACCAAGTGCATAAAATGTATTTATACTAACCATTCTTTTAAGTATACCGCTTGCTCCAGAATCTATTTGTAATTTTTCTACAGCACTCCTTAAATCAGAAATTAATCTCATTGCTGTTTCAAGAGATTGAGCTAGACTTGTTGGATTTTGATCTAAAGCTGGAATAAAACCAGTTCTTTTTGTAAGTGGTTGATCTAATGGTAAAGCATTAGTTGGTGTAACAGCTAATGCGCTTGCTATATTTACATCAGTACCTACAGCATCTGCAGTATGTCCATATGCTACTTCTACTTTATTTAATACAACCGCAACAGGTTGTTGAGCAGTATTACCTTTATCAACATACACTGATTGTAATGTTGGATTTGGATCACCTTTTGGTTGTGCTTTTACAGCAGCTACATCAGTAACTGCTTGCTGTATTGAATTAGTTAATGCTCTACTTTGTTGTGTATTTCCACATTCTTGATTCATCAAGTAAGTAAGAATTGATTCAAGAGTATCAGGATTAGTTAAATCATTTGTTATACTTGTTAAACATTCTGGAACACCTAAAGTACACTCATATGTATCTTTACAAGACCATATTCTACCACCTCCTGAACCTGATCCTCCTGAATTATTTATATTATTTATTATTAATTGAATTAACTCTGTTTCTGTAGTTGCAGGACCTCCATTTAAAGTTGTTTGGTTAATCTGATCTATGTGTATTCCACCTCCACTCCCATTTTGTAGAATTACAAGTTGATCACATAATCCTGCTATAACAGCACTAATGCTGTCTCCATTACATATATCTACACATGGTAGATCTGGACCTTGCCAAATTACACAGTTAGAAGATATTGGGTCACAAGGACCATTTTTCTTATTTATAGGAAGCATAAACTTTATTCTTTATAGTATAATATACAAAAGATTTATATCTTATACAATTATTTACTTTATTATTCTTTACTAACATCCACCACAAGCACATCCAGTACCAGATTCACAAGCTGCACATGATGAATACATTGTACCAATAGGGGAAGGTAGACAAACATTATGAACATCTAACGTACATGCTGCACTACAAAACCCAACCCAAATTTGTTCCCAATTAGTACTATTTGCACTTAGTAAATCTTCTACCTGTCTTGCATCTAAACCAGTAATATTTGGTTTTCCACCTGTCCCATCAAAACCATAAGTATTTATCAGTTCAGATCTTAGTTCTCCCCAACTTAGTGTAGAAGTATTATAATCTCTATACCATAATTGTCCTTGACCATTACTATCTGAGTCGTATATTGCCATTGCTGAAATTATCATTGGTTTGGCATGTGATTCTTGAACCATACTTCCTGATGAACCACTACCAATATTAAAACCACTTGTGCCAGCTGGTGACTGATAATTCATATTAGTATACACTGTATTTATTTGAGCACTACTCCACGCACATCCAAAAGAACTATTTGTTGCACTCCAGAAAAACCAATCATTAGCATACTCTTCAAGACTTCCACTTATAGCATTTGACCAAGCATATACAGCACTTTGATTATCATTCCAATCTGTCATAGCATAACTCATAGTTTGGCATGAGTTAGTAAATTGAGTTAACTGATAAGATCTACTTAACTCATGTCTACTAGAAAAATCACCTCCATTTCCACTAGAATTAGTAAGTGCATGACCTATTGCCCCAGATCCATCAAAACATGGATTACTAAATGGGATTGCTGTACATTCAAAATAAGCAGGTGGTGCTGCACAACAGCTAGTACAACTTGCTACTATATCTGTAGAATTATAATAGTATCCTGGATTTCCACCCCATTCATATGATACTAAACCATTAACTTCAAAAGACATAAAATTAGAAGCATTTGAATCCATACAACCTGCATATGTACATGCATCCGGTTGATGTGTATCAGCATTAACATCATATGTTAAAGCAGCTGGATCCATACATCCTAACATCTGACCCCCTCCTGATCCACCACATAAATCTGGATTATCAAAACATGCACTAAATTCATAATTCACATCTGTAGCGTCCATACAACCAGTACAATAACAACATGATCCATCATCATAAGTAGCATTCGGATCATAGTTTAATGCTGGTATACCATATTGATAAAAATTTGGTACTCCAGTACCAACTGTTCCTGAACCACCATTAATAACTAGTTCATGAGCTACTATACCATTTTCACATGGAACTTGTTGACTATAAGATATGCCGGCTGCATTTGCTGCATTTATCCACCAATTGTCTACTGTTACTGCACCATATGTTCCAAAATCAGGATGTTGATCTACATATCCATCATCAATACAACCACCTATTTCTACTGGTTGTTCTCCACAACAATTAATAGCATCTTCACAATCTTGTTCAGTTGGATGAGTTCCTGGTTGTCCACCATTATCTGATGCAGTAAGTACTCTATTACATTCACAATCAGTATATCCTGTACATTGAGGTTCATGACCTTTATAATATACAAAATTATCTTCTGGATCAGGATTATACATGTTAGCTGACCCATTTATATTATAGTGAAATTGAACAACATAACTATAGTCTTGACCAGATAGTATTATAGGAATTTGACTTCCTGCACAAGTTTGGTTAGGACCACCTGCTCCATTATGCCAATTAACATATGCATCCCAAGTAGGAAATACATAACCTGCTCCATATTGTGCAATTTGTAATTGTGCATAACAACTAGCACTTCCTGTAGGTCCATAAGGATTCTCTGTAGTAAAACCTTCTATAGTTAACAGTGGATAATCTGATGCTTGAGGAAAACCAGGCATAAGTTCTGTTAACGGACATGCGGTCATACTTGAAAATGAGCCAAAATTACTAGTACCTGTAGTGTTTGCTACAGCAGTTACTTCTAGATTAGGTGTTAAACCTGTATTACCTACTGCAGAATAATAATCAGCAAGTGTAAAATAAAAACCATCTATATCACAAAATCCACCTGGACATGTTGTATCTACATAAATACCTGTATTATTAAGATTAGAAAGTGTATAGTTGTATTGTGTTATTTCATTTATATCATAACCAGCTTCATCACAATCCCAATAGTATATACAAGAATTATCATCACATGTTGCATTAGGATCATAGTTACCGGCTATAGGATCCATACAACCATTTTCACATAAATCACAACATGAATCCCATCCTGCATTATTTGTACCTATTGGTTCCATATTACAATCATGTGTACATGATGCACAATATCCTTGCGGACCTGTTACAGCATTAGGATCTGTACAACCTGCTTCACAACATGTGTCAGGATCTGTTGCATCAGGATTATAACAGAAATATTTATAACCTTCTGGTGTACCTGTTAATGTTCCATCGCTTGTACAAGGATAAGTACATACTGCACCACTTTGATTTAGACCGTTAATATTAGGCCATATTCCAGCTGCACTATCCATACAACCATATATTAAAGGTGGTTGATCTAAATTAATTGTTATTGTAGCAGTACAATTTCTTGCATCTGTTACTGTTAAAGTATATATTCCACCGGCTAAACTTGTAATTGCAGCAGTAGTTGCTGTATAACCACTTGGTCCTGTCCAAGAATAAGTATAAGGTATAGTACCATTAGATGCAATTGCTGTAATATTTCCATCATTTACACCAGCCGCACTTGCATTAATATGTGCTTCAGCAATAATAATTGCTGGATCACAATATAAACAAGTTCCATCATCTACTGTAGCCATAGAGTTATAGTTACTTGAATTTGGATCTGTACATCCTTCAATCACCTGAGTAGGTGATACATATGTTTCACAAGATACTCCTGTTGGATCTACACAACATTCAGGAGCACATTCTTCATTTACTACTATTTTTATTTGTTGTTGTCTACAGTTACCTTTTGTTTCAAGACATAAACAGAAATTAATTATATGATTTGTTTTTATAGCAGCATTTTCTATTTGGAATTTTAATCTACCAAACTCATCTGTTTTACCTTCAAAACCTCCGTCAACATAAATAGCATAATCAGGAATTGCTACATTATTTTGATTTACTACATTAACTACAATACATTCTGAACCATCACATTTTAACTTATTAGGATCCCAATATTTTTCAAGATCAGCTTTAAATAAACTAGAATTAAATGTTCCTGATCCCACATTAGCACGCCAACCATAATTATCTAATCCCCCATACCCATATGTATGAGAAGATGGTTGATTTGGATTAGTAGCATCCCAATATGGATTACCCGTTTCAATATTTACTAAGTTAACAAGTGAATTAGTAGGGGCAGTACCTGCAGCATATCTACCATCCTGTGGATCATTATTACCACTATCTACTGCAGCTAATGCATGTAATGGAAATGCACGATGTGAAGGCGCTGGTGTTACTAATGGTTTAGCAGGATAAATCACCATTGTTGCTTTATGTAATGGACCTTTTGCTAAATGTTCTTTATATTTTTCTATATATTTATCATAATCAGCTTTATAACATGCTGTTAATACTGAGTCAGTAGCATTAGTACCTGTACCATCAGTAGCCATAGGCCATGTTGTTGTACATGCGTTAACAGCACATCCTTCTACATGATAAGGTTGTGCATCAGAACCAGTTCCATCTAGAGTAGCTGATTCATCAGCAAAGAATACTCCTAATACTTCTCTTTTTGTAAGAGCTGGTGGATAACCAAAATGTGTTATAGTACCATTGTCATATCCTAAAGGTGCAGAAGAATACCAAGTTTTATTATTTATATTACCCCAAGCCATTGGAGCCCAAAATTTACTAGTAACACTCATATCTGTTGGAGCCACAGCATCTGCTCTACCAGAATTAATACAAGCTCCATGATCAGCAGCAACACTATTTACTACACAAAATGAATCTTTACCTCCACATGTTCCAGCATTATTCCAATTTCCTGTAAATATTGTTGTTGCCCAATCTACCCATCTTTCTCCACATACTAGGACATGATATACTTCACCTGCAAAAGGTATTGCAAATCCATTAATCCAATCATCTGCAGCATTTCTTTGTTGTTGAATTGCAGCAATACCCATTGATGTACAATCATACATAAAGTAAATATCTATATCTACATCTGATATTAAACCACAGTTTTTGGATGTCCAAGCCGGTCTAGTTGGATCTAACCAATCAGGTTCACCTTCTACAATAGGATATTCATATGTAGCTAAGACTTCTATTGTTGAACTTAAATAAGCAGGTCGTTTAGTATCTTCCCAATCACATAATTGTTTTTCATGAAGATGATCTGGTAAATCAGAACCACAATAGTTTGATAAACCGTATCTTTCTTTTCTGTATTCTTTGTATACATCACTTGCAAATTCACATTCAATGTTTAATTTTTTAGTAGGATCAGATCCAAACTCTCTTGGAGCTCTTTTACATTGATCTAAATATTTACAAGGGTCTGTTGGATCTGTAGCAGATGTTGCATTTATTGTTGCAGTTGGATCAAAGTTAATTGCATTTATATCTGTACATCCATAAACTGTATAATCACAACAACTTGCACATGCTGTATTAGCTGTAGGGTCATAATTATTTGCTGTAGAATCCATACATCCTTCTTTAACTGCTTCACAAGGTCCTTCACAACAACATGTAGCACAATAATTAAATGCTTGTGGATCTAAACAACCTGTTTCATTACAACAAGAACCATCATCACAAGTTGCAGAGGCATCGTAGTTACACATTGTAGGATCTGTGCATCCATAGATACAAACACATGATGCGCAATTAGTATTCCATATTTCATTAAACTCCCATATACTCATTTGTGGCATAGGAAAACCTGGAGCAGATACAGTTGCGGCAGAAGTCCCTTTGTATTCATAACATATTCGTCCAGCTCCATCTACAGTATTTATTGTTTGTCCTATAGCAGGAGAGCCTACATTTATCCAAAAATCATGTTGTGCAAAAATATCTGTATTTGTAGCACCAGGTGCAACTAATGTAAATTCACCCGCTGGATCTCCACTACATGCAGACCATTTATGAAACTCAGGTTTTTCACATGTTCCATCATCACAAGTTACACATGGATTATAATTACTATTTAAATAACCAGCAGTACAAGGATATGGACATAAATTACCTATTGTTGGTACTGTAGTTGACACAGCACAATTATAAATAGCAGTATTATCATAACCGTTTATATCAGGAAAACCATTAGTTAATGTGGTACTATCCATACAACCATATACACAATATGTACAACAACCATCATCAAATGTTGGAGAGACTGTAGCACCAGCACAATTTTTATTAAAGTTAAGTGCATTTGGATCAGTACATCCTCCAACACCAAAACAGAATTGACATTGTGCATCTGAATTAACAGTAGGATTATTAGGTGTATATACAAAGTTACCTGCAGTTGATGCTAGAGTTGGAAAAAATTGTGCTGTTGGATTAGGTCCATTAAGTGCTAACCAATCTTGGTAGTATTGAATACTAGTATCTACCCATTGTACACAGTAAACATATGTTACTCCATCATGAACATAATTAACACCTACAATATCCCAGAAATTCTGTAATCCCCATGCAGTTATTAATGCTTGTGAGTTTGCACATGTTTGAGGATCACCCGGATCACCAAGATATGCCCTATAATACATTTCATTACCCATAGCCATATCACTACAGAACCTAATTACAAAAGGATCACAATTTTGACAACTACCATCATCACAAGATGCTAACGGATCATAATTGTTTGCTGTTGGATCTGTGCAACCATATACACATGCACAACAGTTAGAATCACCATTAGTTGGATTTGTTAATGTAGTTTGACATTCTATCTGAGTAGAATATGAACCTGATGGATCTTCATAACATAAACAATCACCTGTTGCTTGAACCATCCATTGAATATCTTCACTTGCAAATTCTGGAGCTGCTTTATGTCCATGACCAATTAATCCTGGAGCTTTTTCTACCTCTTCAATTACCCATTTAGAAACTGATTCCCATGTAGTAGCTGAGGTAGGTAAGTTGTAGTTTAATAATTCTTTATAAAATGATTTCCATGTATTAAATTTTATACCGGCTATTGTAGGAAATACACTTTTAAATTGCTTTGGTATTGTAATAGCTCCAGCTGGTATAATATAGTAATATAATCCAGTTTCTGAAGTTCCTCCTGGTATAGTGGTTGTTATAACCTTAGCTTTTTTATTAAGAAAGTTTCCTTCTAAACTAATCATATTAGTTTTTACTTTATAGTAAGCTTGACTAAGATCTATAGTATTACCATTAGTAATTGTTCCATCTGTTATAGCCTGCATAAAACTATATGCAAAACTCCATTCTTCAGGATACTTATTAGTATACGTTAATTTAGGTTGTTTACCACCTGCCCATCCTTGACTACCATCATTATTATTAAAGTGTAATCCTAAATTTCTAAAATTACTAAGTCTTAATGGTACATTTAAATATGCTAAACCTGGAAATATATAACCGGTATCATCAATGTGGTTAAATGTAGATTCTGGTCGTGGATTTATATTAGTAATATGTAAACCAAATTTCTTATTATATTGAGTTTTTACATTACTTTGTATAGATTTTGAATCTTGTATTGGCCAATTAAGTCCAAATTCAGGAAGTTCTCTTGAGCATTCCCAATTATATGTACAACATTCATTGTTTTGTGCATAAGTTGCATATGTACATTGACAAAATACATTTGTAGGTGGTGTAATTTCTACAGGTATACCAGCACCATTAGGGTTCCATGCTGTTAAAAGAATATTTAATTCATCAAATGTTGTTTGTGTAGTTACTCCTGTAACACCAATAGTTATACATTGAGTTATTAAATCATCCCATTGCTGATATATTTTACCTGGATCACCAGGGTTTATACTTGCTTGAATTGAAGAATGAGGTACATATCCGTCACCTAAAGCAAATGATGTCATATATCCACCATTAGGTCCTACACATGTGCCTGGAGGTGTTGGTACACCAAACCAAACAGAATCCATATTTTCATATTGAATAGTATCTACAGTTATGGATGTTAAACTATTTGCTTGTGTACTTAAATATTGATGAAAACTTGCTGTTGAATATTGACCTGCAACAATAGTATCTGAATTATCACAGTTTCCTGCTATATTTTTATCAATAGGTGTTCCTATACCTAAACCTAATCCACAACATCCTGTTGCATTTGGATCATAATTATTTGCTAGTGGATCATTACATAACCCATCACAAGGATTTTCATCACAACAACTATTCCATCCAGCAGCTTGATTAGATGGTAAAGAATTTCCATTACAATCACATGCGTTTAATGGATATGGTCCAGGAAAATAATTAGGTGAACTAGGATCTGTACAAAATGGTGTACAAGGATCTATAACAACAATATTACAGTCATTACAGTTATCCCATATATTTTGAAGATCTAAAGGATCTTGTGGATCAACTTTAATAAAATTATCCGTTCCTGGACCTATACCTTCTACCCAGCCTCCAGCATCTGCTCCTCTTGGATTAGTACTAGCACCAGAATATTCTAAACAATATTTTACTCCAGAAAATGTAACTTCTAATGTTTCTCCAAGTAACATCCAACTAACACCATTTTGACAAGTTGTACAACTCATGTTTGGTTTTACTAAACCAATCTCATTAGCAAATGTCCAAAGATTTGGATTGCCAGGGTTATTGTTTAAAAAATGATCAACAGGATCAGTTGCCCAACTATTTATAACATTTATAATTTCACCAGCATGAGGACCATCACAGACTGTATATTCTCTATAACTAGGATTAGCTTGACCAGGATTAGTGCAAGAAAAACAATCAGGATCCATTAGTAGATCCAGAGTACCTGTTGTAGCAGGAGGAGTATTCCACCAATCATGAGATCTCCAATGTTGAGAACTATTTGTTCCTGTACCACCTGCTAAATTATCATAGAAGGCTGCATTGTTAGGTTGAGGACCTTTATATTCTAAACACCACCAATCACTAACCATACCCATACTTCTCATCTGTATTCTATCACCAATCGCTAAACCTCCCACAGGAGCACCTTGAAAAGCTTCAACATAATCCAAAAACTCTTGATTAGTAGCAGGACTATTTACTTGGGATATATTCCCTGAGTTAGAATTGTTACCTGTAAGATTAAATAAAACAGGATAAGGAGGATTTGCTATTGCACCTGCAAAACCATTAATTCCGCTATTAAATGCTGGAATATAATTACCATGTGCTCCACATATTTCCCACATATGATAATACTCACAACATGATGTATCTGAACCAGCTGTTACATCAAGACAATCTTCAGTACAAACAGGACAGAAATTTGCAGCATTAATATCCATACAACCACATCTTGGATTTTCTGGTTTACAACCGCCTCCTGAACCTGAACCATTTTCTATTTTATATAAACAGCAATTATTATCTTTTGGTTCATAATTCCAAATAGTACTAGGACCATCTGGTGTTGATATTATTGATTCATAAGGAAATTGACCAGCTCCAACACAATCTCTTTGAGGACTCCCAAAATTTTGTTCAATAGCTTGAAACAAGCTAGTACTAGCATTACCAGGTGGAGGGACAGAAAAAGTTGGATCCCAAACAGGTGATGTTGACTTGTCATAATTTAACGCATAAGGATCCCTACATGTTAAACATGCTCGTTGACAAATAGTAAATAAACTTCCTAAATACCATCCAGGGGTCATACCATATGAAACATTAGCATGCGTTGAATTAATAGTGGGTGATGCACCTGCAGTAGGAACACCTAATACTGTAAAAGGATAACTAAAAGGAACACTAAGTGGATCATTAATTGTATTAATAGAAATATTTGCACTTGGACCTGAAGGTATATAAGGACCAGTTTGTGTTAAAAAATACCCTGGATTGCTATTAATTGGTTCATTTTGTCTTGTTGTTACACCAATGTTATAATATAAATCTGTACAGCCATTACAATTAGGATCTCCTGGCATAGCCGTAATGGTACCTACAGGAATATCTCCATATGTAGCTTGAGTAATAAAAGGACCTGTTGGAACTCCAGCACCATTATTATATGTTGCTTCATCTACAACTTCAATAATTTCAAAAGTAAAATAAAAAGATGCTCTAGCTGCTCCATTTACTATTGGTAACCAAGTTACATCTTCTGAATCAAAAACATAAGTCATTTGTTTTCCTACTTCCCACATTTGCGGATTAGGAGCACTTGCAGCCATGTCAGAATTAAGATAATCATTCTGACTAAAAAATGCAGTATATGAAGCAGAAGTAGGCTGACCGCCACCTAGAGCTCCGTCACATTGGAATAATGGAGATGACCAACCAGAACCACCACTATCTTCCATTGGAACACCTGATCCTGCTAGATAATTAGTAAAACCTACAGGTCCAACATTAAGTTCATTTATATTAAAAAGAGGTGTCCAACTAGTTCCAACTTGACCAGGATTATCTGGTGTCCATCTCGCAGACCCAACAGTAACTAATCTAACTATAACAGCATAACCGTTACCTGTAGTAACAGTATTACCTAATCCATTTAAATATGTTTGGCTAACACTATGTGGATTTCTTAAACTATTAAATGGAGTGATTGGCATTTTTTACTTTTTATCCTTTGTTGTAATTTTTATATCATAATCTGCCTTACATGTTTTATGAACCATTTTTCCATCAATACCAGCTATCTTTTGACAGCCGCATGAAAAAGCAGTTCCACAATGTGCACAGATATTTGTTTGATTACTCATAATCTTTTGGTTTTATTGGTTTAACAAATATTGCAATTAATCTTTTCTAACTTTCTTTTAGCATAATTATATAGCTCCATTCCTTTTACAGGGCTACCACAATATTCAACTTGTGATTTTGCTGCGTCAATAAGAGTTCTAATATCATACATTTGTCTAAGCACACCATCTCTATCAGATGATGGACTGCACTTATCTATATCTAGTTTACATAATTTTTCATAATATAACTTCATTATAGCTGTAGTTCTTAAGTGATTATATTCTACATATACTTTATCACTAGGTGCTATACCATATCTAATAATATATACTCCATCTTGTAAATTAGTTCTTTCTGAATTACATGTTGTTGTTTGTAATTTTAATGCACATCCAGTTATTGATAAATCAAAACCTGGCTTAACTTCTATTTGTGAAGGTGCATTCCATCCTGGAGGGGTTATTGCTAAATCACCACAATCTGTTCCAAGGTTATCTGAGTACTGACTTGTATCTTTTATTACTAGAATTTCAGAGTTGGCTACATCTAGTACTTCAAGACTTAATATGTGTTTGGCCGCCATGTTATATTATTAGATTACTATGTATTAATAATATACAAAATAAAATAGATATAAAAAACAAAAAAGGAGGAGAACTTAATGTCTCCCCCCTTTTTTTGAATGTTAGCTATATACTAAGACTACTAGCTTTGCGTACAACCTGCAGCACCTCCTTGACCAGAGCCATTACAAGTGTATGCGTAATCATCTTTAGAAAGATTAGTTGCAGTTAATGCAAGATTATCCCAAATAACTTCAGTAGCTGTAATTAAAGCAGCATTACCACATGGAACAGCAACAGCAACTACGTATTGATCATTATCAAATACTCCAGTTGGGTTGTTGAATCTAGGCACAGTGTGCTGAATATAGAACCATCTGTATGTTGCACGTCTTCCTTTTCCTGCTGTAGTAGTAACTGGGAATTCAGCAGATAATAAAGCTCCACCTTCAATTTCTCTAAATCTTGCAGAGTCTTTGTTACCTTGATTCCATCCACCATCTTGTCTGTAACGTCCATCTAAAATGATTTCTCTTAATACTGACTCTCCTAATGTTTCAGCAGGAGTTCTTGTAATAAAAGCAGTAACGTTAGGAAATGCAGTACCAGCAGCAACTCCTACAGTAGTTCCGTCAGTAGTAGTACCGTAAGTAACACAAGTACTAGCACAAGGATCTCCTTCAGCAGATAATAATGATACACCTAAGTCAAGAGTTTCATGACCATAAGCATCTCTAGTATCAAATGAACAGTTATCAAATACAGTTTCAGAAGGACATAAAGTAATCTTTAATGTATTAGTTGTTGCTACAGCAGTAATAAAGTCAGCCATATTAGAAGCATCTCTATTAATTGCGGCAGCCCAAGCTCCTGCAACATTAGCTCCAGTGTAGTATCCACCAGCTGGACAACATCCAGTCATGTCTGCTACAAAGTAAGCATTTCTATTTAAAGCTTTCATTACTTCAGAACCTTTAATATCTATACGAATTTGAGGATGTCCTGTTCCATCAGTACCTGCAACTAATGCATTTGAAGGATCACAATCATAACAATCATCTGGAATTGTTAATGTAATTGTTGGACATTTTGCCGCATTACAGCATGAAGACCAAAGCTTAGTAATGTATTGAGGCTTAATAATTTTAGATTTGATACTTTCAGAATAACCACCATGAAGAGGGTTATTACCTAATGTATCAGTTTGATTGTAATTACCTTGAACAATCATAATGTCTCCAGCGTAAGTTGTTGCTGCAGCAGGGTTTAATGTTTGATACGTACATGCATCAACAATACCCATTTGACCAGCAGTCAATGTAGCTGTAGACGCAGCTGCTTGTTTCCAGCCGTCACCTTGCGCAAGCATGGCTTTTTTGTAAGCGTGGTTAAAATAACTCATTTTTTTATGCCCCTTTATTTATTCAGAGGACTTTTTTTAATTAACATACAATGCGTACCTTCGTGGTACACCCAATTATAATATAAGACTTTTATTTAAATTAAACAAGTCTTTAATTATTTTTTTCTGCAGATTGTGCTCCTCTAATTGCTTGATTTACAGCATCAATGTCACCTGCAACAATTGAAACAGCATCATCAATAATTACTTCAACAATATCATCTTTAAATTCTGGAGCAACATCTGCTAAAGATGTGGTTTCCGTATATGGATCAACACATCCTATTATTTCTATATTTCTTGGCTTTCTATAAAAAGTAAGAGAAGGATTGATTACATTAAAATCTCTTCTAAATATTTTTACTGAATCATTAGTAAGAGTGCAATAAGTTTCACCCCAATCAAAGTCAGGTCTTTTTAACTCATCTCTCATTAATAAATCAATATTAGCTTCCTCTGCTAAATAGACTGTCATTGATCTTGGATCTTCACAACATTCATTTGTAGCTTCAGTACTAACTCTCTTATATTCTAAATAATTAGTAGGCCAATTATTTGATTGGAAATGATCATTAAATGCAGTACCAACTAATGTTTGCGTTGTAAGAAGGATCTGAAGATCATCAATACGTCTCTTTGACATCTCATCTCCTTCTTTCATTGCATTAGTACCATGTAATTGTCTTCTACACCATTCAATTTGTGCTTTATTAAAAGCTTCAACAATTTGCCAGCATTCTATATTATCATAGTCATTACTAGCTAATTTATTTAACCTTTGTCTAAATTTTATTTGAATAGTGCCTACATTCATAATTACTCATTCCAAAATTCCTCTATCCTATTAAGGTAGTGGGTTAATGTTTCATCATTTACAGGGTTCTTCATAAACTCTAAAATTTCCCCTGGTCTTTTACCTATTTTAACTTTTGCAAAATCATCATAGAAGAATCCATCAGCTTTTGACTGAATATAGTTATGACTAATAGAATCTTTTATCATAGCTCTTATTTTAAGATCTTGCATACTTTCATTAGATACATTTAAAAAATGCTCTGCAGCTTTCTTTTTTGATTTCTCTATACCATTACCATTTATGTATTTATCCATATTTTCATATAATACATCTATTGGTGTACCTTTTGTATACTGTGTACTATTACCATCAACTACTTTAGTTGTAAATAATAACTTTGTTGTATCAGTATCATATAAATTTTGCAATGATGCTAAAGCTCTATTTCTTACTTTTGATACTTTTGTACGTGTATCAACACTATCTTTTACTCTATCTAAATAAAATCTTACATTTTGATTTACTTTACATGCTTCAAGATCTTTTGCTACTATTGAAAAACCTCCTGCCTCAATTGAATATATTTTAATTAAATCATAAGGATCTACAGCTGGATCAAGAAATAATGGTTCATTACCTACTTTAATTGAGATCTTATCCCAAAACTCTCCATTATCTGGTCTTAATACTTGTACCTTATTCCAAAAATCTGCATCTTCTGGATCAATAACATTAGTTGCTAATTCTGCTTCTAATTGTGCAACTACTTTTCTAATTTCTTTAACTTTTGCAGCTCTTTTGTCTGCTGGTAGTTTTTTTACAGATGGAGCAAACTCATTTAGTCCAGTCACATATCTTTTTATACCATTTTGTTCTAAACATGCTAAACTTTCATGATGGAATACACCATCAAATAATGTCATGTTATATTTTTCTAATCCCATATTTTCATTTTGATCATCAAAATAAGGACGTATTGCAACAGATTGATTTTTATCCTGTTGATATTTTTCTACTATAGTTAGATCCTTATTGAATCCTCTACTATTACTTTTTGTTTCTGTAGTGCTCATACTTTAAATTTATTGGTTTAATAATTATTAATTGGTTTAAAAGAAATAGGGAGGAGCACTAGGCTCCTCCTTCTCTCATGTTGTTATTAGAATGAACCTCCTGTTACTGGATTCTTCATTACAATTTTAAGAACCTTAGTTGGATCTTTCACCCATACAGCTGGCATTGTTTGAGTCATCATTACTCGGTACCCGTTAAAGTGACCTGATGAAGCAAAACCTTGAGTTCTTCCCATATAGTCCATTGTACCATTTTGGTAGAACCATTTTAATTGGTTATCCCAAGATAGTTTCAATAAGTGGATGTTATCATTACCCTCGTCAGTTACATCAAAAATGATGAAGCTGTAAGAAGATAAAGGTCTACCATCTACTAAAGGATTCTCAATATCATTAGTATGTAAGTTATCAAATGCTGGGTTTAATACAAACTTAACATTAGCTAAGAATGGAATTATATAGCTTGTGTAAGCAAATCCAAATCCTAGATCCATTCCTGAACCTGTAATAGCTCCAATGTTATCAGCGTTTGTAATCATACCGTTAGCACCATTAGCTTCTGCAGCAATTGCAGCATTAACTAATTGCATACCTCCAATACCTGTTTGTACAACTAATTGACGTTTTGGATCTGGTCCATCAAAGTCAACTTTTCCTACATAGAAGTTATATAGTTCATTTTTGAACATATCTAAACTAAATGCAGTCTTGTTGTATACACGCTTATATGAGTTGTCTAATTGTTTCCAAAGACCAACAGAAAGTCTGATGTCATCTGGACCGTCTTGTCTAACTCTACCACCGTGACCCCACATTAAGTAAGTTTCAATGTCACTTGCAATTTTTGATAAGTGAGCTGCTTCCATAGAAGTTAAGAACGTTCTAGAAAGAGTACCATTATCAAATGCACGTTTAACATAGTCTTTACCCATGATTGATGCAATGTCTTCAATAGAAGAAATTGACGGATCAACGTTAGTATCAAAGTTTCTCCAAATCTCAGTTACAGGAACTGTACCGTCAGCATTCATTCCTCCTTTAAGCATTAAGTCTGCTCTAGAAGATATAGAATAGTGAACGTGTGCTTCAGCTCCACCTACAAAGTTGTAGAATTCACGGAAACCATTTCCTACTTGAATGTCAGAGAATCTTTCTCCATACTCACCTCTTGCAGAACCTTTTCTAAAGAATTTAGTACCCATTTTAAGGTATACATCTTTAAGTCCTGTTCCTGATGCGTTGTTTACAAGTTGAACAGAGTAAACCCATCCGTCACCAATCTGAATAATATCATCAGCAGTAACGTAAAGTTCTAATCCATTGTACTTGTCATAGGTTATGATGTCTCCATGACCAAACTCTCTACGAGATAATTTAATCTTGAAAATTGCTCCATCAACCCCTCTTGAATCACCTAATGTATCGGTTATAGCATCTTGCTTACCCATAGATACAGGTAGTTCTTGTGATACAGGTGTTTGCCACTTGTATTCTCCTCTTGCATTGTCAACCATTATAGTATTCTTACCACCAAAAGATGCCATTTGATACAAAGGCATTTCTACCTTTTGCGTCATTGCCCACAAATCCACTGGACCCATGTCCATTGGCTCTGCGTTACCAAGCATATTAGTTAAGTGGTACGAATCTATATGGGAACTAGCTTCATAATTTGTGTCTCTGAGGAAGAGACCGTTGTTTAAAACTGGTGTTGCCATTTTTTCACTTTTTTTAGTTAATTAATAATTATTGTTGTTGTTCTACTTTTAAAATCTTTTAAATATATTATTACCTCTAGGTAATGTTCTTCTCTTAGTGGTTTTTGTTTCTTTTGGTTCTAAACCTGTAGAAGATGCATTTCTACTAGATTGTGCTGATTTGAGTTTTCTTACAGTTTTCTCAACAGCTTTGTTTTCACCCTTTGTCATTATTTGATCTTTATAACCTTTTGGATCAGCTAGTAACCATAATGCTTCAGATACTAAATTATAATTAGGTTCAACAAATTGATATTTTTCTAGTAAATGACCTAGCAAGTTTGTGTTTTGTCCTGATATAGATGGATATGATGGATTAACTAAACCATTATATAATAATGATTGAGTTTTTTTATTAACTTTCATATCACCTAATGTTCCTCCTTTAAGTGTATTATATACATTTTGCATATAATCCTCAGATGCTTTACGCTGTTGTGCTTGCTTCATTTCTTGTTCTTGAAGTTTTCTAGCAACAACTGCTTCTGACATCTTATCTAACTTTGGCTTAAACTTAGAAGCTTGTTTCTTAAGCTTACCTAAATCTTTCCAAATTTCTATTTCTTCTTGAATATCTTCTGCAGATCCATAACCTGTTGCAGATAAATATTCTCTTATGATATGTGATTGACCTTGTTCACTGTTTAGATCTAACTCTCTTGTTTCTTCAACAGATGCTAATGCAGAAAATAATCCTTTTAGATCTTGACCTCCATCAGCAACATATTTTGCTGCAGTTTGTAATTCATTTGGTAAACTATCAAAAAACTGTTTTGGAGTTTCTCTTCTTACTTTATTACCTCTTTCATCCATATTAGCTTTAATAAGCTCTTTCCAATCTTTAGCAGTGTAATCATCTAAATCTTTGTCATCATCAAAAGGAATGATTTCTTCATTATCAATCATCTTTTTAAAGACATCTGACATTCCTTCAATTCTTTTTCTTCCTTTAGCAGTTGATTTTTCATCTTCTGATTCTGCTAATTCTAATCCATCATTAAGAATATCATCTATTTCATCTTTGGTCACCTTTTCTTTAGCCTCTGGAATAGTTCCTCCTTCTGCTACTACCGGTGTTTCAGGTTCCTTAATTTCTTCAGTATTTGTAGTATCTGTAGTCTCTTCCTTAACTTCTTCTTTAGGTTCATCTACAAATGATAAATCAACATTTTCTGGTCTTGAGAACATACTAGGTTTTTTGGAACTGTTCTCTTCAGGTAATGTAATAGAATCAGCACCTGGAGCTCCATTAAAGATCTCATCCAAGTTAACGTCTACATTCTTTTTTACCTCTGTTTGTTCCATATTTTTTTCTTCTGACATGTCTTTTGGTTTTAAATTATTGGTTATTACATATATAATATACTAAGATTTTTAGAATAAACCTTATAAATTTGATAGTTACTTGTAAATATTCTGCAGTATATAGCTAAGATTACTTTTTCTTCTTATCTTCTTTCTTTTTTGCATTACTTTTTACATCATACTGGTTTTTATTTTCCCTAGCTATCTGTAGATTTGTATCTGCTATTTGTCTCTGATTAGATAATTTTTCTCTTTCTATTTCAAGTTTAGATTGATTATTAGCATTGTCTGTTGCAGACTGTTCTCTTTTAAGATTCATTTGCTCTCTATACTGATCTCTTTCACGTATATCTTGCATTGCATCTTGGAAATCATTTTGTTGATTTTGGTTAATATCAACCCCAGCTCCATAACTAGCTGATCTTATCTCAGCAACAGTAATGTCTTTTTGAATTTCTTGCTCTGTTTTTTCTTTCTCAAATGCTCTTTGTTTTTCAGCTTCTTGAGCTTGTGCTTGAATTTGTTGTTCTTGCATTTGTTGTTGCTGTTGCATTTGTTCTTGTTTTTCTTTTTCTGTTCTACTTTGAGCATCTTTAAGAATATCAGTAACCTCTGCAATTGAATCTGCTTTTATAACATTTCCAAGATCATAAATTGTAGCACCAGTAGTATTATTTGTAAGTGCCATTTGTTTTAACTGCTCTAATGTATTTCTATGATTAGTTTTAGTTGTGCAAAAAATATTAAAATCTCTCATTAATAAATCTGTACCATTTATTGTAAAGTTAACTTTTTCAGCTTCAGAAGACATGTATGATAACCTTAATGATGGTTTGGTAGAATTATAATATTGAGCTAAATCAGTTCTCATTGAATGAACTCTTGGCATTAAGTAATCTGAATGATTAACAAAGTATTGTTCAGTTTGAGCATATGATTGTTGCATAGCTTGTGTAATACCTGTAGCAGTTGCATGTTGATCAATAGGTGATCCCATTCTTTGTTGATTAATACCTAATGCTTCAAATGCTTGTTGTTTAAAATGATTAGCTAATTGAATTCTAGACATTAATCTATTTGTTTGTTCTAAGTTTAATGTTTGATAATGGTTAAAGTTAGTAGCATTTTCTGTATTAGTAATAGAAGTATCTAATGGCATCATGCCAAAATCTTTCATTGCTACATAAGCTTTAGCTAAATTATTCTTACCCCAATCTTCACCCATTGAGTGACGTGGTAATGCATTTTGATCAAACATAATAACAGTACCTAGCTCATCTACTAGAATATCTGCTATTTGATTATTAACCATATTATATCCAATTTGATATGGTTTCATTAAATCTACAAGTGAAGTAGATCTTGTATTTCTGTCAGAGAATACTCTTCCTTCTACCGGAAGTTTACATCCATATAAAGAATTATCACCTTTAAACTGGTACTGTACTCTACCAACTTCACGTTGATTAATACCTAAATATAAAGGATTTAATTCATCAGATGTTTCTGTTCTCCATGATGTAGGTGCATTTGGTCCAATTTTTACACCACCCCAAACTTCATTAATCCATATCCAGTCAATATGCTCTCCTTCTATAAGATTATCTTTTGTTTTTTCTTTAAATAATTTAGTATTATAAATTGGCTTTTCTGTTACTTTATAACCTTCATCAATTATTTCTTGTATAATATCACCTTCTAAAGTAATTCTTGTTAAGTGACCTATTTTTCTTTGTGTTTTCCAATATGCTGTTGTAACTCTTAACATATCCCCGTCACCCCAAGTATTTATATCATCACCTTCACCTAAGATCCAATTTACTATATCTCCACCACCTCCAGGATTAGCATCCCAGTTACTCATAAACTGTCTATATGCTAAACTAGGTTGTTCTGTATTCCAAGCATGTGATTTTGTTGAATCATAATAAGAGCCATCATTCTGCATTCCTCTTACCATATATCTAGCATTTGCAGCAGGATGTATTTGGTTCATAGAATAAAGCTGATCTTCATTCATAAGATAACCATATTTATCAATTACATCTGCTACAGTCATCATATCACATTTACCAACAAAGTTTGAATCAGCAATATATCTTGAGTCAGGGGATTTTTGATAAAATGTTAAAGCTGGATTCCATAATTCAACATCATAATCATCTTCCATCATTCTAAAATGCCAAAATTCTCTATCACAAATAAGCATATCACGGAAACCTCTTTCCTCTAACTCATTCATTTTAAATCTTTCTTCATCAACATTTAACTGATGGGATGCCCATTCTTCAACTAAGCTTCTATAATCTTTAGAAAAGAAATCTTCTATTTCAGGAAGTGTTTTTAAATTTTCTGTAGATAATTGTTCTTGTACTTCTTCTGATTCAGGATCTGCACCTTGATTGATCATTTCTATCATCAAGTTGTTATATGCATCTGTCAATAAATTTTCTTCTATTAATGATCTTTTTTCTTCAAGCATTTCATTATAAGAAGTATCATCAACTGCTCTAAACTGTACTTTATGAAACCTTTTAGTAAACTCACCCGTAAGTACATTAACAACATTTGGTATAATAGGATAAAACTTTAACTCTAATGCAGAATCATCTTCTTGTGTAAGTACCTCAAGTAAGTCTCTATATTCATTATTTTCTTCAACTATATAATCTGTTTTATCAATTATACCTTTTGCTAACTTATAATTCTTTAATACTTTACGTGCATTTTTTCTAAGAAAATCTAAACCTCTTACTTCTAACCAGTCCATATTCCACTGAGTCCAGTTTTCATCTTTTTCTTTTGATGAAACAAATTGTATCGGCTGTGTTAAAGATGCGTGTACAGAAGGGCCTTTAGTTTTAGCACCTTTCTTTAATTGCATTGCATTAAGTACTTTCATATTCTAGTTATCTTTTGTTATTGATTCTTCATAAATAAATTTACTAATATATATGTACTCAATAAAAGAGAATTCTCCTGTTCCGTCTACTGTTGTTGTTGTTACCCAATCATACATTATTTCAAGTTTTTATATGGAGATCTCTTTTTACGTTTTCCTGATAATTTATTTCTACCTATGTTTCTAAAAGGTCCTATACTTAATTTACTAAATTTCTTTGAGTTATCCAAAGGTTCAAGAGACTTATCTCTTTCTTTTCTCTTTGCATAGCCTCTATTTGCTTGTTGTATCTTAACAAAAGCAACTAACGCTGCAAATGCCACAAGTCTATCCACGTTTAATCCTGGGTAATATTGAAGCATTTCTGTTAGTAACATTTTGTCAGGAATCCTTTCTACTCCATATGTTACATTCATTACTTCACCATTATCATCTAGCTCTTCATCCGTTGCTTCTCTTATAAACTCAATAGCATAAGATATTAAATGACTCTTAAATAAATTACCTGTATTTTTCCAGCCATATTCTTGAAATACATTATTATTAGAACCAAGATCTTTTAAGAATACAATCTGTTGTTTAGGTACTAACCATTTTTGTTTTCTCCTAGCAATCATATGTTGTATAAATAATGATATATTATTTTCTACTAGTGTCCAAGCTCTATACCATTCAATAATTAATTCTAATTGCTCATGTGTTTTATTAATGTCATCATATCTTCCACACCATGATGCAACAATTTTATCACCTTCTATAAAAACTTCTAAACCATCTTGTGTTTCTTTTGTTACTTCAACAGCATTTTTATACACAAATATTGAACATAATGAATCTGATGTTGTAGTTTTTCCTTCTGAGACAGGGTCAATAGAAGCATAGTAAGTTCCAAACTCAGGATTTTCAATAGGTCTTTCCCATACAACTAAACATCCAGTTTTATCTTCTCTTTTTTTATTTACTGGAAATTCATTTATAGGTAATTTTTTACTTGTACTTGCTTTTATACCATCTTGGTCTCTTTCTAATTTTATAAGTTCATATGAGTATTCTTTATCTTCAATTCTTTTAATTTGTTTTGACAAAAAACTTTGTGGAAATATTGATTCTTTTCTATATGCAAATGCTTCAGCAATGTCAATTGGTTTTTGTGAAATCCTTAATTGAAAAGCTTCTGCTTCAAGATCTCTTTTCCATTCTATCCTTTCTTGTCTAATTGATTCAAGTGCTTCCTCAATTAAAGAATTACCATAGTCATCTATAAAAGGTGGCATTGACCATTGCTCTGGTATAAATAAACCAGCTATACCAATTGTTCCTTTATCATCCATTAGATCTGTTTCAACACCTAATATACCATTTGCTTCAGGATTAAGTATAAAATTCTTAAGTGGTTTACAATGATCTAAATCACCCACAGATCCAGCTGCAATAAACTGTCCTGTTGTCATCATACCAGAAGACATTGCAGGACGTAGGTATTCATATGTTAATCCCATCTTTGGTGCAATACCTGCTTCTTCATGAAAGAAATAAGTACATGGTCCCCCTACTCCAGCTGTTGCATTCTTTTCAAAAGAAGAACCTTGTATTTTAGATCTAAGCCCTTTTTGTGTTTTTCTGTTGTTTATTCTTACCTCAATTTTCTGTTCCCATAAAAGAACCTTACCAGGATTAGATGGTCTATACCAAGCTGTATGTTCATTTAGAAATGTCTGATACTCATCTAAGAACTTCCAGGATCCTTTATCATTTATATAATCTTTTAATGATGATCCAATCTTTAACACGGCACCTTCTTCAAACCAATACATATTTATTAGTTTACCCATATGAAAATAAGATGATGCTATCTGTCTTTTTTTAAGTATTGCAACATGTTTATAATTAATTTCAGCCATTATTTCATATAAGGCCATATGATATTGTGCATCTCTTACTTTAGCAAAACCATATGCCTTTTCCTCCTTATCATATATAGGAAGGAAATTTAACCACATATAATAATCTCTAGTTAAATACCAAGTATTTTTTTTATTCTTGTATATAACCCCTTGTCTACATTTATTCTTTTGGTCTTCCCAATACTTCATAAAGTCTTTTGACCTCATTGGTTTATCACAATAAAAACCTTGAGAATTAAATAAGACTGCTTGTTCATTAAATAACAACGCAGTCTCATCAAATTCATATTTACCAGGTTCAAAAAATATTGAATCAATAAATTCCCTAAAAGATTCTATTGATTCAAATTCTGAAGTTGTCCAAGTTCCATTATCATATGTAGGTATAACTTTATACACTTACAATAATAGCTAATATATCATGTTGCTCTATGAGTAAATGTGTTTCTCCATCATGTTTCATAGGTACTGGGTTAGCATGCTCACTGTACTGTACACAATCACCTTCTTGGATTCCTTGTACAGCTTCTCCAACACATATAACAATTGCTTTATTTTGTTGTGTTTGTTGATTCTCAGGAATAAATATACCTGTATCACCATATGTTTCTGCTGCCTTTTGTTGTTTAATTAGGACTCTATGTCCAATTGGAATTACCTTGTCTGTCATTTTATTGATTTTAAATTAGTTATTATAGTTGATCATATGCAAGTCCTTGCCCACCACGAACAGAACTTTTTTGTTCATCTTTCATATCATTATATGCTCCCTTAAAAGATTGTCTAATTGAGTCAAAGTTTTTAGCAGCACTTACTAGAGAATTTATATTACCATCTCTACCGTGCTCAATTGAAGTGCTTTCCATATACTTTGCTAATTTATCAATCATAGATTTAATACCTTTATAAGCTCTAAAGGTTGGAGTCTCATATAATTCAGCACATTTATCTAGTGCGTATCTTATCTTAGAACATTCTAGTGACTCTTCCATTACTATTTCATCTAAGATTATTTCTTCTTTATCTACCTCTGGTACATTAAAAAATGGATTAAGATCTGGATCAGGACATGTCATGTAAAATAAGTATTGATACACTGATAGATGTGTATCAGGATATTTATCCATAATTGCTTTTAAAAACTTTAAAGTATAACAATGTTCTGTTGGTATAACCTTACCGTTTGATATATCAAATAATTTTACTAACATAATGAATTTTCTTTTAACCACATTATTAATGATCTTACTTCATCCTTTAAATATGGAAGATCATACATTTTTAATTCTTTTAGTACAGGTTCATCATTTACATACTTTGTAATAGGATACCCATACTTATCTTTACTTGTTTCTTCAAACTTAACATGTTGTATAATAAGTTTGCCTGGTTTTAATTTAGGATTATGTTTTAGTATTATATACATATATAAACTTAATTGTATATTATAATGACTCAAATGACAATCATCTAAATGTGATAATGGTTTAAACATTTTAGATGTTACACCTTCCCAGTTTGTAAAACCTTTCTCCTTTATTTCTTTATTAGTTTTATAATCAGTAATGTTTACCTTTCCATTAACAATTGTTACTAAATCAGCTTGACCACATATACATGCTGATTTTAAGTACGCAAAGTGTTCTGGATATACACCATCAGTTAATTTTTGATCTGGAGCTATTTTAACACCGCTTTTATCAACTATAGGTCTTATGATAGGTACTTCTATCCCTTCACGTTCTATTGTCTTAAAATCAAGCAATCCTTGTTCTCTTTCATCATGATACCAATTACCTAATTCAATAGCACGTTCACTTTCTTTTTTCCAAATATCTCTAACTTCTTTTGGTTTAAGACCAAACCATTTAGAACGTTTATTCTTACATGATTTTTCTGATATTGCTTTAGCATCAAATTTAGGTTTAAACTTACTAATAAATGAAGTTACACTTGTCCATTTAATTTGATCTTTTTTTAAGTCTTCATCTAAACTTTCATATATGTGCCCATCTTCTTTAAATATTACAGCCATTTTATTTATTATTGATTATCATTCATTTTTCTAATAATTTCAGCTTCTTGCTCTGCAGTTACATGTGCTTTCCATTTATTTTTTGGACATGATGCAGATAATGCTCTTGTCTTAAAGCCTAAACTACAGCCACAATCAGCACAACATGGTTGAGTTCCAGGTGCCGCACATTGACCACCTATAGTATCTAGGTGCTCACATCCTTTACATATCTGCCATCTGTGATTTGCAATTTCTTCTATCCACGGTTTTTTAAAAGTTTTATTTTTAATTCCTTCAACAATATGGTCAATGTTCTTTAGACCTTGAAATAGTTTATTTAGTTTCATCTTTCCATTTTTTTTTATTGGTTATTTCTTGTTCAACTCTTTTTATTGCTTTTTCCATTTTAATTAACTTAGCTTTTACAGGTAAATGATTACCATATCCTGTATAAGTTGTTTTTTCTATATTACCAAGCATATCCTTATGTCTTTTAATTGCTCTATCTAATCTACCTTTTCTTAATGTAAAAGTACCTAGATTAGGAAGTAATATACGTGTATGTTCTAATTCTTCTAAATTTTTTCTAACCTCATTATAAAAAAATCTTACTAATTCTTCTACTAAGTCTTCATGAACCTGACATTCTTTAGCTATTGTACTAAAAAACTCCTTATAGGATTTTGGATTTAGGTGGTCATTTTTATCTTCCAATCTCATCAGCTGTACCAAGTATCTTAAAGTCTAATAATATTTGACCATCAACTTGTATTTTCATATCTGGATTTAATATTATATTTTTCCCATCCATTATAATAAGATTTTTCTTTTTAGCTTTTTGTACAGCATTTCTGCATGATTGAGGGCTTTTAAATATATTAAGACTAGATATATGTTTACAAAAATCAGTAACATTAATAGAACCCTTCTTGGCTAGTTCTAGAAGACATTCTAAATCTGATTTACTTAATTGTAAATCCTTAAGAAAGCAGAAAGTGATGATCTGATATTTAATCACACCATCCTTCTGCATCTTAATTCTTTTTTCTACTGTATTTACGAGAGCCATGATGAAGGAATATCTTTACTTTCTAACAATGTATATGTAAAGTTATTACTCCATGTATCTCTAGCCTTTCTACATATTTTCATAAACTTTGTCCAATCATCATTACTAGCAATTACTTGACATCCTGCTGACCATTTATCTACTTGTGTAGATTTTTTTCCTGCATGTTTTGTAGCTCTATGTATATTAATACCAAACAAACCTGTATCAGTAGTTTCTGTATTTAAATTATAAACATCATCTCTGTTGTTATCTCTATATACAGTTACTGGGTTTTGTTGACCTAATGCTTCATACCTACCTTGATGTTTCCTAATCTTATGTGATTTAGGATACTGACCTGGTTTAAGTATTGCAACACCTTTTTCATCATTAATACAATTTTCAACCCAATGTGTACCTGGGTCTGTAGTACAACTCATTTCATGATATATCCAATTACCTTTTTCATCTTTATAAGATATAGTAATTATATCATCAAATCTATTAGTTACTTGATTTGCAGTAGCAGAATTTCTAATTCCAATAATGTTTACATTATAAGCTCCGTTCTCAAAAAACTTGTAGCTTCTTAAGTCCATTGCTCTCTTTAGTTTCTCTATGCTATATTTATTGTCCATTAGCTTCAACCTTTTTCAACTTCCTAGCAGGTGCTGCAGGATTAGGAGGTGCTGTATCCATAGTAGGGTTCCACTCTTGTCCAGCTTGACTTTTCTTAGCTTGTTCTTCAGCTTGTTTAGTAGCCATTGTCTGTGCAATAAATTGTTGTGCTTGTAATCTTTCAGCACGTAACTTTTCAATATCTCTTAAAAGCTCTTCATACTCTTTTTGAGTTTTAAGGTGTTTGATATTGTCTTTGTACCAAGCAGTAATTTCAGCTTTTTTAGCTTGCATTTCTTTTTCACTTAGTTCATCATTTGAAGGAGTTGAATTCTCCGTAGTTGATTTTGCCATCTTTATGGTTTTTAAATTAATATTATAATACAAAGATACAAAAAAAAACTTTATAAATTTAAATAAATGCTAAAAATTTAAAAATATTAATGATAACCATTTAATAATTCTAGTAAATCATCTATTGCAGCATGTCTATGGGAATCTTCTAATTGAGCTTTAAAAACATACTTTGAATTAATTAATTTAGCCATATCATGATATGCTGACCAGTTTTTATCTTTAAGATCTATTTGATATGAGTCACCACAAAATATTATCTTAGAATCTTTACCTAATCTACCTATAGCCATAGCTAACTGACCTCTAGTTAAGTTTTGAAACTCATCTACTATAACAACAGCATTATCAAATGTACGTCCTCTAAAGTGCGCCAAAGATACTAATTCTACAGATTCATCCTTTTCCATTTTATCTAATAGATCCGGCTTATTATATACTTTACGCATATTAGAACGTATAGGAACAAGCCACGGTTCCATTTTTTCACGTTCAGAACCTGGAAGAAAACCATTATCTTCTGTAGATATAGTTGGTCTTGTAATAATAATCTTATTATACTGTCTTTTGAAAAATTGATCTAATGCTACTTGTACTGCTAATAGTGTTTTTCCACTACCTGCTTTTCCAACTAAAAAGTTAAATGGGTGTTTTAATATTTCTGTTTTAGCTTTTTTTTGTTCATCAGATAAGCTAATTGAAAATCTAATTGATCCTTTAGGAGGATTTTTCTTTATGTTCTGTGTTGGCATCTTTAATGAATAAGTTCATAATATCTCTAATTTTTGCACACTTTTCATATTCTTCTTCTTCAATGAAGTAATCCATCATGTTTTGCATGCTGTCCAAATTTCTTCCTGTATCTAATGGTGATTCAGGATCATGTGCTAATATAACACCAGCATCCTCTTTTAAAATGAATTTTAAAGTAGTTTTACCTATTATTATATCAAAGGAATTTCTAAAAGCTTTGTCTAAAAGAAGGTACTCCGCTTCTAGTCTTTGTGATTCTGATAAACCATTGTACTCATCTAACGGATCTAATTCTGACATAGTATTATGTTTTTGGTTGCAAAGTTATAAACTATTTTATATAACTTCCTAATTATTATTCAATTATTTTTTTAGTAGTCTAAGTAAAAAGGTTTTTTATAAGGTCCTTCTATATTAAACGGATGTTTAGGTGTATCAAAAAATCTTTTGAATATGTTTCTATCATCCCATTTATAATCTCCTACTATTCTATCTAAATCTAATTTTTCTGCTGCCTCAAGTTCTTTATTTAACTTTTTTATAATATCATCATTACCTGATTTCAATGTTGGTCCTTCATATTTGGGTCTTGAATAATCAGGCACCATTCCAAATGGTCCATCACCTGGTTTTGTATGTGTATAAGTTGGAGGAACATTATTTAGCATGTTATCATAAGCATCTAATTGGCTGTTTATCACATTATCAACTTTTGTTAAATCCTTTGGTACTGTTTTTCCTGGATTATTAATCTTAAATTGTTTAATTTCTTCAGTAATTTTTATTTTACCTTGTTGTAGTTTAGTTATTTTATTTGTAAGATAATCTTGTTTAACTATGTATTCTATATTATTTTGTAAAATCTTTTGCTGTACTTTAGGTGCATTATTTTCTACCCAAGATTTAGTTGCTGGATTATATGTATGAGTTTTTGATTGACCTACTACTCCTTGCACACCATCATCCCACCAATTTTTAATTGGATTAAGAATATGTTTTTTAGTTGCACTTACTAGTGGTCCAGCAGTAAAAGGTAAAATTCCGTACAGTCCGTATAAAGTTGCATCAGTATACTCTCCTTTATTATAATGGTGTCCAGCATTAACAAAATCCGCACCAGGGTGTACTATAGCAGTTGCGTCTAATGCCATATCTGTTCCTTCATCTTTACCATAACCAAAATGTTTACCAATAGTTCCTGCAATTCCTTGGTCCATACCAAACATTCTCTCAAAGCCTCTTGCATCTACAAACCTACCAACATCAGATTTTTTAAAGCTATTCCACAAACCATCATTATTTTTTTCACCTTTTGATTGATACTTAGGTAACATTTTTTTATACTTAGCAGCACTTTGTGAATATCTATCATTAGAATATATATCATCAGATTTTATTTCTTTTCCTGCTTTTGCTTTTGTAGATCTTAAATCAAGTCCCCACATATATTGACCGCCATACTTTACCTGTGGTATAGTTGTTTCTTCACTTAAATCAGATATGGTATTACTTAATGCTAAATTATCATTTATTGTAAGATCATTATTAAGAGAAGGCATTGGATCCATTGCAGATCTACTCATAGTTGCATTTTCAGCTGCTGAACCATCTGGTATATCTGTTGCTGATGATGAACTACTTCCTCTAGCATTTATAGGTGCACCATCCATAAACCAAGGTAATTCTAATTCATCTGGCATCCATCCTTCTTCACCTTTCCACCAACTTGTTTTCTTTTTTTGCGGTTCAGTCATATCTACAGGATATGTACCAATAGGTAAAGGCATATTTTTTAATGGAGGTGCTATAGTTGTTTTTTCTTCTTGAATATCCATCCATGGTTTAAGATATGTATTCATAAAAATTTCATTTCTTTCACCTAATGCTCTTTTATATTCTTTCTTTGCTGATTTAAAATCTTTATCATGTATTGCTTTAGCAAAGTTTTTAAATGTTTTATGAAAACCACCTCTTACATTAAATGTATAATCATTTAACATAAATTGCTCTGACTCTGTTAAATCATCCCATTTATTGTCCCCAAATCTTTGATTATAATATATTTCACTTAATCTAAGTTTTTCATCTATATCTTCACCTAATAAATCTAGTGCTTGAGTTTCATCAATACCATCTTTGTACTCATCTAGTATATCCCTATCTACTGGAGCATGACCGTGTCCTATTGTTGCACGTTTTTCATCTCCTACATAGTGAGGATAATATTTACCGTCTTCATAGATCTTATAATATGTTTTACCATCCCATTTACCATCTGATCCTAATTTTTTTACTGCTGAGTCTTTATTTCTTATGTAATGATAACCACTTTCAGTATCTAATGCAAACTGAATGTATTTTTGTCTTTCAGTTTCAGTACCATTCTGAGCTTTTTGTAATTGACCACCATATTTTTTAAAGTTTGTCATATCAACTGACTCCTTAAACTCTTTATATGATTTAAACCCATTCATTTCTGCCATCTCTCTACTAATTTTAAGAGCTTCAGATTTATTTTTCATAGTTCTTAATACTTTGTCCATTTCATTTACCTGTATAGTTTTTGGATAACGAATTAAATCATCTAAAGTACTTGTACCATATTTGTCCCACGTAGAAATTCCATGGTTACCTTCCCAGGGAATACCATCTAATGTTTCAATAGTCTCTAAAGAACTAACACCATGTGCTCTACTATGACCTGCTCCATGAACATCTCTTAACTTTTTCCAAGAAAAATCAAAATCTGGATGCATTGGTGTAATTCCATCTGTTTTACCAGTTAAAGGGTTTATAAAATTGTGATCCCATCCTTGAAAAGATGGTGTATAATACGAACCATCATTAGCCTTTTGATTAATAGCAACATTTTTTCCAGCATCATAGTTCTTTATTAAATGATCTCTAAAAACTGCATCACCTTCAGAGTTATTACCAAAACTACGATACCTATCTATAGGATTTATCATTTCTTCGGTTGGTTTACCATACATTCCTTTCCCTCCCTTTGTACTATATGAATTTATAATAGCCTCAAATGCATCATCTGTAGTATTTTCAAATAGTTTTATATTTGTAATACCTGTTTCTTTTTTTATTCTATTATATAATTTTTTATCTCTAGTTAGGATTAATGAATTACTTGGTATTTCAAAATCACCTTTTGTATAAAAGTATGTATCTGTTGGATCAAAATTTACAGCAACTCCAGATTTTTTTAAATTATCAAAATCATTAACAACAGCTGTAGATTTACCACCCCACTTACCATGTCCAGGATTTCCTATGTGACCATAAGACCAATGTGTAGTATTTCTATTTAGAGTATAATCATTCTTATCCCCAGCCTTCTTTGATCTTGCGTATGTATGAGGTTCTGTTTTACTGTATAATTTACCATCCTTTATTTTCAACCCTTTGCTAGATAATGCTCTTGTTAATGGTATTTTACTTTTAAATTTATTTGCTTGATTAACAAATGCTTCATTATCTAAAGATTCTTTAATTTGTTTGGTTGATAATTTTATATCCTTACCTTCTAAATACTTTTTACTTTCAACTGGTATAATTTTTTTATCAACTTTACTTGTAGTATTACGTAATGTTGCAGCATCTAAAGTTTCACTAAGTTCTTTAGCAATTTTAGCATTTTTTCCTAAAGGGTTTGTATTCTTAAGATAGTTAAAAGCCTTTTTAGTTCCTTTTACTAAAGGACCTGCAGAAAATGGTAGTATACCAAACATTGCATACAAGGCTGCATCAGTGTGCTTACCTTGTTGAGCATGGTCATATGCATTAATAAAGTCTGGTAAAGGATTAACCATAGCAGAAGCATCAAGCCCCATTCTTCTAGCATCTTCTGCAGTATTTTCATAACCGAAGTAGTCACCAATAGTATTCATCATATGCTCACCATCTCTTCTTAATCCTTTTGCATCTACAAATTTTCCTATTTTAGATTCTTCAAAATCATTCCATCCAAATTGAGCTTTTGGTAATGAACCACCATCTTGTAGTTTATATTTTTCTCTTAACTGATTTTCAAAACTATCAGGTGCATTATGAGTTTTATATTCATAATGGTCTTTATCATGGTATCTAGAATGATCCATTTCTTTACCTTGTATAAAACGCATTGCGTCATTCATAAAACTTTTTGGAATATTATAAAAACTTTCACTTCTCCAAAATTCTGGAATATGTGCAAATTCTGCAATTATATCACTAAAGTATGTTGATCTATAAACATCCTCTACTGAATCATTTAATTCCTTAATCTTTTGTAATCTTTCTTCTTCAGTCATCTGTTTTACCCAATAGGACTCACCTAATTTAATAGTTTCTATTAAGTCATTGTGCCAATTACGATATTCAACATCACCTGGTTCTATCATCTTAGGTACATGTATATTTTTTAATATTGGATTAGCATGTGGTCTAAAATCATTCTTGTCTCTATAAGAAAACGATTTTGGAAACATCTGCCCTAAAAGATTAGGTTCATTAGAAATATTCCTTACACCTAAATCATCTGTCATTCTTAAAGCATCTTTCCAATGCATTTGACGTTTGTCTTCATAAGAATTTCCAATATCTACGGTTTGTGCAATACCATCTGGAGTTACAAATGCATCATATAAATTTTGTTGAGGTTGACTTAATGTATTATATGTTTGATCTGTTAAAGCTGATACTTCAACTTCAGGCAACATTCCTCCCTGAATAATTTCTTCTCCATCTTGTCTAATAGGTAATCCAAATCCTATAGTAGCTTCTGCACCTGTATTTGGATTATACCCTACCTTACCAGACAATAATCCTACATTTCCATATAAACCAGCAGTAGTCCCAGTACCTCCAACTAAATCATGTCTTCCATAAATACCAGCACCATATTTCCACGGTTCTCTCCAATTATACGAATTACCACCAAATTCTCCTTCTATCCCAACAGATCCGGTTGCGTCAAGTATAGGATCAAACTGAGTAGTTTCATCCATCTTAAATCTAGTTCCTCCACTTAATCCTAAATGACCAGTTAGAGGTTTATAAGGAACATGTGTACTATATCCTAAACCTGCTCTAACAGATCCAGACATTCCCTTACTACTTATATCACCTAGAGTCATAGCTCCAGATCCATATAGATTATGCGCTGAGTCTCTATACCCACACCCAGTCTTAACAGATTCTCCATTCCATTCTCCATTACTACACATAGATAATTCTGTTCCTCCTTGTGCTTTCCATGAACCTTCACCATATTTTAAAGCATCTTCTTTATTAGGACCGAAGTGGATTAATTCACCACGTCTCTTAGCTTCTAACATTGCAGGTCTCCAATTATCTGGATCTTTTTCTAACATTAACTCATATGTATTATTCCAACTTCCATCTTCATTTTGAAATAACGTAGGAAAAGAAACCCAATTAATACCATCAATTGTTTCTGTCTTCATTATATGTGTAGACACACCCCCATTAGGATTAATTCTTTCACCATCTCTTTTTGGTGCTTTAAACTCTATTCCTGTTTGTGCTATCTCTCCGTTAACAGAAGGATTTACGTCTTGATCCGGATTTTCTACCATCCCCAACCAATCCACTGATGCGTTAAAAGTTTTTCCCATACTATAATATACTAAAATTATAAGACCTATCCAAAGTATCCCCCACCGTTTTACAAACCGGGAGACACCCCTGGGTCCATACCCCATGGCTTTTAAAAAAGTTGTGAGCATGGCATTGTAGAAGGGTCCTAGTGAAACAGCTCCCTCACTTTTTCCTGTCTTACTGTACCCCCGGGTCTTAAGTCACTTAAACTATTTTATTAATTTCAAAAACAAAAAACATGTCAAAAACAACAGTTTATTTCAAAAAAATCACCCAATCAAAGAAGGGTGTAGTCTTCTGCGTTAACAAGCCAACTGCTTCACAAGTGAAGTCAGCAGGTCAGTCAACAAGCGTAGACTTCAAGATGGGCAATGCCACAGTAACTGGCCGTAAGGCTTTCCACAACTTTGGTCAACAGTACTTCGTACAGCTTGACTGTTCAAAGTTAACTAAAACTCAGGTACCAAAGGTCGGTACTGAGTTCCAGATTGTTACTACTGACAAGCCAGTAATCAACAATTCTACAGGTGAGGCAATGCCTAACCTGAACTGGGGCTACGCAGGGTAGCCAACAGGGAGAGAATGTTACAGTTCTCTCTCTTCTAGTGTGGATCACTATCATATTCACACTGATATTAAACCAACTCACTCAGGATTGAAGGTCACTCAGCACATTTTTAATTAAATAGTGCTCAAACCTTCTTCTGTCTTGGTTTTTTTGTGCATTGTGGACAGCATAATCACAGTGGGTGGCACTATTACCCACTTTTCTCCACATTATACCACGTGTAGAGTTAACAACAGTATATAAAGGATATAGCTATAATAAGAGTTTAGAGTAGTGGATGGAAGGGGTGGGGCACTGATCAGCCTGTAAAGGGATCCTCATGGAATAATGGAGACAAACTACTCTCTTCTCTTATGTATAGTTCTTATACTCTCTCTATAGAGAATGAGCATATTAGTAACCCAAATCTTAAAAATAATATTATGTCACATTTAGAAACTAAGGAACAAGAACTAAAAGAATTAAGAGTACAATTCCCTGATCTGGGAGAGTCTGGAATAGAGTATTTATACTTCATGCATCACAAAGAAGAGATACAGGCAGAGAATAGAAAGAAGGATAAACTTACTGGTATTGATCGTAAGTTTAAGGAGGCAGAGTTAGAGGCTGATTACAATGCTATGTCTGACTACTATGAAGCTAATCCAGAGTGGTAATAACTTATAATTAACTAAATGAAAGAAATAGACGAAATGCTCAACAAATGGATACATAGTAGTATCATAAGAGAGAAATTAAGAGAATTAATAGTAAAGTATGCTACAAGCGCCTTTGAAGATGGTCAAGGAGTGGATGGGTATGGTCGTTATAACTAAACATTAACTCATGACTAAACTAAACAGAAAGCAAAAGAGAAGTATACGTAGACAGGTAGACATTGACCTTGGTGTTAATGCACCTTCTAGTAGTATACATAAGAATAAGACTAAGTATAACCGTAAGGTTAAACATAAAAATAAAAAAGATGAAGATATTAAATAGTAGTATGAATATAATAACAATAGTAGCATTAGTATTATTTAGTATAATGCTTATAACTACGTGTTATCGTTCAGTTCCATGTTCAACTACTGAATGTTGTATACCAACAAACGGATGGCACATGGATACTATAACTATGGGTGACACAACAAAAGTTACATTACATTACTATGATGAAATAACTATTAGGCCATGAATAAATATCAACATGTTATAGACACTCTATTAGATAAAGATAAAATACATACAGTTGGTAGGCCAAAGTCTACATGGTATAATAAGATATACCCAAAACCATGCATATGGGTAGACATGAGTACAATTAAGCAAGCAAAGAAATATAATAAATTAAAGAAAAAAGAAAATGAGAATAGTAATAGAAAGAGTACCAATGTTTGGATTAACAATCATATGGGACAAAGATCATGAAGGTCTCTTAATAGGAATAGCACTACCATTCTACCTAGTTGGTATTATATTTAAGAGTAAAAGATGAAAAGGAATGAACATTATTGGAAAGAAGTAAAGAGTAGAGCTGATAATCTATCACAAACTACTACTATTATTACAGGTAAGTCACAGTTTAGAGGTAACACTGTAAACATGTGGACATGTAATAAAAACAATGAGATAGTTGTATCTAATAGTTATTATACAGGACATGTAATGCAAACCTATTTAATAAATGATGATATAACTAGAATTGAATACTCAAACAATACACCTGCACCTAAGTGGATGAATAAGATGTTCACTAATAATAAAGCAATTCGTATTCAAATGAAAGATATGCATTTACTTTTTTCAGAATGGCATTATTTATTAGGTTGTACAACTGAAAAGAAAGGGCTTATGTTTATGGGTAACATTGATAGCATAAGTACTATGAAAGAATTAAAGCGTATACTTAGTAGTGTTAGAAACATTATTAAAAGATATGCTTATGAAGATGTAGCTGAGTTAGCTGCACCTGAAATAGTAGAAGGTGAGTTACATTATGGTGACACACTTATAATTAACTATGATAAGTTATTACAGTTTGACAGAAGAATGAGTGATCGTTCTGAGTGAGTGGATGAGGGAGAGGACTACGGTTCTCTCCTTTATTCTTTTTATAAATTAAAACAAGTATTATGACAAAAGATTTTGAACTGTTGGATGACCATAAGGTACCTCCAACCATTAAACCTATGATTAAACTACATGATATGTTAGTCAGAGGATGGAGACAAAGTAAAGAAGTAAGACTACCTAAACTTATATCTAAGATGGAGAAAGGTATAAGTGAACAAGTTGAAGAGATGGTTAAGTTAGAAGATCAAACACAATTTGTTAGTATAAGGTTAGTAGAAACACTGAATGGTATTAGAAAGATAATAGATGAACCATGTGATGATTTAAGAGAGTCATTAATTCACCTATTAGATAAGAGTTGTAATAAAATAGAAAAAAGATATAAGTAATGGCAATAGAACTATCAGATAATATATTATTAAATATAATGCGTAACTATATCAAGGAGAATATAAACAAAGAGTATGTAATTGATTTAATCACTAGTAAATTAAGTGATGCAGACAAAGGTATACTGTTAGAGTTATTATTAACTGAAGAAGAGCATGAACCTTTTGATATTAATGATATAGTATGGATTAAGATGGATAAGTATGGTGACTATGGTGAGATACAATCATTGAGAGACATTAATTTAATCCAAGATAACTATATGTTAGCTAAGGTAACAGGATCTGATAACTATGGTACTGATTTTGATAAATGGCATTACAAGTTTAAGGTTGAATGTATTATACTTAAGGATAAAGATAATTGGGAAATATCTGAACAAACAGTTGATAGAAAAGATGTTAAACATATCGTTGGATCTAATATGAACCAGCAAATAGTACAAGCATACAAGGATAAATATGCAGAGATAGCTATATAACTCCTATTTATCTTGACTCAGTACTAATATAATTCTATAATTACTACTGCTGTAATAGTTGAAACATATATATTTGTACCTTTAATAAGGAACAAGACTATGTTATATCAACTAAGAAGCGGAAGAACTATAGAAATATCTATTGAACAATATCTTGACATGACTGATCTAGAACTTGAAGAGTTAGAAGGACTTGGTAGCATGAATACTATGGAGATTAATAATCCATGGTATAACTCATACCAAAAGAAAACAAGAGAAAGATCAGAAGACTTAACAGATGAGAAAGAGTTAGGTAAGATACATGAGAAGGTAAGAAGGGATGATACATATTTTCATAACAAAGATGATGAGTAGGTAAACTATTCATCAGTATACACATAAGGACGTATTATAGTAGTGATCACTATCACGCATCTATAGTATGTCCTTTTTTTTATTCAAATTCAATTCAAATTAATTAACCGCTTAAAACTAAAACAATGGCAAAAGCAAATGACCAGGTAGAGATTGTACCTAATGAGCATGGAGCAAAAATCCGTGTATCAGCAAACAATCCAGAGTATGCACATGTACTATTAGTACAAAACAAAACATGGATAGCACCATCAGGGTGGGTACGTCAAAGACGTATGAGCACACTGTTAAATGGTAAAACAGAAGTAATCAAAGAATTAGGATTAGGTAAGAAGAAGTATTTACCTGGACAAATAGTTATTAAAGAGCAACTTGAGCCATTTCAGTCTAATGATCCAGATAGAGATATAAAATATGCAGGTGATACAGGAGTTATATGTTGTAAGGAAGGTGAGATTATATATAGAAAATGTTTCTATGACTCAAGTGGTCTTGACACAGATGTATTAATAGCACACACTAATGGTGACGCTATTAGAGAAGCTAACGCTGCAAAAGCTGAAGGCACTGATGAAGTATCTGTAGATGACAATACATCAATGGTAAGTGGTGAGGAATTCTTCACTAAAGGTAATGATGATGAGGAGAAAGAAGAAGTAGATCCTAATCAAATCAACCTTATGGATGCTATTGATGAAATTACTAATGAAGTTGAAGGAGAAACAGAAGAAATAACTGTTGAAGACTCAAATGAAGAAGTAGAAGAGGAAGTAGAAGAAGAAGTACATACATTTGATATATAATCAGATGTAAATAGATTGAGAGTAGTTAGTTGTCATAACCTAGCTACTCTCTTTCTTTTATATAAATAAATTAATAACTCACTTAGAAAATAAATTATGCTTAATAAGGAACAAATCCAAAAAATAGAAAGAGAAAGAAGACTCAACAAACTAGAATACCTTGGTATACTGAATGATTACCAAACAATTAGAAAAGGTTTAGTACAAACTGTAGTATACAGTGAACTAAGTCAACATCAACACTTCTTATTTAAGAGAGTGTTACATGGTTTAAATGTATATAAACCAGAAGAGTTAGAAAAAATGCACTGGGATAAGAAAAGAAGAGTGAAGAAAGTATGGAGACGTGCACAAAATGTTATAAACAGTTGGAAACAAATGGTATGTAATAAAAGGTCTAATGAAATATTTAGTATCTTTAAACACAGTGAATTAGCTAAACATATAGTTAATACACCTGTTAATGAAACTGATCATAAATTTATTAATGATATGAAGCTTAAAACATTAGGTATAACATATGAAGATCTTATAATTAAATTTATAAGTGAAGGGTTATTACCTCGTAACTATTACAGCTTGTGAAAGCTAAACGCAAACTGTGTGTTGGCTGTGGAAAAGAGCAATTCATCTGGAAGTCTGAAGGTAGGTATAAATACTGTAAGAACTGTTGGCTAACTAAGGTCCCAACTAAATCACTCAGTAGATCACCAATTAAACCATCTAAAAAACCAATTAGACATAAGTCTTCTAAGATGAATGCTCTTGACACAGTTTATTCTAAGTTAAGAAAGCATTACTTACAACAGTATCCATTGTGTTGTGCATCATTGCCGGGCTGCACTAAACACTCTACTGATATACATCATAAAAAAGGTAGAGGTAAGTATCACAATGATCCAACAACATGGTTATCTGTATGTAGAACATGTCATGATTGGATAGAGACACACCCAATTGAGGCACAAGAACTAGGATTTTCAATTAAAAGAAATTAGAATGGAAAAAGCATTAGAGATTTGTAGAAATCTTAAACATACTATTGATAAAATGAATCACCAAAATCAAACATTAGGTAATTCTACATTGCATGACAATAACATATTCAATAGTTACAAAGCAAGTAAGAGTATACTTGAAAGACAGTTAAAAGAATTATTAAAGAAACATAATATAAAAAAGAATCAATTATAATGGAAATACCAAAAGATATGTTAAAGAAATTAAAACTACGTGATGAACCTAAGTTAGATAATGCAGCACAGGCTCATGTAGATCAGATAGAGTACAAAGAAGTACTTAACAAAGAGATAGCTGAAGCTAGAGAGTACACTAATGTAGATAAGTATACTAGTGTAGATGCACATCAACTAGTGAAAATGGATAAGCAGCATATCATTGAAGTATTAGTACATGCTATGGGAACTATAAGATTCTTAAGAGATTGGGACGCTGATACTTTAGGTCCGGATGGAAAAGTAAGCTTATGAGCAGAGATGATGTACAACAAGAAGCATTAGACATTGCTACTAGCAACAGGAGATGTGGTCTAGGTATATCTATGGGTGTGGGCAAGACAAGAATAGGATTAAAACATATGGTACATAACTATAATCCTATGGTTCAATATCTTGTGGTAGCACCTAAGAAATCTATATTTAAATCATGGGATGATGAGATGGTTAAGTCTCAGATGGAAGGTATGGGTAAACATATTACTTATACTACCTACCTCAGCATTAATAAGCATAACCCAAATGACTATGATGTAGTATACTTAGACGAGTGTCATAGTTTACTAGACAATCATGAGAATTTTTTAGGCTCTTACACGGGGAAGATACTGGGACTAACTGGTACACCTCCTCAAAGAAAGGGCACTGAGAAATATAGAATGGTACAGAAGTATTGTCCTATGAAGTATGAGTTTAGTGTTGACCAAGCATCTGATACTAAGATACTTAACCAATATAAAATTATCATACATCACCTGCGCCTATCAGGCGTGAAGTCTTTAGAAAAGAATAACAAGAAGACAGGTGGTAAATGGTATACATCTGAGATAGATGATTATAATTATAGTACCAATAGATTAGAAGAAGCAGATACTATGCAGAAGAAGAAGTTCTTTGGTATACTGCGTATGAAATCTATGATGAGCTATTCTACTAAAGAGAACTATGCTAAAGGTATGTTAAAACATATGGGTCAGAAATGTATTGTGTTTGCTAACACTCAGAAGCAAGCTGATCTAATGTGTAAGCATAGTTACCATTCAAAGAATAAGAACTCAGATGAGAATCTTGAGTTGTTCAGTGATGGTAGGATTGACCAGCTATCATGTGTATTACAATTAAGTGAGGGTGTAAGTATACCCAATCTTAAGCAAGGTATTATAATGCATGCATATGGTAATGAAAGAAAGACAGCACAACGTATAGGTAGACTACTACGTCTTAATCCAACTGAAACAGCAACATGTCATGTGTTATGTTACAAGGATACTGTAGATGAGAAGTGGGTAACCAATGCATTGTCTGGCTTTGATCAGAGTAAAATAGAATTTTATAACCCTTTAAATAATTAATAATGGAATCATTATATATAATAGCAGGTGTAGTAATATATATGCTTGGAATAATAACAGGAATTTACTGGTCTTCTCAGATAGAGAAAGATATAGATAAAAGAATTAAAAAATGATAATAGAGATTATAGTTACATTAGGAATGGGTATCTTTGCAGGTACTACATTCTTAATGTCACATAAACATTCAAAAACAAAATACAGTTATGGGAAAAATGAAAGAGTTATATATGAAAATGTTAGAAGAACAAATGCATCAAACATTACAAGAACACATACCTACAGAACCATCCCCAACAGATATATTATGTCCAAATTGCATGAAGACAAGACTTACTTATCATAGCACATCAGACATTAAATGTGATAAAGGTTGTGGTCAAGAGTTTGTTCTTGTGGATGCTAAAACAGTAAGATACAAATGATGGTAGAAACTATAGCATCATACTTTGGTATTGCTTTTGTATCTATTATATTTATGTGTATGTGCCATTGTATATACACAATAATTAGAGATAATAGGTCATGATCACTATCATCGTTTCAGATCCTGGTGATGAACAACCTGGTACTCACATAATAAAAACACATGAAGATAATATACAACACAACACTAATTAAACGTAATGGGAAATTAGAACACACAATAAAAGCTAAGGAAGGTATACTTAATGATATAATTAAAGATCTTCCTGAAGGTGCAAAGATAG